AATTCTATTAAAATTGGCGTTAAACTTAAACCCATTAAAGTGAACACAAATCAACCTTTGCCTGAGGCACCTGTTACAGATATATCGGTTATTGCGGGCACATTAAAAAAACGACGTGCAAATATTAGCCAGTCGGAATCTTCTAGCGAATCTAACAGTTCCCAAAGCTGGGATGAAGAAGGAAACACGCAAACAATCAGAAAGGCCAACAAAGATCATCTAAAATATGCAGTAAACTTGTATAACTTCTTTGCTACTACACACGCGTATCGTACAAATAGCGAATTACCTAAGCTGTTAGACAACGTGTTTAGTTTGTTAGATAGAAAACCAAGATCTGTTGAAAATGTAAATGAAGCAAAGAATATTTTAGATAATTTAAAAGAAAGGGTAAAATTGACTTCGAACCAATTAGACAACGCGGAAGCACAGTCATTGTACATCAATGACCCAAACCAATTTTACATTCAAGTGGAAGATCTCATTTTTGCTGGCCGCTATGCTGACGCAAAAATGCACCTTGATTTGGCTATCACCGAATCTGGCAATGACGAAAGATTGCGGCGATTAAAAAAGTTTGCCAACGATTTAGACGCAGTTGTTGTTTAATATGCGGGTCCAGTGAACAGAGGCGCGTCAGGCGCAAACTCTTTTACTTTGAACACGAGCGACACCTCGATCAGGATTTCCTCTTCCTCACCGGAGTCAGTGCCAATGTACACGATGGGCTTGTAAAAGTTTTCCCATATTACGCGGTTGACAAACGATTCAAACGAGTTAGTGTACTCGCTGTGAATGTTCATAATGGGGCAGCCGCCGCCCTTTTTGGCTAAACTAATTCTGTATTCGTTGTTCATGCCCACGTAAGAAGGTTCCACAATTCTTATCACCTCGTGGGGCACGTAATCGCAATCCCATCTGAGAGCGTGTTGCGCCAAGAACTTGTAGCAACGGTTGGGGCGCGTAGGACGCAAATTAATGACAAGAAACACGTCCATTACCTCTTGATCGTTTACAATGGGGAAGCTATCCTCAACGAATCGAGTCCAAGTTTCACGCAGAAACTCTTTGCCGCTCCAGTTGACAATGAGTTTCATCGTGTCGGGCTTGACGTTGCGGATTTCTTTAAATAGGGTTAATTTTTGATTTTTGCCCGGCCCAAGGAATGGGTCCTCGGCTACCATGTAATGATCTAGCGGATCAAGATGCTTCTCGTCCTCCTCATGTTCAAGCAGATGCTTCTTGCGTTTAGCGTTTTTAATGACAGAGCCCAAGTTTTTGTAATACTTGTTGTCGTACACGTAGGTGCGACCAATAGTTGGCCGGTACGAATAGTCTGGCATAGTTATAGGAAATTTTATTACAAAAGTGCTACAATAACAGCAAATTACTTATTTATAAAAATAAAACGCAAAATAACAATTGTTCTTTTATTAAACACCATTTTGTACATAATTTTGTAAACAGAAATACATGTGTTCAAACATTAAGCCACTGGCGGAGAATTGGCCCCAAGAACTTTGGTCGTCGCACCTAACGCAGGACAGCTGCAACGGGCACTTTTTGTGAACGGTCGTCAAATGTTCGGGGTACTGCGACACGTTCATTGTTTCGGAACATGTGCCGCACATTATTGGCGCCGTGGCGCGCTGTAAATAATTATCATAAATTTCGCGAAGTTCAAATTGCATCGCGCTTCTTTTTTTTTAAATTTATTGTTTTAGTAAACGGTCCTGTTTTAGCTGCAAGTGGTAAATGCGGTCCACTATGTCCTTTTCGCGCGCGATGTCGTCTAACTGAGCTTGACTCAGCGTTGACCACCTGCCGTCGTCGGTGCACGCCGGCGTCGCCGCAGCCTCCAACATGTGACGATCCGCCGCAATTTCTACGCGTTTTAAAGCCGCCTTTTCCGCAGATTTTTTCTTTTTTGCTTTCTCGTCGGCTTGCCTGTTTAAATGCGCACCCACAAAACGCTCCAAATCGTACAAACAATGCAAATCTTTGTCGTTGTCCAACCCGGCGCCCGTTTGACTGCTCCAGCAATAAAACAATTTAAGAATTTTCTGCTCGCTGTCTTGCGACGCCCCCATTTTCGGCACAATGTTAAAAATTGCAAATAGGATTTAAACCCTTACACATGTTTGCTTGTGGGCACAATTTCATGCTTTTCATTTTTGCGCAATTTGACGGCTTGTACACGTCTTGAGATTTGATCAACAAATGTGTCACCTCTCCAACACATTTAGCATCCATTTTGTAAAAGTGTAAAAGTGCGCCAATCAAACACGCACTTTTACACTTTGTGCAAGTCAACACGTTACCAAGATAACAATTGAATTCAAAACGTTTTCTATACATGCCACCGCGCGGAACGCTTGCATTGCTTAGTTCAGCCATTATTTTAGCAATGCAAAGAGGCAATTTTAAGCCTGTTAAACTTTTATGCAAGGTCTGCGACCCGTCAGCGCACGCTTTTAGGCAAATATTGCGTTTACTGCGCCGTGCAAACTGACGTTTTGGTTCGGTAGGTTTGGACATTGTCAACAGAGCAAACAAACGCATACCCGATATTTCCACAAGTTGTCCTCGTCGAAACACGGTGTATGGCGAAAGCGTCAACACGTCCATAAAATCGTTGGGATCAATTAAATACGTTTCGTTTTTCTTGATAGTAGCCGTGTTCGCAGACGGGTTCCACACCGCAACATTGTCCATTTTATAGTTTATCACAAATTGTATGCTGTTCCGCTGCCGTCGTTTTGATTACTACTGTTGGCTTAGCTGTGTCAGTGGATGATTCTAATAACCGGTTACAATCAAATCCGGTTGTCGATCGTTTACATAGCTCGTGCACACTGTGGCGCAAACTATTTATATCGCGTTTAAGTTGCTCTCGGTCGTAGTCGTGACCGGCGACCATAACGGGCGCGTTATTAATTCTGCGATTCATATTATAGTGTAAAGTTGCATAAAACAAAAATAACTTAATATGGCTGATGCGCGGTTTCTTCGATTTAGTACGCGACTCACGGAAGAATACAAAGAAAATGTAGTAGCGCAAATAGATCATCTAACCAATTTGCGCGCGTTGATCAACGCCAAAACGACAATTGCCAACGTGCGCCGATTTGGTTTTGTAGATCGCAATGCGTTTGTAGCAGCCTGCATGGACGTGATTGTGCACACGTACGCCTCATCTGACGACAAAATAACTTTGCAGCCAGAACAATTGTATTTTAGAGTGTGTCGATTTTGTAACGAGATTGCAGACGTACCGGATCCCGACGATCATTCCATTACGCGGTATTTGTGCGCTGCATGCGGCACCTGTTTGGTTGTCGACAATCCGTTGAACGTGTTTACAGAAGACGGCGTGCAACGATTTATGGAAATACAACGCATCAACGCCGGTGGCGAACCATAGTTTATAATGTCAATAAATGTTGTATATAATTTTGTCTTTCAATTTTGTGTCCTCGCGCCGTTTCAAAACGCGCAATTGCATCTTGTGGTGAAATGTTTAAAATATTTATCATGTACCGACACACCAAATAGCCGGTACGATTAAGTCCGTGTGTGCAGTGCACACCGATCAACATGCCGGGACATCGGGCGGTAAAGTGTTTTACCACGTCAAAAAACAATTGTACTACATTTTCATCCGGCAATACTTGGCCGGGCACGCGAATTTTTTTGTACAACAAACCTTCGTCGCGCATGTTGGCGTTGTCGTAATACCGGAACGTGTTGGTAAGATCTATTACAGCACCCAAACTGCATTGTTGTTTAATTAAATTTTTTATTGTCCAACGATCCAAATCGTTAGTCACATATTCAAACATTTCTTCTCGCAATGGCACTTTAAAACAAATAAAATTAGTTCCTTCAATTACGTTACCGCAAACAGTATAATCGTGCCATCGATCAGGAAACATTTTACGTATCGTGTTTGCTATCTTGAATACAAAGTTTCTTAAATAATTGCAAATTAAACTTGTTTTTCAAGTACGATTGTAAATGTAAAACGAGTTGCACAGATTACGTCACTCAACCAATTTTGTTTTTCAAGTACGATTGTAAATGTAAAACGAGTTGGATCTTGATGTTTTTATAAAACGTTATATCTCAGTAACCACAGAGTTATAGTTTGTCTTAGCAAGCAGCAACATGTCTCTGTCATCCAAGCTTTTGGTGTACGATTATTACGGCAATTCTATGTGCGGCGTGAACGAACAATACGGCGCATCGTATCATTTGTACAAAATAGTGGACGAGCACATCACCAACTCGTACGTGGGCGACGTTCCATGGATGCACCGCGAAATTGATACAGCTCGACAAATTTTAAGCGGCGCGCTGTGCGTCAACGACGCGTGTCACATGTTGGATCTGGACAACACTAAAGAACGTTTGGCAACGTGGTACAAGTGCGGCAATACAAAAGGAGTGTGCCATGAAGTTTACGTTGTTTTAAAAGCCATTGATGCATTAGTGCCGATTGACAAACGCAGCGGTGGTCAATTTGTGGATGTCGACACATTTGATACAATTTTGTTGAATATCACTAACAAGTTGCCAGAAGTGTTACATCAATATTTGCGGTTTGTGTATTATCAAAAATTAGAGCATGTTACAGACGTATTTAATCCTAAATCAGACACCGTTGGCTGGTGGTATAACAAATTTTGTGTGCTAACATACATGTACAGAATAATAAACAAAAGTGTACCCGCTGAATTGTTAACACGTCTTCAAAAAGCTGTTGTTGAATATATTCAACCCAATGCCGGCGATAAATACAATTGTGCTGAAGTGATGGCAAACGTTTACGGCAGATTTTGCGGCATTGGCAAACAGCATTTTGCGGAACACAAAACTGCAAACATGCACATTATGTTTAAAAGCATGCGCGGTCAAACTACGATGGTTGATGAGCGCTATAAAAGTTTTAGCGTTATAAAAGATTTTAGTCGACATTGCAAGGAAACGTATTTAGATTTAAAATCGCACGTTGACTCGTTATATATCAATTGTACGACGGATAAACAAAAAAATGCTATGTTTGATTTATTGTGTTGTCAAAGTGAACAGGACCTTGATGTAGACTGTTATGATTATATTGTTAATATGTTGTTTTTTAAATAAATAAATAAATGAATTAATTATATTATATTGTTTTTTAATACATTATTATAAGCTTCGGCTACTGTATTTTTATCTTGATAGTTGTTGGGTTTGACAGATGCCAAAACAGGTGTTTTATTAGCTGTATCCGTTGTAATTTTTTGCAAAGCGGGTAAAGTAGGGTCAATTTTATATTGATTGCCTCTTAGTGGGGATTCTAAAGGCACACATTTATATGCAAAATAAACTGGCGGTGCTCCCTTTTCACAACGCGCTTGGGAACTTGGATCATTTGACCACACATTGATCGGTTTTAACAAGGTATCTTTTACGTTAGTTTCTACATTTTCGTGGGTGTTGTCTACATCCATAAAAGAATTGTTAGAACTCATGTTAAAATTTTTTATTAGCTTATAATAACATTATTTACAATATCTTTAGCCGCGTTAATGTTACAATCAACTTCAATAACGCGGCGTCGGTTTGACACTTTTTTAATTTTGTAACCGTTTGAAATGAATCTATCTTTAATGCATTGTACTGCCATTTGCGGGTTGGGATGTACAGTTTCAAGCATTTTATGCATGTCTTCCTCTTCAAATTCAAGTTTGCGTTTGCGAAAATATTCTTCTTGACCTCGAGCAAAACCAATTTGAGTGTTACCACGTTCTTGATTTACAAACACAGCCAAATGCTGATGTTTATTCACATCACGCGGAAAAATGACGCCGGGCATTGTTGGCGCGTCCGGTACGCGTTCAAGCGTTTCCAAACGTTGTTCCAATTGTTCAAAACGCGCGCATACTTGGTTTTCAAACAATTTGTGCGCATTGATAAACTTGTCGCTGTTCACGTTCAATGTTTTAATATGCTTTAGCACAGTTTTAATGTTGTCACGCACATCATCGCAGTCGTATCCTTTGTCAGTTTTTATGGCTAACAACACGTCGTCTTTGTATTCAAAAGAAAGTTGTTGCAATATTTGAATGAGTCCGTGCTTGGTGGCGTACACGGTACCCATGGAGTCTGGGCTAATTTCAACAGGCGGCGTTTTAAATACAATTTCATTTAGATGGCGTACGTGTTTTGAATCCCATTTGCAGTTCAACATCAATTCGTGGTTTATTTCCAATCCTTTGCAAAAGTCAACAACTCTGCAACAACGTCCGTTGTCGTCATCAATCACGTATCTAAACTTGAACGTAAACGGGTGGCATTTAAACACGCTTCGGTTAACAAGATCCGATTGGGCTCGTCGATCAACGGCGTACTGCTTGTAGTCCTGCGCGTTAAAATGATTAGCTAGTGGGTGATGTTGCTGATGCTGCTCGTTGAAGCTCCACCATCCGAACATCCAGTCGAACATTTTTGAATTTTTTCCAACAATTGCTGGGTTATACAGCGCGAAAACTGGGTACCCTTATGATTATAGCTGAACGGTGCGCGAATCTGCTTAGTCGGATTACAAAACACGTCTTTGTCCACGTCTGGCCAAAAATGTAGTATCAGTTCGTCTGGTTTGCTGGACTGTAATATTTGATCTTGGTACATGTTCACAGCACGCTGCATGCAATGTGCAAAACTGCCATTGCGTATGTCTCGCATGTTCAGGCGAGTCGGCTTTTCAAATATTCTATACCAGTGTTCACGCACGGATTTTAAAGCACCTATCTTGAACCCGTCGGCAAACTTGAGCCACATGTGAAAACCTCGATTACCGCTAAACATGATGCGGTGCACGTGCATTTCGGTAAAAAACAACAAGAGTGCAGTAGCGCCCACATTTATTTTTAACATCAACTCTGTTTTGTTAACGTAATTTTTAAAATCAGCATCAATTACCCATTCGCGGCCGCCTTCGTCCAACGGTTTAACGTGCACGTCACTCACCGAATTGCTATTAATAAAGTTTAGCAATTGCAATGCGTTGTCAAAATGCCGATCAACGTGTATCCATCGTTGTTTCAATGTCATAAAGGCAAACTTACGGCTGTTATTGTATGCAATTGAATTCCACATTAAATTAACGCGGTCCAACGTGTACATGTAAGTCGCCATGTGGGTCGCCTATAAAACGAGGTTACGGCTATATTGAGCACACACACTGTAATTTGATTTCGACAATTGCAATGCACTTTGCAGTATTATTAACGTTGCTTGCGGCTCAGGCCCACGCTGCTAATATTCTGGCAGTGCTACCCACACCGGCTTATAGCCATCACTTGGTATACAAAGCGTACGTGCAAGCGTTGGCGAACAAATGCCACAATGTAACTGTGATAAAACCACAATTGTTAAACTACGTCGACTCCAACGCACATTGGTGTGGCCACATTGAGCAGATTGAAGCCGACATGTCGTCTGAACAATACAAAAAATTGGTTTCTAGTTCTGGCGCGTTTCGCAAACGCGGCGTCGTGGCTGATGAAACCACCGTCACCGCCAACAATTACATGGGATTAATTGACATGTTTAAAGATCAATTTAATAACGTTAATGTGCAACAATTTTTATTATGCAACCGCACTTTTGATGTTGTTGTAGTGGAGGCGTTTGCAGATTATGCTTTGGTATTTGGACATTTGTTTCGACCTGCTCCGGTCATACAAATTGCGCCTGGCTATGGGTTGGACGAAAATTTTGACACCGCCGGTGCCGTGGCACGCCATCCCAAATATTATCCCAACATTTGGCGCAGCACGTTTGTCGGCGGTACCGCCGGGGCGTTGAGCGAATGGCGTTTGTACAATGAATTTGAACTGTTAGCGCGTTACTCAGACAAATTGCTTAAAATTCAATTTGGACCCACTACTCCTACTATACGTGAATTACGTAATAACGTGCAATTGTTGCTGCTAAATTTGCATCCCGTCTACGACAATAATCGACCGGTGCCGCCAAGCGTGCAATACCTTGGAGGTGGATTGCATTTGACCCAAACTCAACCACAGAATTTACAAAAAACGTTAGAGCGCCAATTAAACGCGTCCGTCAACGGAATTGTGTACGTGAGCTTCGGATCCAGCATTGACACCAAATCTATTCACGACGAATTTTTGCAAATGCTTGTCAACACGTTTACCGGATTAAACAACCGAACTGTGCTGTGGAAAGTGGACGATGCGGTAGTTGACTCTATAAAACTTCCACCTAACGTTATAACCCAGAATTGGTTTAACCAACGCGCCGTGTTGCATCACAAAAATACTGTAGCATTTGTTACGCAGGGCGGCTTGCAATCAAGTGATGAAGCGCTCCACGCGCAAGTGCCCATGGTGTGTCTACCCATGATGGGCGACCAGTTTCATCATGCAAACAAACTGCAGGAATTTAAAGTTGCGCGCACTCTGAACACTGTCGACGTGTCCGCATCGCAGCTCATACTAGCAATAACGGATGTAATTGTTAACAAAAAAATTTATCAAACGCGAATGGCCGAATTACGCGCCGTTATAGATTACGATGAAATAGCACCTGCAGATAAAGCAATCAAATTCACGGAACGAGTAATCAAATTTGGACATGACATCACTTACCCGGCGCGGTCTCTTAAATCACCAGCCGCCAATTTGGATCAATCAAATTATTTTATATCTTTTCCTTTGTAACATTAGTCAGTGTTTTTATGAATAATGTGAATCACGACAATTACGTCAATAAATATAAAACAAATTTTGTTTTTTCCCCGCCCGCCTACTGCGCACTTTCAGCCTTTATAAACGCTCACGTTCCAAGCGAGTCATTATTGTCGAACAGCCTTTCAAAGGCGCAACATCATCGCGGGTTCACATGGAAACACCAAAAATGTTGCCGTCATCATTTGCCACACCCAAACGTGCGGCGCTTGGCACATTTGTGAAAACTGTAGTCACCACCACTACGGTGTCGGGGCGTGGCTTAACTCGCGATGAGCGAAACAGAATATTTCAAGTAATAGCCCAATTACGAAAAACGCGGCTCAGTTTTACTAAATTAACTCAACTGCAAAAAAAGCGCGTCAGAAACATGCAAAGACTTGTGCGCAAAAAGAATAATATCATTGCCGATTTGGCTGCGCAGTTGGAAAGACGGCGTTGCCGGAGCAAAGGCAGCAAATATTTTGCCGTAATATGCCAAAATGGCGTGCTCATTACAATCAGCGGATCCGGCCAGTTTGTGCGTCAGCGCGTTGCAAATATGTGTGCGGTTGGAGGGGAGCAAATTTTTTGTGAGCGCCGAAACGATTGCGCGCGCGACCGGCAATTGATTGCAGAAGCGCTTGCGGCTTCTTTGGGCTCGGATGTGATAACGAGCGCCGCTAACAAACGTTTTAAAATATTAAACGTGGAAAAAGTTGTAAACGCAAAATTTATTGTGCAACAAACGTTGCATAATGGATTTAACAATTACCCTAATACCCATTAGTTTAAAAAACATTGAAGAACCAAAGCGCAGCGAATGCTTTAAGCTGACGTCAATGCGCGAGGACGCTGAATTTTGCCTAAACGTAAAATGCCGATCGCCATTTGCCAAATTTAAAGTATTAATATCAATTACTAATTTTAATAACGAACATTTGCAAGCCACCGTGTGCAGCCAATACGATAGCGTGTGCATAATGAACCCATGCAGCCAACAAGAAATTATTTTTGACGGGTTTATAAAGCACGACGACGAGGGGGTCACAGTGCCGTTTATTGTTGGACCATTGTTTTCTTTGTGCGAATCCGTTGTAATGCCGCACGTGCGCGCTACAGTGGACGCTATTGAACGGTTACAAACGGTTTTAAAAGTATTTATTAACGAGGCTTATTTAAAAGGAGCGCGAACAACGCTCAAAAAGCTTTTATTTAGTGATAACAATGAATCTGATTTAGTTAATAATATAGTGAATTTTATTAATGTAGATAAAATTGAGTGTAGTGAAAAATATGTTAATGTTACTAAATGGGTTCCTGCAATTAACTATGTAACGGGTAAACAATTGTTAACTGTATTATTTATTTTTAAATTTAATTAATGTTAAATAAAATGCGTATTGACAAAATATTTTTTTATTTATAACAAATACATAACTCCCATAAATTCCCTCCACTTTTGTTCACAGCTTTGCCGGTTATGCGGGTAGTTGGCATAGTCTGCCACGTAATGTGGTATTTGATTCAAAAACGTGTTGGTTGTCAAATAAGCGTAGACTAGTTTGCGGCATCCCAAAGCCGGTCCATAGATATCTAGCGTTTTTTTGCAAAAACTTGTAATATTTTCAAATCGATGCTTGCCAACGGCCACGTCGCTGTGATTGTTGACGCACACGTCGCACGCATCTTGTGGCAGTTTTGCAAATAATGCTCGTATTAGAGTTTTGCGGCGTTCCACTTTAAATTCTAATTTGTCAGTAAAAATATCTTTCAACAAACACATGATTTGATCGTTGAGCACGCGATGCAGTGGTGACACCAACACATGATAATTGTCTCCAAACATGATGAACTTTTTGCTGCAACGTTCTCCAAAAAAAGGGTGTTTCATAACGCGCACATTAACAAAAAACACATTAAATATTACTGCGTGGCGTTTGTTAATCATCAACTTTTGATTGTTGTATTCGTCAACGCCGTTTTGCGTCCACATTTCTACTTGCAAAGCAAACCGAATCAGATCAAACTCATTGTTAAAATTGGTGCGCACAGTATCTATGTGCGGCAATAAGCGCAAATTTACGTCATCATTACCAAAGCAATATGCGCCATTCTGAAAACATTTTAAGATAGTCAAAGGACTTTGCATTCGAATGTTGGCTGTTAATTGTGTCAAATTGTCAAAAGCCACATCCACGCACGCCTGTAAATGTTTTTGCATTTGCGCTAATTGCAACCATTCTTTGCTACAGTTGTAATAATCAAAATCCAAACATTTTAACATGTCGCGTTTTTCATCAATATGACAGGCAGCCGCCGCTCCGCCGCTCAGTACAAACAATCCGCTCTTGTCAGCCGTTACAGCTTCAAAACAATCTTTAAAAAATCGCAAACCAATTTTGGCCGTAATCTTATTGCGGAGACAATCTTCAAGATCCCGTGTATTAACATAAGGAAGTGTTCCCGAACAAACTTGATTTGCTACGCAATCCATTGTAAAATGAAATTAAAAACACGTCCTAGTTGGACAAATGCGCGCGCGCAACAGACCGTTTTAAGATTGGTTACTTCAAATCACAACGTCTATTGTGAACGCGCTATCGCGTTTGTCACCTCGGTTTTGTTAAAAAACAGGTTTAATCATGTTACGTTGCTAAACTTGTTGGACACAATAATTAATTTAGAGCGCGATATGTTTAAAAAGAGTCTAGTTCTAAACGGTCTTGTTAACTTTTGCATTGCACATGGTGACGGTGTAACGATGCAACATCAGCTTTTAAACAGGGTATTGGGAACGTTGCTAGAAAAATACTACAAATAATATAATAACATTATACAATCACATTTAATCACATTTAATAATACAATTTTTTGGTCAAATACTTTGGTTATAATACTTTGGTAGGTTGTTATTTTAAAAGTTAGGAAGCGGTGGCGGCACTGGTACGCAACAAACTCGTATTGGCTTGCGCGGAACACTATACACCGGGCGTGGCACGCTGTATTCATAATCACCGAAAAAACTAAATTGCACACCACTGTCGGGCGACGACGCCGTACCCGTTGTTGATGAGCGCCCTTCGGTCATTACTTCTAATAAACGCAATTGGCTTTCTTCCTCGTCTGTGGTGTAACCTCCTTCTTCGTTGCTTTCTACTGCAGGCTCTGGTTTAGTGCGCATTTCTTTTTGTTGCACGTACATGTTCCAACAAAAAATAATTATAATTGTCAATGTCATCATGATTAGCGCACTTGGATTCTGATTAAATACAGTTGGCTCATCGTGTTGCACTTCAATGCGACACCCAATACATTTTTTTATAAAATTATGCTGGTACACACAATTGCGATCGGTGACAATGGCGTTCGTGTCGTGCGCGTCATATTTTTCCACATACACGTTGCTCCAGCACAAAGAATCTAGGTCGTATTCTCTATACATAACGTCAAGCACGGGCACGTGGCCGTGTTGGTAGATTTGAGGTTGGAATATGACAAACAGCAACCAGCAGATTAATGCCAACACGTTGACAACTATTATCACACTTTTAATGTAAAAGTCACATTTCATAGATAACTTTTTAAAGTACAAAATTATTTTGTACATGTAGTAGGTAATGGCGATCAGCACGTACGGTCCCCACATAAACGCCGTCAGCAACGAAATATTTAGCACCGATACTCCGTCGTTTAGTTCCAACAAAAGCGCATATTTTTGATTAACAGTACCCATTAGCGAGAACACAAACACAACTATATGCACTGTGAACATGATTATGTTCAATAGTAATTGCAAAAAATAATTTATTTGTGACAACATGTTAAGTATTGGCAGCATGTATCAAATACTGATTGTGCTTTTCCTGTTCGCGCTGCTTTATATAGTAATCTGGCCCTTTTATCAAGCCTTTGTGTACATTAAAAACGGTCAACGTGTTTACAATGACACTTTGACCGATAGGATGGAGTACATTGAGTCGGTCATGAGACGCAGGCATTACGTGCCCATGGAAGCGTTACCCTCAATTAGATTTGACACCAATTTAGGCACGTTAGCCAATGATAGCATTAAATGCATGTCCATGCCCATGTACGTAAGCGACATTGATTTGCCCATGTTTGATTGCAGTGAAGTGTGTGATAATCCCACCGCTAATTACTTTTTTGTAGGCGACGGCGACACGTATGTGGTTAACGGCCAAAAGTTGGCGGTGGGCGGCTATTGTAGTACAAACAGCGTGCCGCGCGATTGTAATCGCGAAACAAGCGTTGTGCTAATGAGTTTTAACCAATGGACTTGTATTGCCGAAGACCCGCGTTATTTTGCCGGTACCAGCAACATGACTCAACTAGCTGGTCGACAACATTTTAATAGCATTATGCCCGGTCAAAGCGATCGCAACATTTTATTCGACCGACTGTTGGGCCGCGAAGTAAACGTGGCCACCAACACGTTTCGACGCAGCTGGGATGAGATTTTAGATGATGGTACGCGACGATTTGAAATGCGTTGCAACGCGCGAGACAAAAATAACAACCTAATGTTTGTTAATCCGCTAAATCCGCTGGAATGTTTACCTAACGTGTGTACCAACGTAAATTACGTGCACACTAGCGTGCGTCCGGTGTTTGAAACGGGCGAATGCGATTGTGGCGATGAAACAATAACGCGTGTTCGACATATTGTACATAATGACCGAGCGTCTATGTGCGCCAGCATCGTGGACGGTTTAGACACCACCACGGCGTCCCACAGGTTTCGCGTTGAATGTATCAACACTTATACACCCATCGACAAATTTTCTAGTAATAAACTTTTGTGTCCAAGCGACACGTTTGACAGTAATACAGATGCAGCATTTGCATTCGAAGTACCCGGTTCTTATCCGTTGTCTGGCAACGGAATTGACGAGCCCACTTATCGATTTTTCATGGATACCCGATCTAGGGTGAAATACAATGACGTGCGCGGCTTGATCACGTAATAATTTTAAATTTAGATAAAGCTAATAGAATATTACGATAAGCATTATTTATGAAATTACAAGGCTTACGTGCCTAATCTTATCTTCTTATCACGTACAGAATCTTATCTGTTACGTGCCTAATTTTATGTTTTTATCATGTGCCTAATCTTACGTGCCTAAGCTTATTAATGTTAAAGATACGTAAAACTATTTAAATTTATTAAAATGTTATGTATTTAAATTTTAATTGATAACATTTAATCTGATCCGATAATAGATGAGTGCGTCATAAACAGGGTATATAAAGCGCGCACGTTGGTTTGCATATTCAGTCGTGAACAGATCGAGCAACATGCATTGCTTAATAATTTACACCGCCGCGTTAGTTTTGAGTGGTACTAGTGCTTCTAAAGTGATTAGTTTTGAGCCCATCAACGATGCTTCAGGCCTTTTGTTTGAGCGTATAGCCGCCTTGCGCCATGTGTCCGACGAACGGTTTGTGTTTGTGAAAAGTGTTGACTTTACTTTCTTGCTGCAAGAATTGGCGCAATACACAGAATTTTTAACTAACAAACGCGCCAATGCCACAACTTGTGCTATAAAACTTATCAAGCCCCACAAACCCATGTCGACAAAAAATCGTATAAAAAAAGACATCGCTTCTATCAAACAACTAGACGTTAATTTTTACGAAATTGATTCTAATGACATGAATAATGAAGTTTTTGATGATGAAGTGGACTTTAATTACATTGATAATCGGCAGGAAAACGTTGATTACGATAACACGCACAATGTAGCGCATTGGACCCAATTAAACATTTCTGAGGCCAGAATTTTGTTAAATAATTTAACAGACAAACGCGTTAAAGTGCTTCCTACGGTTGTTGCTGTTACCAACGCGTCAGATATAAATTTAAAAAAATGCAAAGATTGCAACACTATCGAAGAAGAATGCGCATATTTGAGCGACACATATTCGCGCATCAGCCGCAAGTTTGTCATTGCCGCTGCGTTTGCCAACACCTTGGACCGGTTAATAAAACAGACAAATCGTAACAAACTAAATTATACCAACAACGTGTTAAACGACACTAATTTACTTGCGGAAATGCGTCAACTAGTTCGAATGCTAAATAACAAAAATTTTAGTTGGACTGTGGATTTTGAACGCGAAATGAACGCACGTTTTGATTTGTCGCAAACGTACAAACTTCATTTGTATGCCAATCAGAATGTTGTGGTAATTTTTGTAATTTTACCACTCGTTAAATTGCCCACTTCAGTTTACAGTTTGTACAAAGTGGTGACTGTGCCATTTTGCAGAGGCACAATGTGCTTGATGATGGTGCCTTCGGCGAGTTACATCGCCGTCACGGACACGCGCAACTTTTACGCACCACTACCCAACAATATCCGCACCGTGTGCAAGGAGTTTACTGGTTACGACGAATTCCTGTGTCCTGAAACTACTCGCATTGCCACCATGGAATCGGGCGTGTGCGAAATCGAAATGTTTATGGGTCGTTACGCGAGTGATATTGATACGTTGTGCGACATTCGCGTTGCGGATAACAACGCTAAACAAGTGTTAATGGACACGTTAGTTGTCGGCCGCAAGTGGTTATATTCGTTTGCTAAAAACATGTCAGTTGGCTGTTTGTGCAACCATTATCCCATGGACGTGGTGGTGTCTGTGCCACCGGGTGTAGGATTGATAACAACGCAACCGTCTAATTTTTGTTCAATACGCATTATTAACACGCTAATATTGTTTAACGCAGACACACAATTGTATGCTACTGAATCAATTACGTATGAACCTCGTAAACAATTTGATTACAATAACTATGTTGATGGCTCTTTGTTAAGTCAGACTTCTACCCCGTTTGCCGACGCTGTGACCGATCTAACTTTAACTAAATTGCGTTTGTTACGATCTAGATTTCACATACGTGATTACACGGCGCCACCAAAAACCTTTTTTTCGCCGCACAACGATTTGCCACAGCCTCGTCCGGATATCGTACACAGCAATAATATTGTAATTGTTACTATAATTGTATTATTTGTATGTATTGTTAGCGCATTGTGTGTTGTCATGTTTTATTGCATGTATAGACGTCATTGTTTCACAGCAAGACACAATGAAATTGCCGTTACGTTTAGAAACGACGAACATCAACCTATTATTACTATTAATAATGACACAGGCAATCGCGTTAACATTGCAGTTCCCAACAATTTGCAAAAAGCAGCTATGTTTCCCATGCAAATTAAAGGTAACAAATTGTTGAACTAAATACTACATTGGAACTAAATACTACATTGAAACCACTGTATTATAACCTATATGATTATTGTAATATAACCGTGTAACCAATTATGTAACCATTTTTTATTATTAAACTTGTAACCTAATTTTATTAAACTTGTAACCTAATTTTATTAAACTTGTAACCTAACTTGTAATCAATTACCACTATGTAACCATGATTTAATAAACTATGTAAAAAAAGGTTTTGTTTTATTACACAGCAATAGGTATGTAGTTTGTAATATTTGCGTAGAGTGTGTACACGTGCACAAATTAAATTCGTAAGTGTTAATGTGCAAAATGCGCAATTCAGCAGGCTTGTTCATGATCATGAAACCCGACAAAGCCGTGTTGTTGTGTGCGCGGCGTGCATATCGCAATGCGCCCATGACAACACAGGACACATTTTTAGAAAAAATTTCCATACCCCGCGGACACCGCGACTGCACGGACGCTAAAATTTACGAAACGGCAGTGCGCGAGTTTGTCGAAGAAACGGGTCGCTTCTTTCACAGTGCCTATATTTACAAATTTCCGTTCACGTTGCATTGGACGGACGACGGCGTGACATACAAATATTCAATTTACGTGGGCGTTGTGCACGGATCGCTTGCCAACGTTAAATTTAAACCCAATACCTACACAGTAAAATTGTTACCGGGCACGTTTGGTAACGATTATCGCATTGTGCTGCGACCACGCCGCTTTAATTGTGAAATTGTTCGCAGCGTAACTATTGTACCGCTCAATCAATACTTTGATTACATGACCAACAAACAACTCAACACTTACGCCTCTAGCAATTACACAGAGTTTTTTAAATTTGTCATACAAGTTAAACAACTTTTTGATAATGAACAATTGCGCGACTTTTTCTATGCCTCACTCAAACGCGACGAACCACACGACGTTAAGTCATCCCGTTTGTAATAACAATGCCAATTGTTTTACACGCAGCGAACTGTATGCTATTTGGAGCGAAACAATCAACACGCTCAAACGCACTTTTAAGATCAAAAACGTGCACGCACATATGCTTGAAGATGATTCCGGTGAAATTAAAGATTATATAAGAGCAAATTTAAGCCGCTTTACAGTAATCACTGGCAAATGTTCGAAGCGTAAGGTGTGCCATCACGACAAACGGATCGCAAGAACTTTGCATCTTGAAAAGAATTTAGTAGACGAATACGCTTGTTCAGTAACACACGTGTATTCCGCGCCAAAATGGTAAATTTAGCCGAAACCATTCACGACGAAGTGTTTGCAAGCAACACCGCGTTACTAGTTAACAAACTGGAAACTAGCGTGTTTAACAAATGCAATTTGGACTATTTGAAAACTTGCATCAATTTTTTGGAAAAGAAAAACATGAATTATACCATGGTTGTTTTGCCGTGTTCGGGTGACGACCGTAAAACAGTGAAGCGTCCTAAACGAATTAGCAATCACAACATGTACATCTTGTTTAATAGTTTTTACACTAAAATCCGCAGACCCGAATGGCCCAACAGCCCCGTCATGTGGGACATTGTGAAAGCACAAAAGGAGCTGGCAAATTTTGTTTTAGTGTTTGATCACACTCAAAAGTTGGGGAAAAAAATTACTAGTCGCTCCGCGTCCAGCTCGTCAACGGAAACCGCGCCGGGCAAACGACGACGCTCTGCAATTATTGCCAACGTGTCTGAGATGCAAGAAAATTGCGATTTGCGCGACAAATTGTATGCTGAATTTTACAGCGTGCTTAGTGAAACTTTTAACAGTGGTGTCGCGCCTGCAGCCAGTAGCATTTATGACAACGTCATTACGCGCGAATTTGTCACTAAAAACATGGAGTTGTTTAAAAGCATTGCGCTAAAATTGCCATCATCGGCTAGCTACGTTCCTACGCCGTTACCGAAAAAACGTCGCGCCCCAACTGGTGTGGTTAAAAAGATTAAACAACGCCGAGACACAAAAACAATGCCAGTGTATGCCAGTGACAACACCCAAGACACCAACATGTCAGAGTAATAAACCGATGTATGTTCAATAGTTTAATAAAAAATTAAAAATACATTTTCTTTTTGTTATCCTCCCCGTAGTCTAAGTACCATGTGAAGTGTTGATTCTTTTTGAATGTTGTAGTCGGCCATTGTTTTACAATCTTCCAATTGTTTGCCCGCATAGATAAGTCTTTGTTGATCCACGGGCACGCCTTCCTTATCGGCAATTTGTTGCTTGACCTGTGCAACAGTGTCACCGGGCTCGGTTTCAATGGTGATGCTTTTGCCGGTCAATGTTTTTACAAAAATTTGCATTTTTAAACTCTTATAAATGGCTTCCGCGTTGACAACAGCGCCGGCGTACAAGCAAGACAAATCTTTGCGACAACAAATTGTTATGTTAACTCAAGCGCGCGCTAAGCGCAATTACGAACGCGATCTTGGTCAATTGGTAAAAGAAATAAAAAAGCGCGGAGTAACAAATGGTCATTTAGGTGACGTGCTTGAGATAATGGGTAAACAAAGTCAACTATTAACCGAAATGCAAAAAAACGACGACGAGTTTCGCATCGTGCAACAGCGTGACTTGAGCCAAAACACAATAGATTATTTAAATTGTTTGCAAAATGAGAAACTTTTCCATTGCAAACTGTGTTACTCGCACGCCGACTGGTTGTGGTGCGAGTTTCACAAAACGCATGCGTATCGCGGATCTCGCGACGTCAATGTCGACGCGTACGTTGAACACATAAACAGCGATATGGGCATAGTATCGTTTGTTGAAGAATATTACCATTATTTGTCATCAAATGACGGCAAACTTGAAGCGAAACGTGTTTTAAAGACATTGACCAATTTTGAGTCACTTAACGAACTTTTGGCTAGCCATAATTATTCTGCACAAGACGCAGACACATCCGTTTACGAATTAATGGATTTTGATTAAACTTGTTTTTAAAGAACAATCTATCGTGTAAACCCACTTCATTATATTACGTCATGCCACATCGTGTTTTACATTTTTTGTTGAAAATGTAAAACACGTGTGGGATGATGAGTCATTTTTACAATCTTGTTTTTCGAGCACCGCTGATTGTGTAAAGCCAGTTGAGTTTAACAGGATGTTGATAACATGCACATTATAAAAGGCAAACGTCCGCTGCACATATCAAAACGCAATATGCATTGCCTGGCTTTAGTCGTCGCAATTTTGGCTTGCGTGTGTTGTGCCGAAAAGCAATTGGACCATGTTACCGGAACTCGACATCTTGTGCAAGTGTTTGTACACAATCGCTATTTGGCTGTGCGACTCAACGGCACCGTGGAAGGCACCGAAGACGCGTTTGATGTAGACACCATGTTGCAACGCGTCAGTTTCCGCGACGGCCGCATTTTGTTACGCAACGCCATTACATGCATGCATGTGTGTTTGGATCGATGCGGCGTTATGTACAGTACTAACGCCATGTCTTACGATTGTTTTTTAAAAGAAAATTACACCGAAAATAATTACAGTGTCATGTATAAAATTTATAAACGCAAACGAACCTATGTTGCTTTGAATAATCGTGGTCGGGCTCGTCGCGTACAATTGCCAATGCGCAGGACGTTGCGCAAAATGAGCCAATACGCGCTACTTTTACTAAAACCTGTAAATTACACTGTTGTTGTACAGTGTAATAAACTTAAATATATCACTAAACATCGCCAATGTCGCGTTAAGTAACATGTTTTTTAAACCATTGTGTATTAATAAATGTTTATCATGATTTTTTAATATTATTTACCTTTGCCTTTAACATTAACGAAATAACAAAACATTATTGTGATTAAAAATTTTATTAAACTTGATACATGCGGACTGCGTTTTGTATTTTACCACGACACGTAGGGCAACGACTTACAGACGCCGCACATTTGGCACAAGCCACTACGTGACCGCATGGCACAAAGCATACAATTTTTTCGGCGTCGTAACACACCTTGCATATGTTACTTTCAATTATTTGTTGCTCGCAAACGAGCGGCTGTTCAACGTGTTCGGCTTCGCCGATTCTATCGTCTTTAATCACGCACGCTTTATTCACAACATTTTGCACATAATCACGCCCTTTGACAAGCAGCAAGTATCCACAGTTACTAAACCAACGTGCGTGTTGTTCCCATGGAATGTCATCATTTTCCCAATCTTTAAGGCCGCCATTGCAATAAAAACACAAAGTTTTATCACCGCGCGACGTATAATAAAATCCCGCTTCGGCCAATTCATCGGGCCTTTGCTTCATGCTGCGCGGCCACCCTTCAAAAGTTTTTAAACGCGCAGCTTCTGATGCATACTTCGGATGTTTAGGTCCTTTTAATTCAACTTGCAATTCGTTTTGTTTGTGTGCGTTGCGTATTAAAGGACAATGCGGTGCCCATTTTTGGTGATCTTTCGCCGGGTCGTCGCCTTCTTGCCAATGCATAATTTCCACTTTGCAAAACGCACAGCGCACTTCGTCAGCGCGCCCCAAATAATAGAACCCGTTGGTCGCCATTTGCTCAGGTGTTAAAAATGTTACGGGCCAGTTTACAAAAGTGGTTAAACGTACGGCTTCATTTTTCATATCATTCGTAGTGTTAAACATTGTTTCAAAGCCTGTGGGCGCTTGTGCAAAACCTCGCTATTCAAACTTAAAGTTTAAATCATGTACACTGCACATCGCACGCCTGAACCGGAATTTCAATTGCTAATAACGTCTATGTTGGCGTCGCTGCCAATGTTAACGCTGCTGTTGTGTTCGCCGCAATTTGTTAGTCAAAATTGCGTCACAGTTAATGGCGCGTTAGTTAACGCCACCCTGCAATCTACCGCCGCCGTGCACACCACTACGCACACTGTTTGCGTGACAATGACCGCGATTGCGTTTTCGCTGGGATTGCTGACGCACACGCTGAAGACGCCGCGTTGTACCGCCGCTTTAACCCTTGTGACAATTGTGTTTTGTATGAACATTTTTTTGATTGTGGCAATGATCAAGTTTTGCAGCCAACCAACTTTTAATGGTGGTCAGTTTATTGCAACTCGTTTTGTCTCCGCTTCATTCGACAATTCTACGGCGGTGTGCGTGTTATATGCCGTCACTGTGCTAAGCGTGTTGCACGTCACGCGTTGGCTCTTTTTTGAATGGACAATTTTGCTAGAACGTTGCGAACTGTTAGCGTTCGCGTTTACAGCCATGATAACCATTACGTTGTACATATTTGCACTCACATTAGCCACTTATGTGGTTCCGCTTAATGGTTTGCAAATGTTTCGCAACGCCTCAACGGTTTCATTAACAATTTTATTGCCTATTCAATGAAATAAAACAAATTTTTAATTTAATACATTTATTACATAACAACAGCTATAGTTTTACTATAAAAAATTCCCATTTTAATTAATATTTCGACGTTTGCTTTATCCAACTTGTAGTAACCTTCTTTAACTTTATATTTTGTGAGATGCTTCAATTGGTTGGCTGTGTACATTGATGCAAACTCGTACAACTGTATTTTAAACATTATCGGCATGTTTTTTTCCATTGTCTGCGACTCGTCCAATGTGGTGCCAATGTCGTAAATGTCAGGCATTTCTTTACGGGCAATGTAGTAATACATTTTTGTTTACGTAGTAACGTACGGTTGTTTCGCTTCACAAATTCAATGTGTTCATTTATATATCACACGTTGTACTGTAAAATTTGTACAGCAACTTGTTTAAGTTACATGTATTGTTACGTTTATACGTTTTCATCAACATGTTATAAAATCGATAATCTATTTTTGTCACAAAACACTGAACGTATATCACGTCCCAATGTTTTAAAACGATATCGTGATCAAGTTTACGAATGTGTTCCATACGAAGCATGCCGACATATTTTAGACACTCGTGCGTTGCGTTAATACAACCTTGACCATCAACAAATTCATTATCGGGTACATAATTTTTGAATGTGCGCAATGAAAGATAGTCAGTTTCATTTGGAAAAATTGTTGACGTTATGTGATACGGCGTTAATACGCTGTTGCTGTACATGTTGGCCCATTTCAAACACAAGTTTTTAAATAATCGGCGTTCAAAGATTGATTGCGCGACCGCAAACCCGTCACATTTTAACAATGCCGCAAACGCAATGGCTTGCAAAGAAGGCGTTTGTTTGTACGGCATATGAACTTGATTTAAACGCACTTTGCAGCGTTTGACAGCAACAGTTTTTGACATGGTGTGTTCTCGTGCGCTACTCCGCGCTATTAAGCAACACGACTACGCGCACGTTATAAATTTGGCTTTAAAAACGCGCGCTAACCGCGAGTATTTACTCGGGTGCCAAGATGAAAATTTTTGGAACGAACTATCGCGCAACTGTTACAACCGCGACCGATTTCTTACTGCGTTTAGCGACAAAATAAATTGGCACGAGGTGTCGGCCCATCCTATTACAATTGCTACTGCTAAAACGTTTGTTAAAAGATTAGAATGGTCCGTTGTGTCGCAACAAACGTTATTAAAACAACAGTTTATATACGAGTTGGGCGAACATTTAAACTTGCAGTTGGTGTCAAAGAACTACAACAATTTAACGTTGGCAATTCAGCAAAAATATGCAGCCGTTTTAAATTGGAAATGTATCGTGTTTAGTCACAACATGTTGCCTGAATGGTTTGAAAACCCAATTGCTGAATACATAGATTTTGATTCTGTTTCTAAACACAAACATCTCAACCGATATTACATCAACACGCCGCATTGTATTAACAAAATTAATTTGTCTGTGTACATGCAACAGCCCAACAAGATCAATGACTTGTTAATTATATATTGTTTGCGCGAAGGACGCGTAAAAGAGTTGAAAGCGGCGTCCGCATTAATTTCATGGGCTAACCACATGCTTGTGTTTGACCAATACCCGGCGTTGGTCAACACGTTGTGTACGGATTGGATCACTGTCCCGACGTGGAACGCCAACAGCGCGCCGCCGGCATACTATTTTCGGCATTTATTAGTGCCCAACACGTTTGAGAACGATTTTGTAAACACCACGTATTGGGACAAGTTCATTGAATACGCGACCAACACGCAAAATGTTGCTAGCGCCGCGTTTGCATTGATGCTGTTTGACAATTTTAAAACGCGAGTAGACTGGAACATTTTACAACTTAGCGACCGTTTTGTAAATTTACCCGTATTGTATCGCACTAACGAGCCGCTTGTCGCGTTAGACGCGGCGCGCAATGACGAAAAAGTGTGGCGCGCGTATAGTGTTTTTATTAACGGGCACGGCGCGCAGAACATGAATAACATCATACCCATGAATATGAACGTGCGCGACGCGTACTACACTATGACTTTGGTACAACCGTGTGCTTCTCAACAAGAACATGACAAAGAGCGCGTTTGTGAACGCGTAATGGCACACAACGGTGGAGAGGATGCGCTATTGAATTGGAACTTGTTGTCCGCCACACAACCAGTATGCTGTTTTAATTTACGTCATTTGCAAAATGTCAACACGCATACTTACCGACGCGACAATCCACATTTCGTACAAGATGTGTATGACAAAATGGTGGCCGCCCAGATGAATATTAATGACTTTCTTTGAGATAAAAGAAATGAGTTTTCTAAAAATATCCATATCTGGTAAAGATGTCTTCTAAAGATGGCAAATCTCGGAGTCTGACTCAACAATTAGATTCCATTAACAGACAAAAACGAAAAATTGCTGCAAATAGCCAACACTATGAGAGAATTCACAAGTTGACCAAGAACTTATCCGAACTACAGGACATGGAAAAACGGGTCATGGATTGTAGGCAAAAATTTCTCAATTATGGATTAAAAAACTTTTAATAAATATATTTTACACAATTATCGGTTTTATTTTTAATTATCGTCATGAACAGAATCAATTTCACCTTCTTCCCGGTCATAGCCGTGGCTTTTAGCGTAACTTTCTATGTCTGCATCTGCAACGCACGGCGTGTTGGGCGGCGAGTATGACACACGCCGTCGACGTATCGGCGAGTGGGACATCCGCCGACGGTGCGTTGGCAATCGGCTTGGCCAGCACACAAATCTTTCGCCGTTTGGCCAAAAGTAGCGATCACTGCAATGTAGCAAGCGATCGTACACGCGTCTAGAATGAACGCGCAAACGCCGACGAGAGCTGCGTCGCCAATCAATGCCCATCACGGTGTCACAGTGCGGAAACACATCGGCGCACATTAATGCCACAAAATGGCGGGTGTATCGCTTGTTGTACGTGTGCCCGTTGTAATACAGGTCCATTTTATCACACTACAAATATTTTTACAAAATCAGTCACGTCTTGCCTGCACGTTGGGCATTTGTTGTCTAACGCAAAGTAACATTGCATACACACGCAAAAATGTCGACACGGCAACAGCACAGTGTCGCGCTGGCGTTCAAGACAAATTTTACATTCCATATTTTCGTCGTTAGAAACATGTTCTAATGCGACAACGCTTTGTAAAGGCGCTAATTCGTCGCGTTGACGAACCGCATTGCAAAATTCGTCACCTTTAATGCATACTACAAAATAACATTGCGGGTTGGCGATCGCGTGCCGTTGCCAAGGGTCGTCATTCGGTAACCAATCGCGCACGCGGCAATCACAAAAAAAGCAAGCGGTTTCATCGCCTAATTTTGTATGAAACATGCCCGCTTCCGAAATATTTGCTACCAAGTGTTGCAACGCGGCCGGCCAATAATCTTCGAACGTGCTTTTACGCGCGTTTGTATGAGTTAAACGACTGTACACGCATATAGGCTTGCCGGGTGTTACCAAAAAAGCGTTAGTGCTTAAATTGTTAGCAAAGTTTTCATTTTGCGCTATCTTGTTGGCATACACACAATACGGTGACAGCGTCGCGTGCACAAACTCGACACAATCATCTTCGTGCCAGTTTTTAATAACAGCGCTACAATATTCACACATTACCGCGTCGTCAACGTTCTGGTAGCGAAACCCGTTGATTATCAAACTGTTTACGAACGCGACGTTGTCAATGGGGTAATTTTCAAAAGAGTTGTGGCGTTCGATAAGCACGTTAAAAACATGTTCGGCACTAACTTCGTGTGCGTTCTCGCACACGTTGATAATGTATAACGGCGACGTGGCGCTCATGTAGATAACGTAACCGAAATTAAAAGTCGATCGCTTTGATGCAACGACACGTTCATGTGGCCCAACTTGGCTCGCGTTTCGGCGTTTACGACGTACACAGTGGACAAATCGTAGTCAAGCACCACCAATTCGTAATCTAACACGTTGGTAATGTAGCTTTTTTTAGAATCAATCTTAAAATTAAATTTTTTTAACTCGTTTAACGTGGCAGTGTCCAAGGTTTTGTCAATTACGCCGTTGCTTAAATGTTTAAGGATTGCGTAGTGGTGCAATTTGAAAGGCGCGCATTTGACCGAGTTGAAAGGCAAATTTTTCAATAAATCTTCAGCAGTAAAAGTAAACACGCCTTGGGCGCGCACGTCTACCGAAACGTCTTCCATATCTTATATATACTTAATATTTGAACCGTAACATTTAGTATTCGTACATTCAGCATGGCTTCTAAACGCACGCATGCCAATGACGCAGGCAAAAACGACGCAAAACGGGTGGCGCTTCAAGAATCGGACACCCAATTGTTACCTTACAACGGAAGCGGATTTGTTATGAAAATTGAAAAGGAAGGAATGTTACGTGTGTTTACGCCTGTAAACAGCGTACAAACGCAATCGCAACAATGTCTAAAGTGGCAAAATGTATTGTTGTTTAATTTGCAAGAGTTAAATTTTACAATAATCAACGACAACTACAACGATTTGCAGTATTTAAAACACAAATTCAAGGAGATGAAAACGTTGTCTAGCTATTATGAATGGTGCAAGGAAGAACTGCCAGAAAACAACATTTCTATAATGGAACCTTTAGTTGGAAAATGCACGTACACGATTGGCCGACGTGTTAAAGGACGCCCAAACGGGTTTTCTATAGCGGAATTTGGCACTGTTAAACGGTCAAAAAGCAATTTTGGACAGTTTTTGAGCATTACGTGGCCCGCTATTCACGATCACAACGAAGTGTTCGGCAACATTATGGACAAGTATTACAAATACGAATATCCACTCAAATTAGAGTCTAGCGTGTGCATTCATTTGCCCGAAAAGGAACATGAACGCGAAGTTAAAGCTCGTCAGTTTTTAGTGGTGCGTCGCTCAAACAACCCAGAACTGTACGCAACTGGTGAATTGAATCGGCCGTTAGAAGTGGTACCAATGAGTTTGGAAGAGTTTGACACTTTGTTTGAAATTGGCAAAACTGATGGCCCGTCTCATGAAGTGCCCGTGTTGCTTTGTGGCTGTATAGACGGCGTGAAATACGGAAAGGAGATTCAATTGACGGACGTGAACAATCGCAAGTTTAGCGAAAAACCATACTCATTGGCTTTTAAGCCCATCCTGTTTATTGTACTTGAGCCTTAGTAAGTTACAAAATGGAGTGTGACCTTTCTGTTGTCATAAACAAAAATCGTGCAATGTTAGACGTTGCGTTTAAACAACAAAGCAGAAAAATTAAAAAGTACTTTACCAAGCCTTGCGATGACGAAATTGAAAAAATGTTAATACTGGCTGCCGACATTAACGGTCAAATTGAAGAGTTAGAAGCGCTTTTATACATTGTTGATGCGTCTGACGAAGAAACAATGGAGTTTGCGCGTGATTGTACCGATCTTGACATTGAACCACGCATTTTAAAACGCATGTGCGCGCGTAACGATTTGTCATACTTTTTGACCAAATACGACGCAACTAAAGTGTTGGTCGCCAATTCTTTGGCCCACAATAGTTTTTTAAAGCACAGCGAGCAATTCATCGATGCCGTGCGCAACTTGGACACCGCCAACGCAGCTGCAAGTTATTTAGCTAAACACAAATGCGCAGCTATTAAGCATTTGTGCGCTTTGGAGTATTTGGTAGGGGTTACAATAAATAAAAATACAAATGAAAATTAATACTTGTTTTATTCCAATTGTACAATCCTTTGACCGTAGTGTGTACCAGTGCGCACGCGCTTGCCCCGTATATAATCAATGTTTATTTCGCTATCACATTCGACAATGCGGTTTTGTTGTGCAGCTCGTTTAATAGAGTTGAGGCGGCGCGTGGACAATTCCAGCGGGTTGTATAGCGCTGATTTTTCTAACGTAAACGAGTTCAAATGGCCTTTGTTATACCATTCAAGACAAATAATTGTGTACAACAGAAATAAAGTAGTTTTGTCTACGCTCTCAAAAGCGTATTTGTTTTTTAAACAGTAATAATAAAATTTTAAAGAATTGTACAAATAAAACATAAAATTGTTCATTCGCATGTAAAACTCAACGTCGGTAACAAACAACAAATGGATAACGTTGGTTTGTAACAAATGCGCCAACTTGCGCAAATACAACATTGAATTTTTATCATCATCGATGCGAATTAAAAGTACATTCGGTGTATGCGTGTTTAAAACCACTTGAAAATTTTCAGCTGTTAACGCGTTTACAACCGAACGCCAATGCGCGGCGGCCACCTCCAAACACATGTATTTTTTTGAAAACACATGCCGTTTTATAATCTCGCTAATTGACGAGATTGACGACAAATATTTTTCAAACGCTGCATCTTCCCAACCACGCACGCTGGCCGGCGCCGCAATGTCCGGTTGGTGTTTAAAATCTAAACCGCTTTGAATCAATTTGGTAGTTATCAAAATGCTAAGTTGCTGTCCCAGTGTGTAATGATCCTCGTAGCCGCGCTCCCAAATAACGTTGCACGCAAATTTGACAAGATTTGCCACGCAAGGCTGTTGCAAAATAAGTCGCAGCCTATGTGCGTCGCCCTTGTACCAGCGATCGCGACACACCAATTTAAGCACGGCCGCGTCGTGCGCGCTCAATTCGGGCCGCGTCACGTCTACAAAATCGTTCACATCTTCCGGTGTCGCGTGCGTGACGTGCGTTAATTTGTCCAAACAAAATATTTTTACATTAAAAACAAAACGAATAAAACCATCCGAGTTAACTTGCAAATCGCGCGTTACAAGTCGCGGCAGCTGCACGTTGACACCGCTGATGTGCAAATTGTACATCAACAACGCATCGTCTTGCGCGCGACACGCTTCCGGCAAAAATTGTGTCGTATAGTGCAACGAATGCGCAAACATGGAGTCGTTGGCCATCGCAAACAAAGACCAGTTTAATAAACGGCTGGCTTATGTGAACGACATTGTGATAATGATGCAGCGCACAATGGATTTTATGGCGGCCCGGGGGCAATGCACGCGCGCGGACGCGGCCACGTTGTGTTTAGCAGACGACACCGCCGCTTGGTTATGCGACCGTGCCGATCACTGCACGTTTGTTTCTTTTCGCGTACGCATAACCGCGTTTCAGCACCCGTGTCGCGCGCTTCAACATTTTATGTTTGAGGAGAGTTTAACGCAGCGGTTTAGCAAAATGTTGCCGCGTTATACATACATGAACTATTCACTATTTAAAAACTTGTTTGCCATCAAGTTGACTGTGTACAGGGGCGATGTACACGTAGATGGACCACCGTATTTTGTACATTTTAATGGCAAATGTGTTCACGCGCGCGTTCGCACAAATGACGCCATTCTGTATCAAATACCACTATTTGAGCAGGGCGTCGAAGACATCATTGCGCAGTCTATGGTTGAACAGCAAATTTAATGGACAATTTAAAATTTGACGTGGATGAATTTTTTAACGCTGACGATGACGCAAATACTTGCACGCCGGCCATTGTGCACAAGCTTGATTTGTTGCCGCATCAGAAAAGTGGCATCGGATGGATGTTGCAACGCGAAAAGCGCGGTAATCCACACGGTGGCGTGCTAGCTGACGACATGGGTCTAGGCAAAACGTTGTCCGTGCTGTTACTCATTGCCAACAACAATAATGTAAATTTGAAAACGTTAATCGTGTGCCCGTTGTCTTTATTAAATCATTGGTGCGGCGAAAGCGACAAACACAATTTAAACATAAAATTGTGCAAGTTTTACAATAACAAATGTGACCAATCATTTGATGCTTATCAAGTCGTCGTAACAACATACGATACTTTGTACAACCATCACAAATTGTTAAAAACGAAACAACGCGCTAGCAGTTTATTAACGCGTCAATGGCATCGCGTTGTATTAGATGAAGCGCATGTTATTAAAAATTGCAAAACTGCTGTGCACGCGGCCGCCTCTGCTTTATGTGCCGACAATCGTTGGTGCATTACCGGAACGCCAATACACAACAAACATTGGGACATGTACGCCATAATTAAATTTTTGCGTTGCAAACCGTTTAACAACGCGGCCGTATGGAAAATGTTGAACCGCAACAACGACACGAATCATATTAAAAGTGTTATGAGTAAAATTGTTTTAAAACGCAACAAGTCGGAGATTGCGCTTGACATTCCAGAAAACAGCGTACAATACGTATACGTAACTTTTAACGAGACAGAAAAACAAGTTTATGACATTTTAAAAAGCAAATCGCAAAAAGCGTTTGACGTTGCTGTTGAAACTGACGGCAAAGATTTAAATAGCATGCAGGATGTGCTTTCGTTACTATGTCGATTGCGGCAAATGTGTTGTCATCCGGCGTTAACAAAATGCGCGCACATGTTTGAAAGTCATGCCAATATATTTGAACCCACTTATGCTAGTAGCAAATGCCAGCGTGTACTAGAATTAATACAGCAAGTGCTGAACACGGACAACGACAAGATAGTTTTGGTGTCGCAATGGGTAGAGTTTTTGCATATTATAGCCGCGTTGTTACGACGCCACGAAATACTCATTTTATTGTACACAGGCAAACAACGTGTTGAAGAACGCATTGCGGTAGAAAATCAATTTAACGCTGCTAATTCTCCGTATCGGGTGTTGTTAATGTCCATAAAATGCGGCGGCGTCGGCCTCAATCTGATCGGCGGTAACCACATTGTTGTGTTAGAACCGCATTGGAACCCGCAAATTGAGTTGCAAGCGCAAAATCGCATACACCGTTTGGGTCAGAAAAAACAAACCTACGTGTACAAAATGCTTCACGACGAGGACAACAGCGTTGAACGTTACATGAAAACGCGACAAGATAACAAATTAACTTTTGTTAACAAAGTGTTTGATCGTTCAATTCCTGATTATGAGGATATTAAAAAATTTTTTAGTTTGTAACTTAAGCATGAATGCGCATTACGCAAACTGCTATTTGTGCAACATTTTAGTGTACTTGTTTAAAAAACAGTTTGCTAAAACTTCTGCCGTCGCTGCTTCGTTTTATCGCAAACATATGGCCATTGTGCGCGGCGGTGTCGTGCTGTGCCAACGTTGCAACGCAGAATTCGATGGCGGCAACTCTAACCGGCGATGATAAATGTTACGAGGTGACTACAGGGTGTGGTGATTGCGTCGTGCTCACCGTGCGCCGCTACAACCCGCACATTGTCGGCTTTGCCGGCATTCGCGCGCATTTGTTGGAAAAATTGCGGGACAAAACGCAGCTTTTACCCAATTATTATAATTGCGCTTTGAACACAGTGGCGTCATTATGCGCCCGATGTCGTCGTAGTTTAACGCTGTTTCCGGCCGTGTCGTATTTGCCGTGCGGCCATTCGTGTTTGTGCACAGATTGTGACGAATTATACAACAGGCACAATCTGTGTTTTGAATGTAAACAAAATGTAAAATACAAATTAAAATTTAAAAAATAAACAATTAAAATAGTTAATGTGTTTTATTTATAAGCAACGTTTATTTATTATGACAATCACGTTTATACTCGTGTTAGTAGTAGTTCTGTTTATTGTGTTGTTTGCTAGTACAAGCAGCAACACTGTCAATAACAAATCATACACCAACAATGTGTCGGATCAAAGCGTATTTTTTAGTTCAGGACATGCGACTGAAACAGACGAATTGTTTGAATTCGAGCAATGGTACAAAAGTACTTTGACTCGCGTGTTTGCCAAAAAAGCAGAAAAGGTGGCTAATCCGACGCGCAATTGGAACGCGGAAACCGTGTTTGACAATTTAAGTCCTTGGACGTCGCCACTTGATTTTGGAACAGTGTGTCACACGTTAATAGGTTATTGTGTGCGATACAACAATTATTCCGACGAATTATACAAAAATTCCGAACTCGCCGACAATCTGATTGCCGGTTTGCGTTTGGTGTGCGATAAATTGCCGGATCCGGCTCCGCATCAGCAAGCACCATGGGGTCCGGTGGCCGATTGGTATCATTTTACTATCACTATGCCAGAAATGTTTATGAACATAACCATAGTACTAAACAAAACGCGTCATTACAAAAAAGCAGCCGCACTAACGCAATATTGGCTGGGTTTGTATTTGCCCACAGCCGTCAACTCAATGGGTTGGCATCGCACGGCGGGTAACGCGATGCGCATGGGTGTGCCATATGTGTACAGCCAAATGTTGCGCGGGTATCCGTTGCGCCAAATTGCTATGGAGCCGGGCGTGCTAGAAACGCTGCAAACTGTCGCGTTTCCCTATGTAATGACAGGCAACGGGTTGCATCGCGATTCAATTTATATTGATCACGTCGACGTGCGCGCTTATGGTTATCTTATTAATTCTTTCTTTACATTTGAATACTATACAAAAATGTTTGGTCCAAACGCTGTCAACACTGTAGGTCTCACGCGCGCCATTCAAAACGTTGGCAGTCCTGAAGGTGTGGTGGTGCCGGGTGTCATGTCTCGTAATGGAACGTTGTATTCCAACGTGATTGGTAACTTTGTGGATTATCCAAATGCCGTACATTCTGCCGATTTCTCCAAAGTATTAACTAAATTGTCGGACACGTATTACGGTGGTGTAGTGGGCGCTACCACACGGCTAGCATATTACGAAGCCGACCCGACAAACAACACGCAGGCGCAACTATGGACTATGACGCGCCGCATTTGGAACAGACGCGCGCCTGTTATTAATTACAACGCCAACACGGTGCCGTTTGAGTCGGGTGTTATTTTGCAATCGCTAAACGGCATACTGCGAGTGCCCAGCACCACCACGTCAACACAATCGTTTCGGCCAGCCGTTGGACAAACGGCGCTGGCCGAAACGCACACTGCCGGCGCTATATTGGTCAACGCAAAGTTTACCGAAATGAATAATTTACAATTTAAATCGTGTACGTTGTTTTATGAAAACGGTATGTTTCAAATGTATTACAATATTGGAGTGGAACCCAACTCTTTAAGCAATATAAACGGACGCGTTGTTGTTTTAACCCGCGACACGTCTGTAAACACGAATGATTTGTCATTTGATATGCAAAGAACCAACAACGACGGGTCGTCGGAAGGCACCACATTTAATGGGGTTGTTTGTCATCGCGTTGCAATAACAAATTATAATGTGCCCTCACTAACTGTCAGGAGTCCCAACACTAGCGTCGAACTTGTTGAACAAATAATAAATAATGAAAGCATGTATACAGCTTCGGCCAGTGCTTGCTACAAATTAAATATTGAAGGCTATTCGGACACGCTTCGAGCGTTTTCAGTTGACAATGGTATTTATGTAAACACAAACACAGACGTCAAAGCTTTGTTTGCGTACCCGTGGTTGATGTTAAAAGAAAACGACATTGTTGTGTTTATGTCGGCAAATGAAGATGTAATAGTGCCTTTTAATGTTATTACAAGTTCTTTTAATGCTATCAACGAACCCGGTTTGTTATACACACCTAAAAATTGTTACTTGCACAGCAACGGATTTAAATTGATAGACGACTCAATAGAATTACAATTTATTTTTGATATTATAAAATAAAACTCAAACAAATCGTAATAAAAAATTTATTTAATAAACTTGCGCCATAACAAATACAATTTGCGAGTTATAGGTAAATTTTTCATATGTGTCAAACATTTGCAATGACAAAATGAAAACGCACGGCAAATGTCACAAGCAATACCGTCGGCCATGCTCCACTTTGTCGCGTCGATACATTGTTTAGCACAACAATAAATTTTTTTCTCGTCCATGGTACACGCTACTGTCTTCCGTCACGTACACGTTAACATTAATAATTTGCAAGCCAATTTTCAACACGGCTGTTAAATAGTCAACAGTTCCATTGACGGGTATAACAATTTTACCATCAACGGCGTGTTCTTGCACGTACACAACCGAGTTGCCAATTAACATTTTTGCATAACACTCGTACTGATGTCGCAAACCACTAATTTCTATATTGTTGGCCAACACGTTTGTTTGAAGTCGGTTAAACTTGAACGACGCTGTGTTGGGTGTTTCAAACGACGCGGAACAGCATTTATAATGTTTGTTAATTTTAACTCGGACGTTTTGCAAAACGTCCATGTCATTCAACGACATTGTTGCTATAACTTGTTATAATTTTTATTATTAAAATTAAAAATTAAAACGCCATGTTTGCAAACATCATCATTTGTTACACCGTTTTCATTACGGCATTGTTGCACATGAGCAAGCTGGACATGACGTTAAACTCGCCGCAATCCTGTGGCAAATTAGAGCCGCCGCGCATCCATTGTAAACTTTCCGCAAGCCTGTTACCCACAAAAGATTGATTTTTTGTCCACTGATCAAAACGCGTACCTTCCACTTTTTCGTGGCCGGTAAAATTGTTTTTGTTAAACTCTTTGTATATGTTGTCGGGCGAATTGTTAAACAACATGTACGGAATATTAAAAATAGGGTATCGTTTAGCGTGTTGGTCGGCGTGGTTGCCGCCGCGCACTACGTATTTGCGTTCGATTTTGTCAAAATTTGATTGCCGAGACAAAAATGAAACGGGCGACAAACAAATTTGTGCATAGGTGCCATCTTCAGCCATCCATTCGGTCAAGTCTTCGCTGCGATTTAACACCCCCTTCTGGCCGTACACGCTGCACACTTTGACCCCTTCCAAATCGTTAGTAAACGTGACAACTTGAGTTTTCAACACTAATGCATCGCCCGTTATTGTCATATTTGCGTTTAACGACTCGATTACTTGATTGCGCGTGCATCGAAAAAACACGTATACAAAATAGACATTAAAGTCGCCATTGGTACGCGTTTCAATTATGCACCGTTTGTTGTCGGCCCAAGCAATTTTAACGCTGCTCAACAAAACGCCCGCAAAGTATTGTACCATTTTGTCGGGAAGCAAAATGCGGTTTCGTTCTTTATTGTTAGCAATAAAATTGAGCACTGGCGGCGTTTTTCCGACAAGCGCTAATTTGCCTTTTAACTTGTTGTTTTTGTTGTTGTATAATCGAATTGGCAGCGACATGTGCGGAATATACGGATCTTCGGCCGTCATCAGTTTAGAATCGCGCACCAGTGTCCACAATTTTACCATTTTATTGTTCATGAGCACGTTGTCGCTAACTACCACGGACAGGCCGATTGGCGGCGTTTTAAATTTGCTGTAACTCAAAACTGGCATGGCGTTTTTTAAATTAGTCAGCGCCACTATCATTTTGGGCACCGGAATGGTGTAAAACAAATGCGTGTAATCGGCAAAATAATATTGTTCCAATTTTGACATTAAACACAATACGTCATCATTTTCTTCAATTTGGCATCCGTTGACAGCAGGGTCATGAAATAGCGAACTTTTGTAGTGATACTCGTACGGGGTGAGCAGCGCGTTGATTGTGGCGTGAACTGGTGCAAATATGCGCAATTTTTTAGCCACACACACCATGCCTTCATGATGGTTTACGTACAGAATACTTTGCGACATTTTTAACTCAATTGGACACCGATTGCGTTTTAATGTGTACACGATAGTAGGCACGTCTGTTCGTCGACATTGCAAATTTGTCGGTCTGTCGTTAAACGCGATCAACAACGTAGAATTATTACTTTGCGTTATATCATGCACTGGCGTGGCGAGGTTTAGTTGCATTAACTTTGTAAATTTGTCAGCAACTAGATTGTAATCGACACTGGGCAGACGCGCGTTGCGGCACAGGAAAAACTTTTTGCCTGCCACAGTCATTTCGCCATGGAAAAAACTGCCTATGAACTTGACAAAATCCTTTTTTTGCTTTAACATTTTTTGGCGCACGCTATCATTGGTGATGCGCGTCACCTCGTTGCCAATGCGGTACTTGAGCACGGGCAACGCGATTTCAATGTTGTTGTTGCTGCAATTGTCGTGCTGGCTAAAAAACGAGCGCCGTTGTTTGCTAAACGTTTTAGACACGCAATAAATGAGTCGGCCGTTTACAACGCTGTCAACAATTTTTTTACATTCTTTGTTATAAAGCACTGTTTGCATTTTGCGGCGTTTCACAGGCGGCGTGTCACAACTGTCAACGCGATTTTTATGATTTTGCAATACCATTGAAATTAACAACAACTCCATTAAATATGCGTGTTTGTATATAATTTTGTTGGCCAAGTTGTCAATTGAGTAACAAATGTCATGGTTCATTATTATTTTAATGTGTTTGACCAACTGTTGTTTGTGCACTTTGCTGTATTGAAACAAAAAATCTAGTGGTCGCCATTTGCCGCTTTTGTTCAAGTACGTTTCCAGCACCGCGTTCAGGTCGTTTGTCACAACATAATCGCTGGCGTACACGTCGCGTGCAAAAAGCGCGTCGTTTTGTTTGTCGTATACCAATTGGATGGCACGATTGATGTGCTTTTCGGCGTCCACGTTGCCGTACAAAAACATGCGCTTGCAATGTTTTGCGTACAGTTTGTTGTAAAAGTTGTGAATTAACACGTTGTTGTTCATCATAATGTTAGGAAAACTAAGAAAGCGGCCGTCAAGCATAAACGTGCCGTTGACATTATTTTGCGCGTCAAATTCAACATTCGCCTCGCGCAAACGTTTGTCTAACTCAGTGCCAAACACCACCACCACACATTTGTGCAACACGCAGTTGCGTTGATTATTAAGAGCGCAACACATGTACGATCGGCGTTCTTGTATAACATTTAAACTCAACAATTTGCTATCTAAACTGCAGCATTCCAACACAAAAGTTAATCCGTATGTGGACATTAATTTGTCGTACAGTTCGTTAAAATCTTGTACAACGTCCGTCATCTTGACTAGTTAACCGTGCACTGCCAATGGCGACGCGCAGTGCCACCCGTAAACGTCAAGCGACGGAAGAAATTAATGTAGGCAAAGTTTTTAAACATAACAAATTGTGCGATTCCATCCACGATGATTTTCTTGGATTTTGCAATTTAGATGAAATTGATTATTATGAAGCTCTAAAATTAGAGTTTAACCCTAACCAAGTTGTAGACGAACAATTTGTATTAGATGTTATTAGACTGACAAACGTAGTTACCAAACAAGTTCGCAAATACCGCAACTTAAACGAACAACACCACAACAATTACGTGTATAACGTACTAATTATGATTAATCATGCCCGTTCTGTGCTGACCGATCAAAGCAAAAAAGAACGCTACGACAAAATTGTTGTTGAAAAAAACACCAATGTTATGAAACTTTGCGACAATTACATTATGCAGCTAAAACAAGTTGGTCAAGAATTAACCGAAGCTAAACAAAAATTTGTCCAAGAACTAAAATCGTTTAATTTGCCACAATTTAGAAAAATGTTAAACGAGTCGTTAGACGAACGATTGCAAAAATGGCTTTCTTCGCAAATGGTTACAATTGAACGGCCTACCACTATGAACCGAGTACTGGTAAAATGGGTATTGTTTGAGGAAGAAGTTAATTATAACAAACAACAAGTTGAACAAATGTTACGAAATTATTTTGAACAATTTGGTAACATCGTAAACGTGTATGTGTGCGATTTGGAAACAGGCCGCGCCATTGTTGAATTTGCAACACTTATAGCGCAGCGCAAAGCCATTGAACAAAGCAGATTGCCCAACGTGCGTTTTACAGTCACTGAATATATGCTTACTGAATTTTATAATTCCCAAATGCGGGCTAAACTGCGCGACAAAATGAATAGCATTGGTAGCCAATTGAATGATTTGCAACAACAACTTGCCGACGCACAAGCACAATTGAATCGTTCGTAAAATGTGAACGTGTTTTTCATGTACGTACGTTCTTGTAAATCAATCTCAAGTTTAAGTGTGTAAACATAATACTCGAGTTTATTGGTATTAGATTACTTTGAGAAGTGACGTGTAAACATCGAGCTTGATACTCAACACGTCCTCAAACATATTGCTTTAGGGACGTGTGCACCGACAAGGTTAAGATGCTTTTAACCGTACACTTGAAAGACAAAGAATATTATATGTATAAATTGTTTAAAGAAATATGGCCTACGTGCACGACAGAATGTAGAATATGTTTAGAAACTTTGGACACAAACGGTGGTGTGGTTGGAATGCCTGACAATGGGATGCTTAATTTGGACAAAATGTTTCATGCCACTTGCATTGAACGTTGGAAACGCGAGCGCAATCGCGATCCTTTTAACCGAGTCATAAAACATTATTTTGCGTTTCCGCCACCAACGCTGCATGAATGCAAAATGTTGTTGGAGTTGACGCGCGGGTTCATTGGAGATGATGACATTGACCGCGTTTACAAGTCTGTGCATAATCGCGTCACGTCCGAGGACGCAATCGACGTTGAATTAAATTTTGCTCGTTTTTTTAAACATGGCGCACACGTTGTCCACGGCGGACGCTGACTTGATAACGTGTGTGTTAAGACACAATTTATTTCTGCTAAATAACAATTATATCATGTGCAATGTGTTCGACCAAGCAACTGATCGCGTTGAACCCGTGTGCCTCGGTGAAATTAATGCCATACAAGCCGATACGTGCGACCAAAATGCAATGTTGGATGCATCCTCGGCGAGCGACGTGCAGAGTTCAACAAATTCGTAACGCGTATCACGACGAGTACAATGAGAGCGATTTATTGCACATGACTTTGTATAGCGACATTTTTTTGGACGAACGCGGCCAACCATATTATAGGCGATTACTGCGAAAACGTTTTGATGGTGCCGCGGCACGTCGCGTGTTCTTCAACGCGGGACAAATACATGATTGTTTGTTGCTTAAACCGATAAATAACGAACGATTTAAAGGCATTGAAGAAGCAGGAGAAACCAACATGAACACACTTAAAATAATATGTAAAACGGTGGTCAACACGTTGGGCCGTTTGATGAAAGACGAATATTTGCTCATAGTGGATCGTTTGTTTGTTGATTTGGTGTATTCGGAATTTAAAGCGGTAGTGCTGCCGCAACACGCGTACATTATCAAGCAGGCATGCGCGCAAACGGACAGCGAGAATAGTGACGACGATGAACGTTGCGAGCGTCGTGTGGAATCGCCATGGAATCAAATTATAAACATGTTTTACGTTACTGCTAACAACAGAGAAGAAGACGGGCAATACAACGTATGGCAACGCCAATCCCAGTACATTTACCAAACTTTTCTCGTGTACGTTACCATGTTGACGACCATTTTGAAACAAAGCAATCCTTTTATAATTAGCGAAAGCGGATCCGTATCAATTATTTTGCGCAATTTAGGCAAATGTCCCGAAAACCCTGAGCGTGTCAAATGTTGCAAGTTGAGTTATGGAGGTGCGCCGCCCGGGCACATAATGTGTCCGCCGCGCGCCATTGTAAAAAAAATTTACAGCTACATTAATTGGGCATTAAACCCGCACAAAGACCGGCGCTACAGCGCATTAATCGCGCGTCCGTCGGATTCAGTAACAGGTGGCGGTTCGGGTGATTTACAAGAAAATACAAACGGCGATTTGCATCCTGATGACATTACGCCGCTGAGTTTATTGGATTGGGACAATTTTGTTAGCGCGTACATGGACTACTTTGGCGCAAGTCCCAACGAGCGGCCGGCGGGTATTTAACGGCTGACCTATTTGATGAGCAAACATTGTTATCTTGGCTGATTATCGGCTGGTCGCCAACATGAAAAAAGTGTCACTAGGAAAGATTATTGAGAGCACCGTGGAGGACAAATACACGTATCGTTTTAGTGCAGAACGCTCGTCTACAAAATTAAATCTTGGCGAATATTACAAAACGTTTGAGGCCAACCGCGTCGGGCAGCACACCACTTACGACGTTGTTGGCAAAAGAGATTACAGCAGTGTAGACAAGTTGACCAAAAAGTGTTAGCATGTTGCGGGCTTTAAAACGCCGGTTCAAAAGCGCCGGCGTAGCGCAACACCATGAAGAAGACGTAGTTTTGTGCCCTCGATGCTATTTCGTCGCGCCCGGCACAATCTCAGTTGTTGATTACACAAAACTACACATCAAGTTTAATGAACAGTTTGTTGACAAGTGTCCAAACAATTTTGAGGTAACGCAACCCAAAACTTGGTCGAATGGCGCACTTTGTTCTGCCCTTTACTATCCGCTGTGTTAATAGAATTATTTTGTACACGTTGTGGTTTTCTTCAAAATTGTAATAGCCATGGAATTATGTGCCTTTTCTCAAAGGCTTAAAGTCGCGTACACCTTGCGACGTCACATTACAAGTTTATATAAATACGATTTCCACGCAGACGCTTTGTTTATTATGTTCGAGACCCAATCTATCGGGCGGACGTACACGATGATACATCACGCTCGCCGTGTGGAGTTTGACAACGTAACGTTGGACTTGAGCAAAGTTGTATTTACCACAGACGAAGCAACCAACGAAGAGTACATTGTATTTCTTAATGTAAAACGTGCATTTTACAAAAATTTTCACGTGACTTGCGACATGTCTTTGGAAACTTTGGCGCTGTACGTGTACGAAAATGCAAGCGTGATTGTCAACGGTGTGACTACAACACGTGCTCCTGATTTTGTAAATCACATCTATTTTAATGCGTCCGATCGTGATCAATCTTTAATTGTGGAGTTCAACATGCATGCCAGCGTTGTGGTGGCCAAGAAATTAAACGCCGGAGAACGTTATTACCAGCGGGCCAGCGGGTTCAACGATTTTCAACGGCGGCACCAAGTGCCGGCTGCAATAATTGAACGTGACATGAATGTGCGGAACGTGACGGATCGCGAGTTAGAAATAAAATTGTATAATTTGTAAAAAGTTTATTAATAATTGTCGTCTTCGCTAGTGTGTTGTAATTTGTCTTCAAAACTATTGTATTGTGGTTTAGATTTTTTATATAAATTATTCTTTTGTACATTGTTATTAGTGCGTTTTTTATTACGTTTAGCATTTGTACGCTTTGTTTCTTCGTCGGTTTCATACGCACTACTACTGCTACCACTACTGTCGCTGCTGCTGCTGCTGCTATCAGTTCTTCTTCTTTTGTCAACAAAACGTTTGTTTGGTTGCGCAACGGTTTGTGAGTTGTCGCTGTTGTCCGACACTTCGTCACGAATTATCTCGTACGCGGCTTGTCGGGGAATCCATTGCAAATTGTTAACGCGCACGTAACGGTTTTCGAGCGCTTCACGGGCTTTTTGCATGGCCGCGTCTTCATCGCCCGCGTTTAGTTTGTGATGTTTAGAAAAGGTATCGACAAACAATTGTTTGGCGCGTTTTGGCAGTTTTTCGTCATACAGCGTATCAGGTATATGGTACATTGCTGTCGTCGTTTGAATCTGTGTCGCTTGAAGAAGAACTGGTGGTGTCTGTTTGGTTAGCGTCTGGTCTTGCTTGCCATCTACCGTGTATCAGCATGTATTTTTTTCTAACAGCGCAAACGGCTAGTTTGTAAGCAATCTTTGTAGAGTTAAATTTGTGTAAACTGCGTTTGTAAAATTTGTAGAATATTCTCTTACCGTTATACGGTAAATTACGTAATTTGTTTGGTAACATGTAAATAAAAAACAGTCAATGTATTAGTTTGTTTTATTCATTTTCAAGTCTTGTAAAGGCAAGATACTGCACACAACCATTTGAGATTCAACTTGATCAATTAACTTACTTATATACTATGCAACAATTTAAATAATATTCTGTAACATGTTTTGTGCGTCCGAAAAAGGTTGCACTTTGTGGTCAAACGCAAAAAAGTTGTTGGCCTTTAAGTATTCAATGTGCTGATCGTTTTTAATGATAAACACACGACTTTTTTCGTCGCGCCGCACCATTACGCCGTGCTTGCATATAGAAATGTACTTGTAAAAGGGCAATAGTGCGTCACGCGCTTTTTTTAGCAACACCTTGTGTTCGGCTGGAGCGGCGACAAATATCTTGACTGGACCGTCGTAATTGACGTCAAGGTTATAGTTTTTGAGGCGTTGTTCACGCGATTTGCTTTGCCATTCTTTAGCGCGACCCGCGTCGCAAAGTTGCACTACAATATGGTTTTTGTGAAATGACGAATCTAAAACGTGTTTAAAATCAAGTTCAAGTAACGAACAAATTTTTTTCAAGTAGCTGGTTCTAATCTTTTTGTTACATAGTCGCGCATCGTGAATGCCATAAATTTCGACGCTATCGTTTAAACGGTCGCGTTCCAACTGTTTCAGCTTTACGTTTATAAGCTTTATGTCGTTTGATTCGTCAATCTGCGAATTGATTAGCGACTTGAGCAACGACACGTTAATTAATTGTTCGAACCGGTCCATGGTGACGACGACGACGACAAATAATTGTAAACCCTCTTATAGTAGCAAACCACGCAGAGTGCGCACGCGTCATGGTTACCTTTTTAAACAAACCTGCTACCGAATTTGACCTAATTTTGGACTCTAGCAAACTGAACAATGTGGCGTTTTTTTCCAATGATGAATTTAAAAATGTGCTCAAAACTCTTATTGCGGATCTTAAAAAAAATCAAAAACCTAACTATTTTAACGGGCTAATGGATCAAATGATTAACGTGTATAAAAACGTGCGCAGTGGTGACAATCATGCCGCTGCGCTTGTAAAAATTATTGATGCCACTTGTGTTATTATAACTAATTTACCGTCTAATGTGTTTTTAAAAAAGTTAAAAACCAACAAGTTTACCGATTTTATTGATTACCTCATATTGCCTAATTTTATTTTATGGGATTATAATTTTATTATATTTTTAAACAACACGTTCAATTCTAAAAACGAAAACAGTTTTGTAGACATTTCGGGCGCGTTACAAAAAATTAAATTAACTCACGGCGTGATTAAAGATCAATTGCAAAGCAAAAACGGATACGCTGTCCAATACTCGTATTCGACATTTCTCAACACCGCCTCCTTTTACGCCAACGTGCAATGTTTAAACGGAGCAAACGAAATAATGCCACCGCTGCACGCTGTGCAACGATACTTTGGACGCGATGTGCAGCACGCTCGTGCTTGGACCACGCGTCATCCCAACATCAGCCAGCTGAGCACGCAAGTTTCTGACGTGCGCATAAACGAGTGCGACACCGATTGGAATGTAAAAGTGGGCCTCGGTATCTTTCCGGGTGCCAACACTGATTGCGACGGTGACAAAAAAATTATTTCGTTTTTGCCCAGGCCCAACTCGCTCATCGACGCGGAGTGTTTACTTTACGGTGACCCGCGTTACAATTTTATTTGCTTCGACAAGAACCGTTTAACGTTTGTGTCACAACAAATCTTCTACCTATATAAAAATGTAAACGCTGTAGAAGCTTTGCTAAAAACGATGCCGTTGGCGTTCGCGTTATGGCAATTGCACGCCAATGTTAAATTTTCCGCGCGTCTCAAGTTGCTGTTGCGAGATTTTTGTCTGGTGGCTAGTTCCAACGCTAGCTACTTGTTGTTCAAACAGTTGACCGAATTGATACAAGACGAAGAAATGGTGTGCGGTGACGAAGAACTGTTTGATCTCGCCGGTCAATTTACCGCCATGGTAAAAAGTGGCGCTAAAGGAAGTAGCAATTTGATTAAAAGCACGCGTCAATACGCATGCACGCAAGCCACCGACATTAACACGGTGTCGACGCGAGCGACAACAAGTTTAAACAGCTACATTTCATCGCATAACAAAGTGCAAGTGTGCGGTGCGGATATTTATCACAACACTGCCGTGTTGCAAAACTTGTACATAAAAAACAACAACATTTGCTACAAAAACGACGATCGTCACTTAGGCAGCATTTGCACTTTGCCTTCTGAATATTTGTTTCCTGAGCATTTGTTGGACTTGTTTATAAACTAATAAATAAATTTGTACTACCTATGCGTTTTTTTTTTAATTACAATTCATCAATAGTTTCGCGAACAACGGGGTCGTTGTTCCATTTGCCGTGCGCACCATCGCGACGCCATTGCTTTTTGTGGCCATGATTGTGCGCACGGTGTTGTTGATGCCATTGATTTTTATTGGTTTGCGAATTGTAATGTCCACGACTACGTGTACGCATGCACGATTCTTCGCCGTTATCGTTATCGCCGCCATTATCACCTACATCTTCTGCGTCGTCGCCGTCACAGTTATTGCATTGGTTTTGTTGTTGATTGCGTAACTGATCGCGCACGGCTTTGGCGGCACGCGCATATTTGCACTCGTCGTTTTGAGAGTCAAAAATGAGATCAGCGCAATTGTAAAAACCTTCGCCGACGGGATCAATGCGTTGCCAACGAACGTACATTACAAATTGACCGGACCGATATGGTACCGACACAGGGATAGAGTAAACTTGGTTACTGTCACATAGCGGATCGCCCGGGTTAGGTACAAGGCCGGAATTGTTACCGCCAATGTACTCAAGTTCGTTCCAGGTAATAGGATTGCGTCGGTCCCACGTAGATTTGGTAACAAATACTTCAAAGTAACTAGGTTCATGAATAGCCGTGGGGCAAAAATGCACGTCCATGGGATACGAATTTTGATACCGGTTCATGTATAACACGTCCGGTCGCCAATTGTAAAACGGCTCGTCCATACCACTCTTGTCACCAAAGAGAGCAGCGCGGTCGTTAGACGCTGCGCCGCAAAGCGTGTGCGGCACTACGTCGCGCTTGATCATATCAAAGTCGCGATAATTGGGACCGGCAAGTGCCGCATATTCGGTGTATTGCTGGAACATGTACTGTGCTGCGCTGGCGGCCTCTTGTGATGGCACATTAACAGCGCGATATTTGTAGTATACGTTTTTGTACGCGTTGCGACATGCTTCGTCGGGAATGTTATCGCCGTTGTTGGGCCACCAAAAGTTGCCGTCGCTAAAGCATTTGTACTGTCTGGCAACTGGCACCGACAAATAACCGTGCGGGCGCACTGCAGGCGCCCACACCAAAACAAACAAAATTATATTAATTTTGTACATTTTATTATTTATCTTATAATTAGGTACATAATCAACATTTATACAAACAAAACTTAAACGTGTTGTTGTTACATTTATTAGGTTCTGTTGCGTCGCTGTCGTCTGCGTCGCTGCTGTCCATGTTTTTTTGCAAACCAATTTTGACTTGCTTAACATACTTTTTATCATGCACTTGGTGTTGCATGTATTTTGTGAGAATGGCTTTGTAACATTCAAACAATTCGTCTCTATGTTTGTCACCAAATATTTCCAATAATTCGTTCATAAACGTGTTGAGAATGGTCATGTGTTTTAGCCAACTGATGCGCATGGTGCTTGGATCAAACAAACGCAAAGGATGCGATTTTTCAGTCACGCTGCCTTTAATGTCCAACAACACGTACGGAATGCGATCGCCGTTGCCGGGCACAAAATCTGTACCTTTGTTCACAAGAATTTCACGGCAATGTCGCGCTATAGTAATCACTCGTCGCTTCTTGGTGGCCGGCTCGTCGGCATTTGCTTTGCTGCCGGTGCCGTCATTATATGTCATGCTAAAATTGTAATCGGTGAGCGGTTTACTAATGCCAAACTCGTCAAAATATTCAAACATAATACATTTTAAATTTTGCAAGCATTTAGTCAAGTCTTTGTGACGTAACACCTGTTCTATGGCAGATTTAAACGCAACACGCATGAATAGAGGCATGTCTTTTTTGACTAGCCAACCTTTAAACACAATTTTTGAGTAACTGTTAATGTAACAATACTTTTTCTTTTTTAACAAAATTAAAACGTTCATCAAATTTTCAAACGCCATTTTATAGCCGTTTGTAAAAAGGCTGTTAACGCGACACTCTACGGTAGCGCAAATTGATTTTAAAATAGCCATACGTTGGTCTTCAGGAATTTCATCGTGTTTAAAAACTGGCAGCACAAACGTTGAATCAGTATCTCCGTACAAAACTTTAAAAGAAAGCGATGACAAATTAAACGATTGCAGCAACTCTGGATCATCAACCAAACTTTCAATAATTTCAATAGCAGCTGTTAATTTTTCTCGCCCAATTTTTGTAATATAATTGGCCAGTGCTTTGCAAAAAATACCGTAATAACCATAAATACTGTTGGCCGTACGCTTGCTCAGGTTTTGCATCTGGTCGTAAAGATCGTATAAAAATTCTGATTCTGCTTGATCATCGCGGCGTTTCTTTAATTCGCAGCGTTGCTTTAACAGCTCCAGCAACAGTTTGACGTTGATCGCGTTTTTGTCTTGGTTCAAGTACACGTTGCCGTCTTGGCACAAAATAAGATTGGTAAGACAGGCACAAATGTCAATCATAATAGTGAGGTACAATGAATTAAAATCCAACGAGAATGCATATTCGTAAACGCCAGCGCGCGGCTGTAATACTTTGCCACCCTCGTATTTAATTGATGCATTTATAGCGCCTAAACATAAAGCATTTGTTGGAACGTCCTTTTGCGGTATTAGTTTGCGTTGCAATCCAGCCATGCCTTTGCCGTTTTTGCACGACATGAAACCCAAATCATTTTTGTTAAAAAAATACGCGTCCCGTTCGTTCGATTCTGTGGTGGGGTTTGCGCGCGTGTTTGTCAACGCCAGATGAAAAAAAGTGCTGCTGATCAAATGCGATATGTTGCAGATAAAATCGTCGGTGCACAAACGATACATTATGCATTGAGAATACATAAAATCGTTTAGTTTTAATTTTAAAAACAAACGAATCGGCAACAAACAATCTTGCACGTTGTATTTGATTATAGTTTCCAATTGCTTGCTGTTGTACATTTTTACCATATCTTGCCAGTTTAAATCAACTTTGGTGTCGCCCAAATAATATTTGCTGAGAGTGTTGAGTTGAAAGTTTTCAACATCGCGCTTGTTGGCGTCCGCGCCAAAATATTTATACAAATCAATGTGTATGTAATAATTAAAATAGTACGTGTCTGTTCTATTGCCAATTTTAGTTATAAATAATTTGGTGTTGGGCGGCATACAAGGCAAATCATACCGTTGCAACATTATTTTTTTGCCTTTTAAACGGCTGCGAATGTAAGGCAGGTCAAATACATCGCCATTGTAGTCCAAAATCACGTCAGGATTGACAATTTTTAAAAAATCAAAAAATGCCACAATCATGTCCGTTTCGTTGTTAAACACGACGACGTACGTATCGTCTTGCTCGTACTGCAAAATATTCACCGGCTCTTTGTAATACACAAAACATATCTTTGTATAACAATCTTGTTTATACACAGCTAAACCAATACACATGATAACGTCCGTTTCTGGTTTGGAGCTGTTGTGTCCATCCGAATGTGTTTCGATATCGTAGCACGCCATCACCGGCGGAATGTTAGCGGTCAAGGTGGCTGCATCAACAACTTCAAAATCGGCATCAAAACGATCTAACGCAAATGGCCGTGCATCGTTAGTAACGCAATAGTTACGGCATTTTTGCGCCATTTTAAATTTCATGTACGATCCTTCCACTATAGGCGTTTGCATGTGCACTCTGTTGGCATTATGCAAAAACTTGTCAAGTGCCGACGATTTCTCGGCAAACGAACTGTTATTGCGTTTAAACTTTATAACATTTATCTTGTCCATGTGCACATTTTTGACTCCCGGCGCCACAAACGTGTTGTAACTTGTACAGCGGTTGCGGCATGTTGCAAATAAATGATTATTGTAACATTGTTTGTACGAATACAAGTCCATGTTCATGACAAAATAGAATTGTGCCAAATAATCATCCTTTTTTATGTTACAAAACGCTATTAGCGTGCCTTTGTTCTCGTCGTAATGTATGCGTATGACGCGGAACGCTTCGTTGCACGATATTGTATACGTGCGCGGAGCGTAGTCGCTAAACGCTTCTTTCAACTGATTGTAAGTGTGGATTTTCATTTTGCCAAAATGCAGCGCTGGCCCAAATATGGAGCCACCGACGTCAACACGCGCACTGTTCACGACTTGCTGAGCACTATTAACTCTATGACTGCACGTATTAAACTGCTGGAACGCTATGAGCAAGCGTTGCGCGAGATCCACAAAGTTGTAGCGATGATGCGACCGGGCTTTAATCTACAAATAATGGAACCCGACGCTATGCCCGCACTGATTGTGCAGTTTTTTTCCGATATGACAGGTCGCGATTCCACACACAATATTAACTACAAGTACGATTACAATTTTGGCGGTACGCTGCCTTTACAGCCGCCGCCAATGCAACCATCGTACCCGCAATATTGGGCACAACAACCACCCCAACAACCTTTTTATCCACCTTATCAACCACCTCCGCCACCACAACCACCTTATCCGCCTCCGCCACCACAGGCACCTTATCAACCTCCGCCATCACATCCACCATATCCGCCTCCACCGCCGAATCAACCTTCGCTGTTTAATCAACAAAATCAACCAAATCAACCTATGCCAGAAATTTTAAGTGAACCGTCGCAGCCGTCTTCTTCCACACCAATTCCACAACTTGTTGCTAAATTAGAATTAACAAACGAAGAAATAAATGAATTTGAAAGTATATGTAAAAACATGCAACCACAAACCATTACGTGGAACAATTTTGCTGTTTTTATACACACATTTTTAAAGATCTTTCAATTACGCATTGTTAATAATGTTACTGTAGTTGATGCTATCAAGTCTTTAGAAAATGTAAATATTTTAACAAATTATGATTTTAAAGAATTTATAATGTGCGTCACAAGAGATACACATATAAATTTTACAATCTCAAAAGAATTATGTGCTATCTTTGTAACATTTATTCGATTTTTTCAAAACATTTATATGTCCATTACAAAGTTGACGTATGTAAATGCAGATCATGTTGTTGTAATTACTTTAATGCAAACTGTTGTTATTCAACTAATTCAATTTTTTATTACCGTTCATTTTTTTATAATGAAAATTGATTTTAAGTTTTCCGATGTTAAAACTTTAACCGCAACAATAGATATTTTAACTGCGCGCATAAAAGCTTTGCCGGTAGCAGAAGAAACAACAAAAAACTTGCATGAAGAATTGCGCGGAGAACGCGCCACAATTACAAAATTACAACGAATTAATCAAGAGGTACAAGAAAAAGTTAACGATTTACAAACTAAATACAATAACGCGCAAGACGAAAACGAAAGTCTTAATGATGAAATTTCAAAATTGTCACCTTTGATACAAAAAACAGAATCTTTAAAGGAAGAGGTTGAAAGGCTCGATAAAAAAAATAAACGTTTAAAACAAAATCTGGCAGACGAGCACAATAACTTTTTAGAAGAACAACAAAGACGGCAAAATGCACAACAATCTTTGCAAAACACCGAAGATTTGCAAATTCAAAACGTTAATGAAAATAATAATAAATATATTTTAGAATTAAAAAATGCTATTGAACAACAAAACCAAACAATTTTAAAAATAAACACTTTAAATCAACAATATTATGAAAAAATTGAAGACGACGCAAAATTGTATCAATCAAATTTAAACGATGCTCAACAACAAATCAATAAATTGTCAGAAGAAAAAATTGATGCAATTAATGAAGTAAAGAGATTGCAACAGCAAATTTTAGAAATACAAGGATCTATATTTAAAAAAGACGAAAAAGAATCAAAACCTTTACAAGAATTTGGATTAAACGCTATTAATACCATTTACGAAAAGATTAAAAGTATAAATCCCGATTTTGGAAATAACGAAAATTTCTTGCAAATGAGTAATACCGATAGTGCAGTGCAACAATGGAATCTTGTGCAAAATTGGTTTGATAGGTTAAGCACCGCTTTGTCGGGTAATGATGTTCTCAATATTAACAACATTTTGCACACTAATGCTATCACAGCAAGCAAACAAGATTTAAAAAATCAAATCATTGAAAGAATTCCTGCAAACATGTTAGTAAACAGCGACAATATTTTATTAACGCCTCAAGATGTGCAAAACGAACCAGACATTGTTCTCATCAGTGCCGTTAGTAGACTTGTTAGTGAATACAACAATTTGGCCCGTGAAAATATGTCAATTGGCCAACAGCGCGACTTGTTAACCAACTGTGCTTCTGAAATTGCCAATTTAAAAAGACAACTTGACAAAAACGTAGAAGACGTTAATCAAATTAATAATTTAGTTGAATCCACTCCTAATTTAAACAATCAAACAATACAATCAATGCAAACAGAATTAAACGTGGCCAAGACCAAACTTAAAATGTTAACTGAAGAAAAATCTGAAGATTTAAAACAAATTGCTGACGAAGGGGTTCAACAAGAAATAAGCAAATTAAACTCCAAAATTGAACAAATTAATTCTTTATTGTTAAAATACACTTCTATTATGGAAGAAATACAAAAATGGAAAACAAACATGTTAAATATGTACGAATCGCTCGCGCGTAACGCGTCCGACGAAGTGCATATGATTGAATAGTTTTACATAAAATTGTACTCGCAATCGTCTTCGTCATACTTCATTAGAGCCAACATGTTCATGTTGTTTGCGTCCATGTTGTCGGCAGTGACAAAAATGACAGCCTTTGTCAAATTATCGGCCAAACACGTACTCAATTGATCAAAGTCCATCAACATTTTTTGCATAACGCCGGAATCTACATCGTCTGTTTTGTTGTTGTTGCTGCTGCTGCTGTCTACGTAATAAACGCATTTGTTCCATTTTGAATTGTCAGCATCAATCGGATCAGCCACTTTAAACTGTACTGAAAAACTTTCTTTTAAATTGTCACCTTCCTTTAGTTCAGCTTTAAACTGCGACAAATGCATATATGTCAAATGTTTGTTGGTTCGACTAATATTATTAGTAGCGGTGGAGTACTTTAAATTGATGTAGTCCTCGTTGTCGGTCTCGTCGGCCGTTTCTAGTCGCGTCGTTTGCCCAGCAATCCAATTTAAAAATGCGTTTTGTCCTTTGTTTGTGTATTGACATTTCACGCCGTACAAATAAAATAATTTGCCAGAATTTTTAAAATAAAAATCCATTAATTCATCAAAATCTTCACAATTTTTAACCTGCTTCTTGGCCACGCTGGCCAATGTTTTGGCATTGGCAAAACATTCCACTTGTTCTACGCGTACAGCACCTCCCGCATCCAACATGTTGATATCAAACACCATTTTGTAACTGTTGGCGTTTAGACGCTTAAACACGCAATGTAGTTTGACAAGTATATTAACAGTTTCTTCATTTTCAAAATCGAGGCGTGTCAAACACATTTTAACAGGCGCAACGTTTTCAATGGGCGCGTCACATTTTGTGTAATTGTTTATGTAAATGTACTCTTTAAATTTTGTTTTAATAAAATTTAAGCTAATGTTGTAGCATTCGCTTTCTATTAAATCCTTAAAGCATTGCAAATTACCGTAGTAAGCTTCAATTTTGTTGTCGCTGAGAAAACGAAACGTGTAGTAACGCTGATTGTCAATGCTGAGCGTTGTTTTGTTTAGCAACTTGCCAATTACTGTTTTATAGTCTTCTCTGATTTTCTTCCTTTGCGGTTCGCCGCTGGTTTCGTTTGCGTGTTCGCGTTTAGTCGCCATGTGGGAAACTGTGCGTTGGCAATTGTTAAATTGTGACGAAATTGAAATAGCACCTGAATACCGTGCGCTGGCTTGGCGTGAATTGATTGCAAATGTAGCGTACAACACTCCGCTTAATTACACGTTCAGAACAATGTTTCAAAAGGCAGATTTTGAAAATTTTGATTACAATACGCCAATCGTGTACAATGTCAAAAACAAAACACTGATCGTTTTAAACGAACGACTAAAAGCTGCGCTAAACAGACCCGTTCAACGCAACAATCGTACAGTTAATGTTAACACTGCACATGTCTTTTTAATATTTATTCTAGTTGTGCTGTTGACAGTGCTGGTCGCGTTTTGGAACTATCCACACAATGTCGCAGCGCAAACTGGAACAACTCAAGCACCGTTTGGCCGAGTTCGATGACGCGCACATTAAACGAGCGCGCGCGCGTTTGTTTGACGGCGCGTTAGAGCGCAAGCCGCGTTGTTGGCGCAAACTGGCCGAGATAGATAAACACTTTAAGGTATGCCGCAACGTCAACACTGCTCTGGACTTGTGCGGCGGTCCTGGGGAATTTGCCGCATACACAATGGCGCGCAACCCGTTGTGTCGCGTGTTTGGCGTGACGCTAATTGCCAACGCACCGTACAAACGCGTTGTTCAAAACCATTCTAATTTTGTCAATGTAGTTGGACCCGACGGGACGGGCGACGTGCTCGATAAAAACGTTTTGTTCGATTTGAGCGTAGCGTGTGGAAACGCGTGCGATCTTGTACTTGCCGATGGTGCCGTGGACGCGGCTGGTCGCGAAAACGAACAAGAAACTATTAACAGGGCGCTTATCTTGCGCGAAACTCAATTAGCGCTAATTTGCCTACGAGTGGGCGGCAATTGTGTGCTAAAAGTGTTTGACGCTTTTCACAACGAAACGCTAGACGTGTTGGAACGGTTTGCGCGTCATTTTGCGCGTTGGCGCTTGTTTAAACCGCCTTCGTCGCGACCAGCCAATTCCGAGCGTTATTTGGTGTGCATTAACAAGTTAGCGATGCCCCGACCCGATAACAACGCTGTCGCTATGGCGCGCGTGTTTAAAAAGTTTTGCGCTTTACAATGTAAGCATTTGATCACGTTAATTAACGAATTGCAAAAAACTAAGCATGGATTTGCAAAAGTTTAATTTTTTGCTTTTATCAACGCAAGGGCGAGTCAAAACTATGGCTCCTATGTTGTTGGATGACATGCAAAAATTGGATTTGGCCAAGACGGGCTTGTTTTTTCATAACAATTTGCTCAAATGTATTGGTTGCAACACAATCATGAACAAGATACATTTAAAATCAACTAAACGACACACGTATTCGGATGTTTGCATTTCGGCCACCAACGCGTTGTTAGTTAACGAAACTTTGCGCAAACAGTCCTTTTCCAGTTTTAAATGGGCGCGCCGACAGTTTAAATCGCACAACAAACTAATTGACATGTTAAGTCGCCGTGGATTTTATTGTTTTGGGAAAAAAGCGCGTTTACGATGTGTGGGTTGCAAAGTTGTCATTGTATATAAATCGGTAGATGATGCCCAAAAACATCACCAAGCTACTTGCGCGTTTCGACACGTCGTTGATGTAAACTTAAACGATTGTTTTATGGAAAAAACAATAATGGCAACAGATCTACCACCACCGCGGATTGAACCAAGCGCCCCTCAAATGGACAATACTAGCATTTTAGAATGCAAAGTTTGTTTTACAAACGAAAAAACAGTATGTTTTTTGCCCTGCCGACATTTGGTTGTTTGCGCAGCGTGCTCGTTGCGTTGCAAGCGGTGCTGTGTGTGTAATCAAAAAATTACAAGCCGAATTGAAACGCTGCCACAATAGCTAGTAATAAGCTTAAATACCTTATTGTATTGTATGCCTAATAATTTACTCACTAAATTTAAATTTGTGAAACGAGTGTCAAAGATTGTTTCAACTTTATTGTGCAAATGCGTGGCGCGTTTTGATTCTAAAGACGGTGATGGAGGTGATTGTTATATGCAAATTAATAACAATTGTAACTTTATATACATTAATGTTGTAGTAAATTAAAAACTTTGTGTAATTATAACAACTGTTTTATTGTAATTAAATCAAGTAATATATTTATACAATTTGATAAATTTGTTTTTAAAAAAGTATAGCTTGTTTGATCTTCGTCAAAAACAATGCTGTTAACAATAGACAAAATTGCAAATAAACGATCCTCTAATTCAATTCCCCCAGCGGGTTCGGTGTTGTTTAAATACGTTTCTATTGAAGACTGCAACGATAACACGTTGTCATGTGTAACTTTTAAAGTCGTTTGTTGCGCTGTCTGCGTTGTCATTGTGGTGGATCAAATGTCAAATTGCAGCAATTAAACGTTAACACGATACAATTGGGCTTAATATATCCGTGGCTTGTATCGTAATGGGCGATTTCACCATTTAATTTGCTATTAAACACGTCCAGTACGGCATTTTTTAAAGTAATGTTGTTAGTTTTTACTATAGCTTGCAGCTGGCTTTCCAAAACTTTGTATATTTCAACTCTAAATTGTTCGTCATTGGCCAATTGTTGAGCATTATCTTCTAACCACAATTTAAAGGGTTCGTCTACAAACACACCGCGCAATAATTCGTACAGTTGGCGGCCCAGTGAATACACCTCGTCGTACTCTTTCATGTTTAATTGCTTGCTCAATGTCATGACGGCAAAATCAACGAGTGCTTGAAGTTGCTTGTAATATTCTATGTATGTCGTTTTCAATTTAAGCCCATCCACAGTGTACTCTTTTGCGCAAGCGCGCAAAGTTTTATGATCGGGCCGAGTTTCCGGCGTTTCAAAAACAATTGGCACATCGTTTGTAGAACTCGTCATGTTTATTCTCTTATAATTGATACACTTCGTTCATTTGCGTCACTAAAAAATTGGAAAATTCGCTAATGTCTTCACTTGACAATCTATAACCGCTCACAAATGTTTGTATAATTACCATAACATTGCGATTACTAAATACTGCGCAAACTAAATAATCAATTTGTTTCTTCGTCAATTTGCGAGACGAGTCCACGGTGCCAATTAAATTGTAAATGAGCTCTTGGTCAATTTCTTGAACAATAAACATTTTTAGCACGTTGCGCAACTTGTTGTAAAAATGCTCATCACAATACACTTGATCGTTGAGCCAATTGTGTAAAGTTGTCCTGACCATGCTCACCTTGGTGGCAAACGTAGTTGACTTTACAAGTTCGGCAAAAAAGCATTTCATAACGTTCGTCATGTTTAATCTAACGAGCTGGTGTTTTTGTTTAAAATTGCGTCCAGCGCTTGCTCAATTTCCAATTTTTTTCGCACGCTCTTAGCTTTATGACTGGGTAAATCGTCCACAGCCGACTCGGTATTTTTACTTATTAGGGCTGGAGTGACTAGTATGAACACTAACATCAAAATGAGTAAATAAAATACAATACCGTTTTCCTTCTTGTCGTACACTAGGCTAAACACGGCCAGCGCACCCAGCAACAAGTACAAATTCATTTTGCCTTAATATTTGTCACCTCTACTTATTGGCTACCGTTTTGATAATATAACGACGACGAACCTGCCGAAGAATTTGCAGAAGAGTCGCGATTGTTTGCTTCTTCTTCGTCGTCGCTGCTGCTTTCGTCAAAATTATATTTATTTAAATACGGTTTTGTGCTTGCTGGCGACTCGTGATTCATTAAACGGGCCACTTTTTGCAATGGCACGCCGCTGTTGTACAAATTGCTGCTCAAATAATGCCTTATCATGTTGCTGCGTGGACGCTCCATTTCTACACCCGCTTCTTCCAGCAGCCGTCGAAAATCTTTAAAGGGGGTCGACGTGTTTTTTGCAATTTGCAATACCGTAGGATTGCGCGCGTAAATTTCTCGCGCCAACTCTAGCGGTTTGGTTTTTATATTGTTTAGCGTGTTGTTGCGACTGCGTTTGCGTTTAAGATTTATTGTATTGCTGCGCAACTTGCCTTTTTTTATTAACACATTGATGTCATCGACACTAAGTTGCCGCGCCTCGTTAATGCGCATTCCGGTTCCTAACATTATACAAAACACAATGGCGCCTCTAATTAGCCCACGATCGTGTATGTAATCGCCGCTCATCAATTTTATTTTAGAAGTAATAAAATTTAAAATTGTATCTATAGCGTTTTTTAACATAAAATTTTTTTCTTTTTCGCGAATAGTTTTGAGTTCTTTGTCGCGCGGCAACATAACCATTCGCGGTATCTTGTATTCGGGCAAGTTCATAGCGTTTGTGTAAAAATTAATTGTGAGTTGCAACGTTTCCTTGGTCACAGAGCGTAATTCAAGCATGCGTTTGCACAACTCTTTGGGGTCTACAAGCAACCGTTGAAATTCAATTGAATCAAATTCTCTGTCCAATGAATATGTTGTGTTTTGTAAGTTTTCGTCTTCGATTAGGCTAAAAATTATTTTAATGAGGCGCGATTTGTAGCTTTTAAGCGTGGTGGCTGCAAACGGTTTTGGAAACATGTATTTGCTCCACAAACTGTCGTTTTTTACTTCGTCCGGTGTGCACCGTTGTCGGTCAGTGGCTAGGTCAAACACACGCTCAAAACGCAACGCCGATTGAATGCGCGCTTTCCAGTCGTTAAAGGCGCTTTCGCTACGTGCCTCATCCATACTAATTAAATTTGTTATACAAAAAAGAAGGATCGTTGTCAATATCTTCAGAATATTGTGGTTGCTCTCTTAATATTACAAAATAATAAATCACGTACAAAAGCAAGAACAGTGCCACAAACGCCACCAAGCTAATAAGCACGATCAAACCGGCCGACATTTGATTAACAGGCGCATCGTTTGTTACTTTTTGCGCATAATCGTCGTTATACTCGTACGCCGGCGCGTCGCTAGCTGGTGTGTCATCGTTGAGTGCCAATTTGAGCGGAATATATTCTACGCGTTCGTGGTTGCCTAAACGATAATACGGCACGTCCAAATTCATGTTAGTTTGTGCCCGACAAATACTGATGCAAAAATTGGGGTTGTGCTTTAATTAACTGCAGTTTAAAATATTTGTTGCGTTTACGCTTAAGATTGTATTCCAATTGCGCAGCCGTCTTGTAGTCGTACGCGCTGGCGCTGCGATACAACAAATCTAAAGATTGAACTCCGCGCAAAAATCGTGCACCGCTTCCGCGTGCGTGTTTGTTTAACCGGCGTCGCAAATCGCTTGTGATGCCCGTGTACAGTTTGCCGTCATCGCGGCGCACAATGTACACACACCACACTTTGTTTTTGTACAAACTCATAGCGCGCGAGGTTGTGCTACTAGCTTATCCGTGTCCGAATGGTTAATGATCATGAATATAAAACGCGTTAACGTTTCACACTGGGCCGCCAATTGGGACAAGCTCTTTTGGCACGCGCTTTGGGTCAAGTGCGCGGCCGGCGAATTGATGGCATTAGCGGCCGACGTTAAGAACGCCGCGTTTTCGAACATGTCGGGACGCTTGCCGTGCCGAGTGGCCAATTGCGACATGTAATTGAATATGTCAGCGGATGCCGATAATGGTGCCAGAAACCCTACATTTTCTTTCAGACCGACAACGCGCGCGCGATTTTTTTCGTTCAACACGTAATGGTAATAACTGCCGCCGCCGGCAAACAAATCGTCAATGACCGCGTTAATTAAATCGTTTATCATGTTAATGTGCACAAAACTACGCGATTTTACGGCTTCTTGTACATTATCAGGTAACGTGGCACGTTTAAGCAATAGCGTTATATAATTGTTTGCCAACTGCTGGTCAAACGGTAACGGTATGGGAATACTACACGTGACCGCCTCCGACACCATGTATTGCACGGCTAAACTCAACTGTTTGGCTGCCTCGTTCAATGCGTCTTTGCCGAGCGTGTCGGCGCCGCCATTGTAAAATTTTTGCGCGTACGCTGGCAACGAATTGAGCACAAACGACGGTTGAAATATGTTAGCATCCGAACCAACGGATTCAGCAACGCTGTTTTGCCGCAATTCCTTTTGCAATGCAATCATATGGCGCACTATTTCTTCGTCACTTTGCACGCGTTTAATTATATTTACGCTAACAGGGTTACTGTCAATGCACATGTCGCGAATTGTGTTTATAAATTGAATCATTAAAGGAGTTAGTTCTGACATGTCGTTGCACCGATAATAACGAATAATTTTGTGCACATAATCTGTACATTTGTTGTACCAAATAGATTCACCCACATCTACACTTTTAGTATGGGGTCCTGCGCGACTTGGAACCTCTGTAACCGACATTGTAGTAGGATAACTGTTGGCGCTTGTTACAACAGAGGAGGAATGTCTTGCAGGTGTCTGCGAGGAATTTGAATAAAAACCTTCTCGTTCATTCATGATTTTTTAATGCGTTCTTATGTTTGCAAAATACAACGTATGGATTACTTATAATATAATTGTTGTGACAAAACAAAGCTACTAAAATTAGCACAATTACAAATAAATTTACAACTGAAAAATTTTCAACGTTGAACAATAACAGCAGCACGGCACAGCCTAGTAACAGAGTTTGAAAACTGATACGCCGACACAAAATGCTTTCGCAATTACGAAATGCCACATTAAAACCATTTTCGCCTTTAATGTATCTGCGCAACTCAGATTTGCAACATTCGTCACACAAAATTATAACTTTTATAATGAGACCATCGGTGTGCACCGTTTGAAACGTGCGTGGCTGGCTACCGGGATGAAATTCAAATTTGTAGCCGGTAGAAGTGGACACTTGAGCAAAATAATGAGCTAATATAGAAGCTCCAGTTTTTTTTACTTTAACCTTGTAAATTTTTATTACGTTTACATCACACAATTGCTTGTCAGCGCGAAAACCTTCGTACAAATATTGCAAAAGTAGTTCGCTGTCGTATTTAATCTTGTGCATGCTCGTCCAGTTTTTGCTTTTTTGGCGACGTTGGTGCGTCGCCAGATTCTGCCCCAAGGCGTTCGGCGACAACGTATTCCTCGGAAATGGCAAGTCCATGGTGCGGTACCGACGCGTCAGCTAGCTTCTTACTATTCCACACCTTTATTTCAAACACCACGTCATTTAATATGACGTTGTCTTCTTTGGCAAACAACATAACTTGCACGGCGCGATGATCGTTTTTTAATAAATTAACATCAACAGTATAATTGCCGTTTGTAAATTTAGAATAAGCGCCGTTGTGCAGCGCCTCCAACTCTGACGACGGCACCACATGCACGTCGTGCGCACCTCTCATTAAGCGCTGTTCTTTGTCGGTGAAAAATTTTAACAGAATAGTATCTTCGTCTGTGTCAACAAAACGCGCATTGACAACTATGTCCGACGTGGTGTTGTTAGTGTTGGCCATTATTTTTATTATAATTTTTGTGCTTATATATTGCACAATATTTTTTGAATTTGACGAAACAACCTTTTCAAAACGGCTGCACGTTTTAACTGAATATGCAAAACGCACAAACGCCGAACACCCAACACCTGACGTGTTGGGTCACGTGTCAGACGTGTACGAACATACATACATTGTGACCTGGTTTAATACAAACGATTTGAGCGTGTATCACGAAACTGTGCACGATGACACGATTGAAGTGTTTGATTTCCTAGAACAAAAATTTAGCCCCGCCAAATCAACAGTGGCGCAACGTGTTGCGCCTAGCGCCAGCGATCCCAACGCGTTTGTATTGACGGGTGACAAAAGCGAGGTTAAAATGCATTGTCCGCAACATTTTAACTTTGATTATAACCAATTAAAATGCGTGCCGATCAACCCGTGCGATACGCGCGCGCCCGGCCTCTACGCCATGGACGAGCATTTACTGGACGCGTTAGTGCACAGTCAACATCTTGACAAAGATTACACCATTAATGCTCACCTCCAACACCCTACATTGTATTTGCGCTGTTTAGCGGACGGATCTTATGTTGTGCAAGAGTGTCCTGACAATTACACGTTTGACGCCGCAACCAGCGAATGTAAAGTTAACGAACTTTGTCAAGGCCGGCCTGACGGTTACGTGTTAGATTATTTCCCAGAAACCTTGTTGGTCAACGAGTTTGTTGAATGTTACGAAAGCAAACATGTTGTCAAGCAATGTCCCGAACAACATGTTTTTGATCGCCAATTAATGACTTGTGTGCAAGCGCACCCATGCGCGTTTAACGGCGCTGGGCATACTTACATCACAGCCGATATTGGCGACACGCAATATTTTGAATGTTTGAACAATCAAGAATCACAATTGATAACATGCATTAATCGCGTGCGCAATACCGACGGACAGTATGCTTGTTCGGGCGACGCGCGTTGTGCAAATCTAACCGACGGCACCGGTCAACTTGTGCACATGCATGTCGACGATACGTTTGAATACGCTAGCGGCCAACTTGTTTGCGACAATTTCGAAGTAATTTCTGAAATTGATTGCAACACATCTGACGTGTTAACAAACATGTTATTCCTGCAAAAGTTTAAATTAGAAACCGAATTTCCGCGTCAAGTGTTTGACAACGGTGAGTGCGTCCCAGCGACGTTTAACAACGTGCGCGTGTTAAACGACACGTTTCCTATACAAAACGTGCCAAACGATTACAATATTGACATGCAAACATCAATAATTGGTTTAACCGACATGATACCTAAATTGTTGGCAGGCGACGATTTAGATGATACTTTTGGACAAAACGTGGTGTTGGCGCGCGATGTGGGCGCCGTCGGGCTAAACCCGGTCACCGCGGAGCCCATCGATTGTTTAGGTACGCAATTATTTGACGTGTTAGACGCTAGCCGCGCCAACATTTGCACAGAATCTGGTGACGGCGTTTTAAAAACGCTCAAATTTGAAAATGGGACGTTTTTGAGCGTTTTTCGCGACAATTTGACCGGGTCGGACATAGATTACAAGCGTTTTTGTGCAATATCCTACGAAAACTCATTAAAAATCGTAAAAAGTGATCATTTTGAGCGACGTATATTGACCAATATACTACAATCGGACGTTTGTGCCGATCTATATACTACGATGTACCAAAAATATACTACACTTGCACGAAAATATACTACAACTCCGTTTCAATATACTTACACTTTCGTAAAACCGCCTCCAAATATCGTTGTATATGCTAAAAATATACAATTAAAAAACGCTACGATTTCCAAACCGGCATTTGACCCCTTTGCAAATAAACAAATCGACAACAAAAATAACCTAGCAAAACCTTTATTCGACCCGTTTAAAAACGCCGTTTGGTATAGCGAACCTGACGGCGGCGACGGTGATCATTGGGGACCAGATTTGCCACCACCCGTACAACCTGATTCCGAACCTGATGAATCGGAACCCGAACCCGAAGTTTCGCCATTAATTTTAGACAAAAAAGATTTGTTTTATTCGTGCTACTATGAATTACCTAGTTTTAAACTAACCAGTTGTTACGCCGAAAACGACGTGATCATTGACGCGATCACTGATTTGCGAAATAATGTAACGGTAGACGCCGAATGTGAACCGGCCAAAGATTTGCATTACGTGTTAAACGCGTACGCGTACACGGGCAACGGTGTGGGTTGCCGATCCGTGTTCAACGACGACGGCGTTGCCGTAATTAAAGAACCAATACCATCATACGTGTTTGCCAACTTGAACACGCAATCTAATGACGGCGTGCATTATAACCGACATGTGCACGTTAAGGATGGACGGTACATGGCTTGTCCAGATCATTTATACGATGATGTTGAATTTCGTTGCAATGTTGAAGCTGACAAATTGTATTATTTAGATAATATGCAATTTTAAATAATAAAAAATGATACAATTTAATTTTCTTTATTATAAACATAGATATTTTACACAATTATTATAATTAGAATATAAAATACAACGTAATATTAGTGTTTTAGTAAATTGTGATCTTTTATTAACCTAATGTTTTCATTTGTTAATTCTTCGTTTTCCTTTTCCAGCTTTGCATTCCGTTCCGACCATTGAACGCGTTTGTGCATTAAATTTTTAATCGTTTGTTCTTCTTGTACTCTGGTGCGACGCAAAATTTCAATTTGCTTGCAGGCGTCTTGATAATTAACTCGACTATTAGTTATACGTTGTTCAATTGCTTCGTTAGCCTGCACCAAAGTTACCGACTGTAATTGCAAATTGTAATTGATTTTAATTTGTTCATTAATTTGCATTTGCAAACGTGATATTACAGTATTTAAATCACTGGTTTTAGTGAGTTCGTCGTTGTCGGTGCTGTCTATAAGGCTTTTGTTAAACAATGTGTGTGCCAACGAAGCGGCATCCAATAATCCGTTAGGAAAAGTTTGTTCGCGCACATCATTTACTTTGCACAATAATTTTTCCACCACGTTGCCATTAACGCTATACATAGTTATATACAGATTTTTATGCCGGCACATGGGACATTCCAAGCGTTTATTTCTGGCGCGTTGCATAATTTTGCGAACACAAGTGGCGCATAATTGATGTTTGCATTGATGTAATTCCACAATAGGTAAAATGTTAACCACATCGATGGTTTGCAAATAATAATTTTTAATTTCACCCACCGAAAAACAAATGGGGCATTGTAGTTTTACAAAATTCATATTGCTGCTCCGCCGCCTTGTGCGTTACCACCGCCTTGTGCTGCTCCGCCACCTTGTGCTGCTCCGCCACCTTGTGCGTTACCACCGCCTTGTGCGTTATTAGGACCGGCTTCTGCGACGGGCGCTGGTGGTATAACTGGGTTAAACGCAGCGGGGATAAAATTGTTAACACGCAAAATATTGTTTTGCGTGTTAACAAGTTGATAGCCCAAAAACAAAGGCACGTACATGGGATACTCTTCGTACCGATTGAGAGTGCGTTCAAGCGCGCGTGTGTTACCTTCAAATTTTAAAACCGATCTGAGCTGTAAACGGTTTGGGCGCGATTGTACAATGTCCGTGCTGCGAGTTGGGTTGTACAATTCTGTGACGTTCTCAATATTATATACAGTTGCCACCAACCCGTTAGCGTTTATAGTACAAGTATTGCAATTACGTAATCGCAAATCTTGGCTGTCAATTTGCAAAACTTCAGGCGCAACAGCACGCCTTATAAGATTTTTCAAAAAGCCGGGCATGGCTGCGTATATTGTGTCGCCATTGCCCGGCACTATATTACCATTTTGTCTGTTAACGTCAAAATGTCTAGTATCGTCGTTAGCTACGCGTGTGCAATAAGCGTTTGGGTCTGTGAGCGCTATAATATTGCGTGTAGAGCTATATACACGTTCTACAATACTGTAAGCGTCGTTCGTAAAGTTGTCGTTTGTTTTAAGCATATTGCAAATTCGTTGAATTTCAACTGTATTGTTATAAATCATGTGAATAATTAATTGTTCAGCAAGCATCATGCTATTTAAGTTAAATACGGTTTGGTATTTTGCATATGTAGGCACTAAAATTCTTTTATCATCTGTATCAGTATGACTAACTAAATGCCGACATATAGTTCTTTTGTATTGATTATCATCTTCGTCAAAAATTGGCAGCACCATTTTTGACATTTTAAAATACATTTTTAAATGATAGTTACAAATAAAGAACCCATCATCTACGGATGCGTCAGACGAACACGGCGATCTGTATGTAACGCAAACATTAAACGAATCGGCTCCGCCAAAAATGCAGTGATTAGTCAACCGCCGCGACGACACGCCGGGGGCCACGAGCGCCATTATTGCAACAATGAACAACGATGACCACTATGTGATTGAAAAAGAAATCTCTTATACAATCAATTTTAGCCAAGATCTTTTGTATTTAATTTTAAACGCTTATATTGTCAAAAAGTGTCCTGATCCACCAAAGCACTATGTGGACGTGTACGATGTAAATGACGTGCGCACGCGCGTGGCGGCTGACAGCGTGACTAGCGTGCGCAAAGACAACTTGCGCGACAACCGGTTTGTGCATTGTATGCAGTCAATGAACGCGTTGGTGCCTATAATGTTGCGCGAAAACCGCGAAACAAATGTGCCGTGCGAGCGCGTTGAACGCCAAATTGCATCATGTATAGACACGTTAGTGTACAAATTTGACGACGTAGAAATAAAATTTGAACATGTATATCTGCAAACTAGTGCTGTTGATAAATACGATTCTACCACCGCGCACAAAATTGTAACGCTTAAAAACGCGCTACTCAACACGCAATGCCCACACGGCACTCAAAATTTACAACTTGGCAGCGATGCTATTTTAGCACGCATTCGATTGGAACTTGAATACGACACTGAAGCGCCAACTGTTGCCCAACTTGATAGTTTTTGTGAAATTGTAATAGAAATGGAGAAGTTTGCTGATTATCAAAACATTTCGCCAAGCTTGCCGTACACCACGTTATTAAACGAGGTGGTTATGCGCAAATTTGTGCGCGAACACAAAATTGCCTACGGTTTGGAAACTTTTGACAGTGTCGGTGTAAAAAAATGGGCTTTGAAACTGGACGGCGTGCGCGGTCGTGGGGCGTTTAAACGTAATTTCTTTTTAATGCAAACAGACGACATGCAAATGTACTCTGCAAACATTAAGAGTCCTTTTGGTTTAAACAACATTGTCACGTTTCAATGTGAAGTGATAGACAACAAGATTGTTATAACCGATTTGTTACAAGTGTTTCGTTACAAATACAATAACCGCACTCAATACGAATGTGACGTGTACAATTTCTATCCAATAACGCCTGTAACAGCCGTTGAATGTTTAAATTATTTAAATACAACTATTGAAAACGTGCCTTTGCCCCAATTTGGAGAACTTCGCTTTCAACAATTTTTTGATCCGCCTTTAATGTGTCCACATTACACGACATTGGCAATAGACGGGTTTATTGTACTTGATGAACAATTGCAATACCACAAATACAAATGGATGCCCACTGTTGAGTTGCAATATGACGCAGAGAATAACGTTTTAAACTCAATTGACGGCCCGTTATTAAATAGAACTATTGTTGCCGACACACCGTTGATGCACAAAAACGTGTACGAATGCGTTTTTACAGACACTGTTATTAATGTTATTAAATGTCGGCCGGATAGAATTGTGCCTTCTAAAGTATGTTAAGTGGATAAAACGGACAATCGGACAAATGATGAGAAACACATCTATCGCTAACAAATGAATAGGCATTGTCTGTTGCACACGAAACATTGTAAAAAGGAATAGAAAAATAATTGCAATGCATTATTCGATTGCAGTCCCATGGCACCGCGTATGTTTGACGAGGCTGACTATTACACAACGGTCTAATAAAATTTTGCAATTGTTCTACGGTTGCAATTTCGGATGGAAAATACATTGGATCACCTAAAGGATTAGGACTTGGCGGAGGTGACGGCGAAGGTGTTGGCCAAAGTGTTGGAGAAGGCGTTGGCGAAGGTGTTGGCCATAGTGTTGGCGACGGCGTTGGCGAAGGTGTTGGTGAAGGCAAAGGAGACGGCGACGGCGTTGGCGACGGTGTTGGCGACGGCGTTGGTGAAGGGGTTGGCGATGGTGGAGGCGTTGGCGAAGGGGTTGGTGAAGGGGTTGGCGATGGTGGAGGCGTTGGCGAAGGGGTTGGCGATGGTGGAGGCGTTGGCGAAGGGGTTGGCGATGGTGAAGGCGTTGGCGACGGCGTTGGTAAAGGGGTTGGTGATGGTGTTGGGGGTAAACATTTTTCACTGTTGCACTTATTTTGTTTTTTAATAGATAATAGCAATTTTAGTATTAGTATTATAATAATAATTAAGTTTAGCAATGTAAACCATAACAACATGCTTAATAAAAATATTAAATGTTTAAAGATTTTTTATATTGCTCCCAAGTCATTCGTTCATAATGCGCAGGCGGCGTTTTGTTGCGTTGAATCCATTTGTAATCGTTAATATGATTGTGAAAAGTCATACTAACATACGCCATTAAATATTTCATCAAAATATTTGGCGGTAACGTTGAATCGATAGCTTGTGTTTCTTCGCAATAAGAGTTTACAAACGTTATGGGCAAGTTATGATGCTCTCTTTCTAAAGCTAGTTCTATTAATTCAATGTGGAATATAATGTACCCTTTGACGTTCATGTAATGGTCGCGACACATGGCGCAATGGAGTATAAAAAATATGTTGTAGAAAAGCACTTTCATAGTTTTAAGCTGTTGCGTAACAAAGTCTAAACTGCTTTTGTCGCGAGTAAGCACCATGTCGTCAATGATCAGACTCAAAAAATGAATAGTGTCCCAAATTGTGGTAAACGTGTAAGTAAAACTTTTAGGTTGACACGAACGCAAATTAAGTTCCGCCGTTTTGTCCATAAACTCAATGCGGAACTGCTGCAAGTCAATGTTTGGCGGCGCGTTGGCGGCCCATTCGATTAATTGCTGAACCTCGTATTTTTGCACATCTTTATACTTCATTAAACACGCAAAGTGATATAGATAAGTTGCTTGCGACGACAACAGTTTAGTTAAATGCGCGGATTTAGACGCGCGCAACAAGTCAATTAATCTAAACGCGTACAGCAAAAAGCTGTCCTTGTAACGCGAAAACAGCGGCGTAAGCGGTATCATGGCGCACAAAACGGTGCGTTTGTTTTTGTGCCCGGTGCCGTCGGGAATTGCTTTAAGTATTAACGACGCTGACGCCGATGAACCAATTATATACTTTGAAAATATTAAAGAATGTTTAGGCGACGCGTCGTGTGACAAGCTTACCTACTTTGCCGAACTTAAACAAGAACAGGCCTTATTTATTAAAAAGCTGTACAAGCACATGGTTCTTAAGAACGACGGTGTTTACAATAAGCACCACGTGTTATTCGATTTGATGGTCATGTATAAGACGTATGTACAATTGGCGGACGAGTCGGCTTTTGGCAGCAACGTGTTGAAGTACTGCGAAGACTTTATTACCGGCGCGTTTGAACTTTTTAGTTTGGGAAGCCGAATTGCGGTGTCGGTGCCGTTAGGTTGGGAAAACGATAATTTAAGTGTACTTTTGAAACATTTGCACGGCCTAAACTTGCTAACAATCGACATCGTGCAATAGCAACATGTGGGGCGCCATTTTTTTGTTAGTTTTGCTGGCATTTTTGTTTTATTTATGGTGGAACGGCAAACTGAACATGAACTCGCTCAACGAATCGTCACCTAGTCTAACTCAAAGCAGCGATTCAGTGCAAGTCGATCCGGAAACCGAACAGCTTAACGTAAAATTAAACAACAACAAACTAACATACATGCGTGTTGCCCACGGTGATAATAAAGTAAGTCAAGTGTATGTGGCCGACAAGCCACTGTCGATGGATGATATTGTTAAACAAGGCAACAATCGCGTCGAAACTAACTGTGTGTTTATTGGCACAATATATGATTATGGTGTGCGTTCACCCAACGTGCCCGGGTCGTCCAACGATGTGACAGTAACGCGCACCACGGCCAATTTCGACGTCAAAGAGTATAAAAACATGTTTATAGTAATTAAAGGACTAACGCCTGGCAAAATGACTAAAGAAGATAACATGTTGTGCTTCACCGTTGACAGTTTGCACGTGTGTCTGATTGACGCCAACGCCGCACCGCTGTCTGAGCGCGAATTGCGTGAGCTGCGTCGTTCTTCGTGCACGCTAGTGTACACGCGAAACTCGGCGGCGCAACAAATTTTGATAGAAAACGGGTACACGGTGGTGAACACCGAACACACCGCCTATTTGAAGAATCAAAAATCCTACAGGGAGTTATAAATAAAACAAAATGTACATCATAAATGTTTATTAAGATTTAAAAGTTGGCGCGTTAGTAATCATGTCTAATTTGTTAAGCGCCATTGTTAAATTGTTAAATTTGCAATCATGACTATCATAATTGTTTTTAAACTTGTCTTTTATTTGCTGCAATAAAATTTGTTCATCAAACACAAAGCTTTTACTGTTACCAGCGTTTATGTTCTTGAAAGCATTATAATGCGTAAACGAAGGATGTAAAAACGATTTCAAATGTTGTGTGGCGTACCCAATCATTTCTTGCATTTTTTCTTCAGTCACAAACGCATTTGCAGTGCGAGGCGCCGTTTTAATGTTTAACATGTAGATGAGCGCGTACATGGGACAATTGTTGACGCTGAGACGCGTCAAATTGTGTTGGTGAACGGGATCGTTGTGTAACAAGGTCTTGTAAGGAATGAGACCGGTCTGCGGATCGCGTCGGTATTTTACAACGTGGGCCAAAAACACGCGCACAGAATCTTTAAGCAAATCCACCACCATTGGCTCTTGCGGATACCGTTTGGTCATAATGTGATCGTACACGGAACCGGAAAATGGCAAATCTGAAACAAATTTGTGATCCGTATTGACAATCAAAAAACGTTCTTGAACGCCGTCATCGTAATCGTCCACGTACAATGGCTTGTTGTTAACAATTAACATTTTGTAATTGGCTTCGTATCTCAATAAACCTTGATATTTACGACTGCTAGTGTTACTTTTTATAGAATCAGCGTTTTTCTTGAAAAAACTTTCACTGCATTTTTTTAATTCATTTATTGTGTATAATTGTGAATTAAGTTTGCTCACTTCTTTGTCGCTGGTTTCTTTCGCCTCGCCCGTGTGCGTTTCATCGTCAAACTTGTGCATTAACACTAATTGATCAAGCAATTCGAAGAAAGTTGATTTGCCGGACATTGGTTCGCCGGGCAAATACACTGCTTTACGTCCGTAATCAGTCGGCGCAACCAAACTGGCGGCAAAGTGCATCAACATAAACGAGCTGGCGTGATTAAAATTGGTATAGCGTTTGAAATACAAATAACCTTCTACTACGCTTTTTACATAGCTGATGGAATAATTTTTCAAATCCACCTTGGACAAAACAACACGCATATAGAATCTAGTCAACCAACTTGACAAGTTGTCCGAATCGCGCGCCAAGATTGTTTTGTCCCACCACAAATTTTTGTATTTGTGCAATATGTTGGTGGTGTTTGCATAATGTAAATAAAATTTGGCAACAACGCTGTCTTCGTTAGGCGCGACCTCAGTAGACACAGATTGTTGCAAATTGATCATAAAAGTGTCGCGATCACACAAGTCGGCCATTATCGTGTCTATAAACTCAATTTTGTGCAAATCACGATGCAAAATGGACACAATTTTAACGTGTTCTTTGACAAAAAATTGCGCATGTTGATTAACAAACTCGCTCGTGGTGAGAAGCAACGCTGTTGTAATGTACAACTTGTTATTGGAAAAAATTAACATCCACATCAATTGGGTTAATTCAGGATCACTGATAAACAAATCTATCACAAGGCACAATTTTAGGGCCATGCGATTAATTTTTATCTTGCGCACACACTTGCAGGCCGAGTTTTTAGCGCCGGCTCGACACGGGTTACATTTAAAATTATGCACAATGTCTTCCACCTTGATCTTGTTCACATACAACGCCAGCGTTACTAGGTCTTCGTCGTTAAAATTCCACAACTCTCTAAACAACTCATTTAGTTGAACGCGAGTTTCCAGCTGACACGGCGCACAATTGCCCAACAAGTTGACCGTACCAATATTCACTTTGACCATTTTAATATCTCGGCATAGTTTGGCCACGTGGTAGGTTCTTAGAATGTCGCGTTCTTCAACGCTGGTATTTAACATGTGCGCAAACACTGTTTCGGGCAAATACGGGGGATCGTCAGGCCGCTTGAATGTGCCAGGCATAGTAGTGCCCAACAAAAATGGACAATTAGAGTAAAACTCGTCTGTAATCACGTTGTACACCCCGTATTGAGTGTGATACATGTACTTCCAATTATTGAATTTTACATTTTGCAACTTGTGCGGATTAGTTTTAATCAAGCGAAACAAGTCATCGTCTTTCTTCACAATTTGGTAATGTTCTCCGTTGAAAATTAGCATGACTTGGGTGACCACATTTTCCACTTTTATAAAAAAAGCTTGGCCCAACACGTTGAGTGGCACTTCGCAATCCATTGCGTTTTTGTGCGTAAACGCCCACACATCGTCGTATTCGTTATTATCGTTTGCGCTCAATTTTAAATAGATAAAATAATGCGCACCGTAATACAAGCCCAAGACAAAATACGAATTTACGCCTCTAAAGCAATGCCAATGGTCACATAAATTGTTAAATATGGTAACGCTGCGCGTCATAAACGGTTTACAAGACGCGAGAGCGATTATTAAAGCGTCTTTGTCGTTGCCGAATAACGTTTCGCAAACAAGTTCAAAAAATAGTTTAGCGTCAGTTTCTCTAAAACTTTTCTTGTCTTTCTTTGTGATTTGTTTCCATATGACAAACAGCAAAAAATGAAAGTTTTTAAAATTGCTGTCTTGTAAATACTTTTGTAGCAAATCAGTGTCGTCAGCAAGATTGTTCGAGGCCAATACTTTAACCATTCCTTCTCGAATTTTAAGTAGCGCCATGTCTATTTCGTTCTGTATTGTCTCCGCGTTTTCACTGCTCGCCGAAATAACAAGGGTAACATTGGGCGTTTGAAAGCCGCCTTCTTGAACAATTGACGTCATTGGACTGTTATTTGAAAACTCGCGTAATTTTGTCAAGTTGACGTTAATGATGTGTCGGTATTTGGGCGTTGTAATGCATTGTTCCAAGTTAATGTTGTCACGAATGACATGAAACAAATTTTTATGCGAGTTGACTAAGTTTGCAACTACTTTGCACGTGGCAGTGGCGTCGTTGGCCATTTTTATCTCAAACAAATTTTCGCTCTTCTCATCAAACAACGATTTGCCGTTGACAAATAACTTGACGGGCGGACTTTCGTTAGTACACAAACTCATTTCTATGTTGAGAAAGGTTTCAGGATTAAACACGAACAAATTGACAGGTCCCAGTTGCTTGTTGTGAATAATGGGTATTGTCGAATCTATACTGATGCCAAATTTTAAATACAAAAACAACTGCCATCCAGTGAAAGACACGGCCTGCGACGCTGGCCAGTTGGGCCAATAACAATAATCTCCAGCTTGTACACATCTGTTAGTGTGGGAAGGATTTTCGCTGTTCATAAACATATCCAGTTTCAAATAATCTTTAATAACATCGTAATGTTTTTTCAATAAAAACGGTTTTACACAAACGCAAAAATCGTTGTTTTCCAACACAAACGAATGACCAATGCAACTAACGCGTTTTTCATCCATGGCCATGTTTTCGTTTTCATCGTCATCGTCGTGACGCGATTTGGTCCGGTGATTTGCACATGATCCGCCAACGCCGCAATTTTCAATTGTGTTTAAGAACTCGCGAAAATTGTTTACATGTTGAAGCAGCTTCCGCGCGCCCGTACGCGTGTTTTTGATAATTAATTGACTAGCATCCCGCAAACTATTGACAGCGTATTCGTTGTCGTCTGTTACATCCTTGAACAAGCGAGGCAAAATGTTATCCATTATGGTACTTATTGTGTTTCTGGTGACACTTTTTATGTATGTCGCGCTATCTTTGAAAAATCACCACCCATTTTTACAAAGAATTGAAATATTTTTACGTGATTTTGACAACACGTTGCTGTACGGCACGCACGTACAAATTTACGACTTGAGCACACCCGCGCGCACCGAACGACTGTTTATTATTAAACCTGAAAACGTAGTGCTGTACAATTTTGACAAAACGCTCTATTACTATCTAGATTCGGCCAACGTGTTTTGTCCCAATGAATATAGCGTGACCAGGTTTACGCGCGCCACCATCCAAACAGTTAACGACACGGGCGTGTACTCGACGGCGTGCACTTCAATTGGCAGTTTGACATTGATTGAACATTTTACTGGACTCAAAAACAATTCGCCCGATCACACGCTTGTGCTGGACGCCGCCGAGCAGATCCAGTTTACCATCATGGACATTATTAATTATATGATATATAACGGATTTGTGGATTTGTAAATAATTAAACAAATTTATTCATATAAAACTTTATTGTTCAAGATTTTTTAGACAAACGTTCCTGTATTTGGTGTTTTCAACACGCCTGAGCGATGTTCTGTGGTTCAATACATTTTAATAAAAAATACAGCCAACAACTATTAAACGATTAGGCCATGTTCAGGTTACATTGACTGCAAATACGCGTTATGTATTCTATTTAAATGTACGAATTGTCGTATTCTTCAATGTTGTTTATTATTTGGTCGTGGTATTGTTGCCAGTCGCGCACAGGAACTGGGCATCGCTTCACGCGCACGTAGTAATCGTACGCAAAATCGTTGCTGGGAAGATCGTCAACCAACGTGATTGACTTAAAATAATTTACACTTTTGTTGGCAAGAATTTTGATAACAACTTTAGGCGATTTAGGTAAATCGTCACCAGTGTGCGCGTGCATGTCAAAATCAAAGTTAAACGGTATAAAATGACTTTTGTGTCGGTAATCTGTTGTTACGTTTGACGACGATGGCGAATCCTTGGCAGTAGAGCCTTCGCTTATAATCACGTCGAAATACGAAGTCAGTTTGACCGCATCCAGAGAATGCGCTACGTGTTCGCGACTGCCGTACGACCACAACACCAAAACGCATCCTAAATTGCGCAATTCATCTAGAGTGTTGTAAATTTGCGAATCGCGGATTTGGACCAATTTTTGTTCAGTTATTAATGTACTGTCCAAATCAAACACAATAACGTGCGGGTAGCCCCATATAAACGATTCAGTTTTAAGCAGCGGCACTTGATACTCAAACAGTACATACCATTCGTCAAGACACGCGTACATGGCCGGCTTGTGTTGAAACACGCACATGTGGCCAAGCACGGGCGTTTTGAATATCGTTTTAATACAGTGGCGCACTTCGCACATGTCATCTTCCGCGCTAAACACTTGCAAACAATAGCGCGGGTTGGCCGCGATGTCGCTGCAGACCTGCGTACTGCCGTGTAATTGAAAAAATACGTATTCAAAATATTCGTATTTTTCAAATCCTAAATATTTAAGATCAGCATATTCGGTCACAGCAAGAACATGGCCTTTGTAAAAAGCGTTACGCAGCCGCAAACATGCCCACCTGCACTTCATAACGACCAGTGGACGCCGCGAACCTTATTCACAGTGTTTGTCGAGTTTCGTTTAAACAAAAACTATGCAGATTTGATTAATTTTTTAATTAAAAATTTTGCATCACATGTAAAAAACAAAACATTTAATTTTGCTGGTACAGGTCACTTGTTTCACTCTCTTTACGCGTACGTGCCTAACGTAAGCGAACTGGTTAAAGAGCGAAAGCAAATACGACTGCAAGTTGATTGCGTAACGCGATTGTTTAGCAACACGACCAACGATTTTAAAATGTACGTGGAATTGTTTGAACACATTGATAACTTTGAAAACACAGATTGCCCATGCTTATTATTACAGCAAAGCATGCTAAACGCCAAAGGCTACGTTGACAATTTAAATTGCAAAAGATTTGACATTAAACCGCCAAAGTTTAAAAAGGAAACGTTTGATTCCATATTGTGCAAGTATTCGCTTAACTACAAAAGTTTGTTGCTTAAAAAAAAGCAAAAGCGCAGTATAAATTGCTCCGTAAAACGTCAAAAGAAAATTAAACACCGTCAATTGTTAAACGACAAAATTATTTATTTACATGAAAACAAAACTTTAAATAAATGTTCGTTGCTTCATAGTTTTAGTGGTTTGAGCCTTAAACCGTGCCAACACAAGTTTGCCGTTGTTGAAAGTCAAACGCGCGCCGGCGACGAAATGGTTTCCTTTATTAAATACTGCCAACTGTGTCAATTGCGAGCTAATTAGTAACGGCGTCTTCTGTATCCCGTGCGGCGAGTGGCTGATCGGCTGCGGCTTCTTCGGTACGTGCGCGGCCTGCCAGGTCGACGTTTGTAGCCAGAGCTTCGTCGGCGTCGACGGGTGTACGTGCCGTCTGCGGATCGACGTCTGCGGTAGACCATGGCGGTTTAAATGAAGCTTCAATTTTTACCTTACTATTATTTTTTGCGCTTATTGCCCGTACCTAAATAAATATTTAATTCATCCACGTCTTCGTTTGTTTTATTTGCATGCCGTTTGACGCTTTCGGCCCCTTTGAAAATTTTGTTGTAATCTTCAATGTCAAACTTACAATTGGCCATTGCATAATTCTCCATGGTTGTGTAAAACATAGAGTTGGCCGCGTTATAATACATGCGCGACAACGGATACGGATCTAAATGTTTAAGAAGTTTGTTGATAAATTCGGCGTCGTCGCAATAGGGAATTTCGGTGCCGCTACTAACGTATTGCTGCGGTTGTAAATTTTGAATATTACTACCGCGTTTCACCAACAATTCGTCCAAAGTGGTGCGTTTGTCCCGGCTAAGCGTTTCACCTTGTAACAGTACAATTTTAGCGTAGCGCATTATTGGGCTGGCAAAACAACGGGCAAATGAACTTCGCATTACGTCTACCGTTGTCATGTCGATCGAAGAAGACGGCATTTCCAGCAATGTTCTCAACGCGTCCAACAGCGTGTTACTTTGAACGTCTGTTAATTGCGGACGGCATGCCACTTCGTCAAACGCGCTTTCTAACATTTTAAACAACGTGTGATACTTATCGGAACGTTGTAAAAATATCATAGCCATGACCACATCGCGCACTTTAAAATCTGTAGACGTGGTCGTGTTCAAGGTGTAATGTTGGATGAGTTTGCGTGTTGCAACGCGATATCGGCGCATGTCAACCAACGCGGGCGTTGTTGCAACGGGCGCGGGCGCAAACGCGTTAAACACAGTTTGTGAGGCTATTGGTGCTGCAACAATTGACGCGTTTGGCGCGACGTTGCCCGCCGCAAATTGCGACGTTATAGCGGCGTTGTTGTTAGTTAACGCGGTCTGCGCTTTGCGCGCTACCGTAATTAAAAACGTCATTAGAGTGTCCGTGTTAATGTTGGTGTCCGGCACAATGTCGCTGCACATACGTAACAACTGAGGCCAAATCTCCATTTGCATGTTTTCATCGACAAGACGCCGCAAATTGTCAATGCGCATGTGCACATCAATCACGCTCATGGCGGTGGCTTATGAAATGTTTACCACTTCAAGTTGATTAGTGTACACGTCGCTAAGAAACTGCAACACGTTGACCGTGTCTTCACGATTCAACTTAATTGTGGGCGCGTTCGCTTGCAGCGACTCAACCAGCTTGCGGGCCGCGATAGATTGATTGCCCAAAGTGGTGAGGCTGTTGATTTTTTTTTCAGACGCGTCGTTAACAATAAACGACGCGGCCGTTTGCGCGTTGTTTATATTGTGCAACATGTCCGCGGCCGCCAAACGCGCGGGAGATCGGTTGCGTTCTTGTGAACGCCGACGACGCCGCGGCGGTGTGTCAGCGTCATCATTTATTGAAGCAATCATGATTAAGGTCAAGTAGCAGCGCAATTTCGCTGTCCAATTGGTAATCAACAATTATTCGCCTTATAAACGTTTCGGGTACAATTTTGTCATACAACAATACTTTCATCATTTCAATCTTGATCTGTTTAAGTTTTTCAACAAGCACGGCCACATCTTTGTCTGAATAGCGTTTTAAAATGTAACGGCATACATTGTGCAATTCTAATTCACCCGCGGAACAAGGCTCGTCGCTCATGTTCACATTGTGTTCATTTTGTAAATGGCTTCGCATGTTTTGCAAATAATGATGAGGCATGCTTTCAATGTAATGCCGCAGAAAAAACCCTATTAGTACCGAGGCCGCAATTTTATTAACTTTTTTAATTTTTGTATGCTGACCCATTTTAATCATAAAATTTTTAAACGGCATTAATAAACGGTGCGCATTAGGTACGGTGGAAGCGCTGTTGCATTGCTCGTTAAGAATGCTTAACAAATAAAAACGGTCTTTGAACGGCAACAAGTTTATAATGCGTTTGCAGTCTTTTACAAGGGGTTCGCACATTTTGTGCTTGGTGTGTAGACCGTACGCTTTGTCGCACAACAAATTGTAGAAAAATTGAACAAACATTTGTGTCAACAAATTGTTTTCGTTTATCACGTCGGGCTGAGACTGAAAATCGGTTTTTAATATTACGTACATTAAAAGCGGCATACCAAGTATGGGCCTCAAAAAAATGTCCCATCCGTCTTGCAAACCCGAATCTAGCGTCGTTAACGCGTTTGACAAATATTTGCATTTGCACGCTAAACAAGACACTTTGCCTACAACGCGGCATTCTTTTTCACACATGAACGCGTGTACGTCAGGTGCGGCCACCGGATTGTAATATTGCTGCAAATATTCTATAATCATCCTAAAGTGGGGCACCTGTTTAACAAATTCGTCGCGCAAAAACATGGACATGATGCTTTTAATGTTGTGTATGTTGTCCGAATTATGCTGGGCTTCAAATCGAGTTTTAATATTAGTTATACATTTGTTAAATTCAGTAAAAAAGGTAAGACCTTTTACGTCGATCAGTTGGTGCTGATCGAAATATTTTGCAAGCAAAAAAGTTAAAGAATCAATTTCGTGTTGGTGCAATTGCGCCTCAAAGCGCACCAATTCATAGCAATGCCCCGCTTGAGACATTGCGCTAAACCTCAAATTGTACAATAATTTGTAAGTGTGCATGTTGCATTCGATATAACCTTATAAAATGGACGACAACAATAACTCAATATTAATTGCCAAGCTTGCGGGCTACATTCTAACACAAGATGTGACGGCTGTGGACCAAATAATGCACACCCCAGAAAAATCACTAAATCAAAAATTGGATACTTTATTAGAAATGATACAAGAAACGCCGCTTCGAGGCGACGTAAATGACAATAATGACTTGATATCTTTTAACAGTGATCTATTGGTACAAAATTACAAAGTACGGTACAATACGTATACTACAGCGCTTGCGTTTTTACAAAACACACCACAATTAAACATTGATCAGCAACTATTGGACAAAATGCAAAGTTTAGTGCAACATTATAAAACATACATAACTACAACCACGGTGGACAAATTTGTGGTGGACGATTTGCTAAATCAAATTGAAACAACTTACGGCGAAATACGAAATTCGAAATTAAATCGTTTTATGAAGAAACTAAAAACGCCTGCCAGAACAGACGCTGTTGCCAGCACAAGTTTTAATTCACCGTCCACCGTTGAACCAATTGCTAGCACAAGCTTTCAATCGCCTAATTATACCAATGCGACAAATAACGCTACAAATTTTACAAACACCTTTACGGAGCCAATGAAACAATTGTATACATTAATTAACAAATATAAAATTAATCCAGAACTAATTAACAACATTAAAAATGCGGAAATTAAAACAATTGTAACAGATATGGTGAATGATGCTGAATTGTCATTTGATACAATACAAATGCATCGCAAAACCTTTAATACGCTTGAAAATGAAGACACAGATTTAAAATTGTTGTTTGATTTGTACAAAAATCAAAACGCCATTACGTTTATTACCAATGACGAAGAAGAATACCAAACAGATGTAGAAAGCGAAGATGAATCAATTATTGCAGAAGGTCCTTTTATTGCAAATGAACAAGATATTGACAATTTAACAATTGATAAACTCGTTGATTATATACGAAAAAATAATAATAATTTACAAACTAACATTAGCACACAACAATCGATTGGAGATATGCGCATTTTTGCTAAAAGTTTATGGCGACAAAAAAATTTACCTAAACATACACACAAACGCGGTAAAAGAACGTTCGATGAAGAAACTGTGCCAAATTTGCAACAACCACCTAACCGACAAAAATCTTCTAGCAACGAAAAACGCAAACGTCGCATATCTCGCAAATTGTCGTCCGAAGACGAACAAAACAAAGATGACGACGAAGATTTAATTCGCCGGCGCGAAGAAGACAAAAATTTTTTACACCTAAAAGCTTTAGAATTGTCCAAGTACGCCGGTGTAAACGAAAGAAAGGAAAAAATTGTACAAGTAACCAAAGCCATGCAAGAAATGTACGATTATTGCAATTGCAGAAGCACAATTAATGGCCCACCTACCGCGGTTGCCTTTGAAAAATTGTTAAAACATCTAAACATGTACAATTTGAACCATGTTGACATGAATGTTAACTTTTACGAATTGCTGTACCCGTTGACTCTCTACAACGACGAGTCTAGCCGTATCATAAGTTACATATTTGCGTCGGCCAACTATTTTTACAACTGTGCCAAAAACTATGAAATTCTTCGCGTTGAATTTAACAAATACGGCCCGTTTGCACAAATAGATTCCATGGTCATGTTTGTCATCAAGTTCAATTTTTTGTGTGATTTGAGAACTTTTTTTGGACAATTGGATAATATACCAACGTTGGCCTATCCTAAACCAGCTATACATAACGTGCTAATCATGCGTGACAAGATTGTTAAATTAGCATACAACGCGTTGCAATACAATATGGTAGCCAAATCAGAAATAAGAAATGACCCCAAACATTTGCAACGCATCATTATGTTAATGAACGCAGATTTTAACATAATATAAACCACATTTTTTTGTAAAAAAATCATTTATTTAATAAACAATTACAAAATAATAGACACGTTTGTTAAACCCAGCAAGTTTATAAAATCCAATTTAACGCCAACCTTTTTTGATTTGCTGTATTTAACTAGTCTAATTAATCTTGTTAACGTCTTGTAATAAAGTTATTCTACACAACTCATTTTAACGAAATGATCTTTAACATTTAAATTAATTTGAATTCTACGAACTGCTAAACAAACAATTCGGACAAGCGTCAGTGTAATTGGATTTTATAGACGTATATTTAACTCTTCCTTTGATCACATTAATTAACTGGCTTTGACGTCGCTATTCCAAGTATCAATTAATTTATACTGTCTCTGTTTACAAAAGTTTGTTATAATCCACATATTCGGTAACCGGCATTTGACACAACAAACACGGTTTGCCACACATTTGAACGCTGCAGACTGTGCACAACGTGTAATGACCGCAAGGCGCTGCCACCATTTGTTTTTCTTTAACAAGACATAAAATACATTTGTCGTCGTCTTCGTCGTCGTCGTTGGTACACACGCGTGTAAGCGTCATGTTTTTAATTGGTATTGCCGCCGTAACGCCGCGTGGTTTTATGTTATAATAGCATTTAGTGTCACGGCAAACAAGAGTTATAGCGCTTGGTGCCACTTTGTAAATGGCACCTTCGCACCGCAATTGCTTTAAAAACGTACAATTGGCATCTCGCCTATAGGCCGGATCATCTACGCGCACGCGCAGTTCTTTACCACAAATTAACCTGACGTGCACCATTTTACAGATTAAAAATTATTATAAACGTTTAAAAGCTACACTTTGCTTTATAACCGGTGGCCCGTTTTGCAATATAAATTTAAGACGCAGTCAACATGAACGCAAGCCCGGTGGACGCTCGAATTATTGACGTTGATACGTTTGCGCGCCAACTGATCACGGACAAATGCAGCGAACTAATTGAAAACGAAAATTTGTTGCCTGCCAATGTTTTTCACATTGTAAAACAAGCGCGAGACAAATATTTTGAAGACCCTTCGTTAAAAAATTACGAATATGTAAAAAAATTGTTTTTGCGCACTAAATACATGGACGACTCCATTGACTACAAAAATTTTAATCGTCGCATGTTGCTCATTGTGTTTAAATTTGCGCTCAACAAAGGAACTGGTTACTTTCCATCGTACAAAGAGTTAATAGAGGTGGCAATTAAACGGCTTAACAAAATAAATCCTGACCTAAAAAGTTCTCCTCGAGCTATGCTACAACATTACAACGAATGCCTTGAAAATTTGGATAATCCCGTCACAGATGAACATCATCTAGTTACGTTTGGTAAAGAAGTGGCCACTAAAATATTTATAGAAGCATTCGAATTCAGTTATGCCGGCGCTAACGAAATTAATCTAAACACTGGCAAAGTGAAACCCGACGTGTTTCAAGCCGAACAAAAATTCTTGTCGCACTCAACGCTATTATCAGACGTGATACTTGATCGCAAGCGCAAATTACAAGAAGCTGAACTTGACAAACAAAAAGAATCGGCGCAGCAAGTACCAAAGCAACCAATTCCTAATAAAACGCATTTTAAACAAACGCAACAAATTTTTAAACAAACAATATTAGCGCGTGAACCATTGTTTGTCATATAAAAATTTACACTTGCGGTTTACCACCATAATTTTGTAACAATGCCTGTTCAAAATGTAACCGCTCCGTTTGTGTGTTTTGTGCGTTAATCAATATTACGACTAATAGCGTAAAAAACAACACGATCATTATCACTACCAAAAACCCACACAATATTAATACAAACTCTGTAATTAGCGATCGATTACGAGTAACAAATTGGCTCAATTGATCACCATCCGTAGGCGACGTGTGATTTCTAATTACGTCAACAATGGGATTACCAGCACGACCGCCGGTGAGTCGAGCCACCACATAAGACGGTGTAGCCATAGTCTTACAAAAAGTAATTGTATTTCACGGCGTGGATGGCAACGCCGCTAGTAAAAACACCGTCTACGGCTACACGATTCATAACTTGTTTAAGTTTGGTAACATCGTCAAAATCCGAGTTATCAAATGTAGTGTCGGCGGGATTAAAATCGGGCATGTTAATTGGCACGCTGCCTCGCACCGTGATGGCGATGCTGTCATTTTTGCAAAACACGCGAACGCGTCCGTTTTTGTTTGTTTCCATATATTGTCCAGTGTGCACATCTAGCGAGTTAAGTTTTACAATGACAATGGGCACAATTTGATATGGAAAAATGAGTCTTTGAAATATTTTAACAAACTCAACAATGGTCTGGCTACATTCGGCAATGTGCAAAAGTGTTTGAGCATCCTTGACATATTGCAGACTGACGCGATTGACGGTCGCGCAATTAGACGGGATATCGCCGCGCAACAAACGACGCGTTCGTTCCCAATTAAGCTTGTTGTACAAAATGTCAATTTCTTCGTGCGGCAAGTTAATGACATAGCAAGCCGGCACTTTGCGATATTGAAATATACAAAAAATGCGTTTTAAGCTCAATATTTTTACCATGGTGGATGTCTCTAGATTAAAACATAGCAAAAACTTATCACTCTCTGTCAACTCTTTAAAATGCGCCAACGGCATTTCGCAATTTATTGGACGCAAATCTTTATAATTGAGAGGCAACGCGTGCGCGCGCATGTCCACAAGTTTTTTTGATTTCATCAAAGCTTTGCAGGCTGGTTGCATTTCGAGTCCGGGATACGTGAACTCAATGGGACAAGTTGGGTTTTCGTGATGCACAATTAGTGTGTTGCAATAAAATAAATTGTTAGTTAAAAGCACGCTAAAGACGCGTGTTTCGCCAGCACCAATTTCTGTAATAGGCACCAACGGATTCCAGTACACAATAGTGGCGTTGCTTGTTTTTTTTGGCAATTGACTGTTACCGTTATAATCGTGTTCATGTTTGTAGACCAGCACGGAATTGAACCGCGAAAAGTTTCGTTTTTCAATATAAAGTTTGTCCGCGTCCGTGGGCACGTACACAATTAAACTATCCATCGGACGGTTTCCGACATCGCTTTGCGGTTCCACCAAATTGTAAGGAAACGAAAAGAACCTGTCGCTTACGCAGACTTTGATTTGAAACGGACATTCCATCGTAAGCCTTATACTTATGAAATTGGCGTTGACAAATTATTTAAGTTTGTGCACTTTGACTGTGTTTAGAAGCGTAGAAGGAATACAATTGTAATGATAAAATAAATTTTGTCTAACATTTGCATTGTTTATTATAATTAGCACACACAAGTACATTGCGTACAAAAACACTATTATTAAAAAAGTAGCCGACAAAAAATATCTCATCATGAGCAAACCTTAAATAAAAACAAATTTTTTCATATAAATAACATTTATTTGCGTTTGTTTTCTTTGTTGTAATCCTTGTTGTTGCAAAATTTGTATTCGTGGGCGCCCGGTGTATTTTCTTTGCATAGAAGTTTGCGAATGAACGTCACGTTTTCGTACGTAGACTGGGATATGTTACCGTTGTGCAATGTCGTAGGCGCGAGTGATTTGCGCGCATTGTTATAAAAATAATGCACTGAGTAATCCATTGTGAATAATAAATTTTTTAATCACTCCGCGCTTTTATAGGTGCAGTATGCGCAAACCAATTCGTTGACAAACGTTTTGAACTCTGCATCTTCGTTCATCTCATCGCCCATGTACAAATCTAATTCTTCGACGCTGGGTTTGCACAAAGAGTTGCCACATTTTTGACAAAACAAGTCATTGTACGTGTAATAATGCGGGGCGTGTAACGCGTTGCAGTTTTCGCACACGCGACAATATTCTAACAGACAATCTTGTAAATTTTCCACAGGTTCGTCAATCTGATCACACAATTGTTGCATAATACTAGCCCGCCTATCCAACGATAAATGTTCGTTATCTTGCAACATAGTTAGATAAAAACTGTTTAAAGAATCCAAATCCGCGTTCCATTCATTGTTAATTTTATATTGTTGTAACAGCACGTGCACGTCCTTCATCGCCGCCATTATTAATAAACATGCACGAATACACAAGCACTCACAAATTGTTTAGAGAAATAATGAGTATTAAACGGGCACAATGGACTATGATCTGGTTGACATTGTCAAGTGTTGCGCTGATCATCAGTTTGGCAAGTTATGGCGCTACTGTTGTCAACGAACAGATGAACACAATATCACTATCTGTTGCCGCGCAAATTTACAATCATGCACAGCTAGAGCAACGCATAATTACCGAACTAGCTGCCAAACAAAATGGAGAATTTCATTATCCTTTGATAATCCGTTCTAGCAACGTAATGATTCATGTTAACACGTTTGCGTACACTCCCAGTTTTATTGCGGCCGATGTTGAATATTATTCTGCGTGCCCGGCCAGTGCCAGATACGCGACATATCTAAACAAATTGTACAACTTGTTGCGGCCGCCCGTGATTAGCAACGTGTTTCTTTTTGCCGGTAGTCACGGTTTGGGCAAAAGTTACGCCAGTTTTCAACTTGGCAAAGCGCTCAGCCGATTCGCCAACACGGTTGTTTTTTCCGTGCCCATGAACACGTTTAATAACATCAACGATGCGGGTGCGTTAATTGAACGTGTTGAAAAAGCATTGGGTAAAACTAGTTTTATTGTGTGGTCGTTTGACGAACTAGATTCGTACGTACTAAACAATCGCAATGATATGCGCGACAAAACTATTACGCAATTTGCAGAATACACGGGTTTCGTTAAAAACGCCAACCGCGTGCTCGTGTTCACAATGAACAACGCCGAGGTGTTATTGCACGATTATTGGGCAGATCGCAAGCGTATTGAAACGGATTTTTTACATTACGAACACGCAAACGATTTTAACAAAGCCATTGAATTTACTGGTTTAGAGCGCCGCACATTTTTGCAAGAAGGTCAACTTAGCCGATTGCATTCGTTTGTGGGCAACAAACTGTTTGTATACGAGCCATTCGACGCAAACGCTGCGCGAACGTTTGCCGTCCGTTATTTGAACCGAGCCAACGCTCAACAAGCAACCGCCGCTGTAGAAACTTTGTTAGGCGGTAATTCGAGTCGCCGTTTTTCAATAAGAACTTTAAAAATAGCTTTGGACGACATTGTTAACAATGTGTAGTTTTACATAAATGCCGTGTCGATTGCGTCGTTTCTAAAATTGTTCAATGGCTCTTTGTTAATATCATAATTCATTAATGCAGAAAACACTTTATGCGGTGGCATTCGACACACTTGAGTTTTAAGTTCTTGAAACATGTTTTCGTGCACGTTCATCATTAAATATTTTAAATTGCGGTTATTTATGTTAGTTACAAACATAAGTATAGCAAAATCTAAAGCTGCCATTTTGTAATTATTTTCATAGCCTTTGTAATTTCCAATAATACGAAACGGTAATTTTGATTTGTCTAAATAATTGCAAGCGCTATAATACACATCAATAGTGTGACGAATTGCTTCTCTGGTACCAGCACGTAACATGTTAACAAACATGACGTTGCCAAGTTTAAGTTTTTTCTTAGACCCGTCTAATTTGTACAAATCTAACACGTTGGCGGTGGCGTTATCGGGTAACCAAGAATTGTACATGCAATACGGAACAACGTTCAACTCTAAATATTGTGCGCACAATTCTGTTTGTTGGTTGCCGGAATTGGCAAATTGCATACTGTTGCGCAACACGTAACACACTTCGATATCGTTTGATTTGGTTTGGTACGATGCTTTGTCCACTGTAATTAAAGTAGAATTCATTTTTTCTTTCATTTTAATTTGAGCGCCAGGAAAAGTATACACAACTCGCACATTTTTTGACAATGAAGGATCTTTATTTTTCACCATACTTAACAAGCTTAGCAAATATTTGTCTAACGCGTTAACAAATAATTTTGCAACATTTTCGTTTTGCGAAACAAGGTACCAAACGCTGTTTCTCATGGGTAACACGGTCGCGTAACACAACAAGCTTGCTAATTTAATGTGTGTTATTTCAAAATTGTTTGCCGACTTTATTTGCGATATTATACTGTAATTTAAAAATTTGTTTAACTCATGATCGTACTTTTCTTGTATTATTTTGCCGTTTGCGAGCAGGTCGAGCAAACGATTTTTTATAGCTTGCTTTGAATCGTTGTTATATGTAAAATTAATTTTATCCTGGTTGTCTAACAGCAACATTAGACTTTTAATGTCACAATCGCGCAAATATGCGTCTGCATTAGTAACCGTTTTTAAAATTTCCAACAGGTTTTGTAACTCATTAGCCATGTGATTTTGATGTATAAATTTATCACCACTCTTGTTTACATTGTTGTTTAAAAACTCTAACTCGTTCACAAGCATTTGCTGCACAAACGTATACGGCGTTGTGATTTCCATGTCAATGCTCTCTTAGTTTAACACATAATACAAATGGCCATTTGTAATTAGTTTTTGTTCTAAATTTTTTGATAACGTTCGCTTTGTAATAAATGCAGTCAATAACGCGTTGGTGAGTGGTATGTCGCTTAACACAACCACCTCCGAGCGACTAGGATCAAATTGCATTTTGTTTAAATAATGCAAATTGTCCCATTTACTAATGCTAAGACCCAGGTCGCCGCTATATGGCGAGTACCCTATAACACCGTCGCGTTCTAAACAGAATCCAAAGTTTTCTTCAGTGTTAATAACAAATTTGTAATTTTTTAGAATATTAAAATTCAACACCATAATGCAATCGCCGTTGTACGACAATTTGATTGGGTCGTTGGTGGCATGTAATCTAAAATACACACCGTCAACTTCATCAAACCGTTCGTGAAACGCGCGATCTTTTAACGACTCTGTTGGGTCTGTAGCTAATTTTCTGTTTTTGCTGCCTTGAAATGACACGTTTAATAGTTTAGTTTTTGAAGCAATGAGTAACACATTGGAATCTACTATTTTATCAAAATTGGCAATTGTTGTCTCGTGCACAAGATGATACATTATGATGCCTTATTCGTACACGCGCCGATACAGGTTGGCCATGCGCGACGGTATGCACACAGGCAATGTGCGTGCAAGCGCCGTTTGTTGAAACAACATTTTTTCGTAAGCGACAGCGCAGACGCACGCGTCGGCGGTAAATTGCGTCGTGTCTAAATTTAATTGCAACACACCATTGTCGCATAAATAAGGTCTTGCGGTTCCGGTGTCATCAACCAGGTCCCTGTACGTGCTTACGCATGTTTGTGCGACAACGAAATCTCCGCCGGCCGCGTAGATGCGCAGTAAGCCCAACGCCGGATCGCAGTAGATCGTTGAGTCCGGTTCCTGGGCATCCGTTAAAGCATTGGTTGCGGTGCAAAAGCCCGCATCGCAAATCAGCTCGCTTGCTGCGCTGGCGATCACACAATTGTCTCGACATTGTTGACTCGTCACGCACGGCAACCGATTTAATGCACAATCTACACCTCGATCGCGCTCAAACACAAAATCCATTAATGGCGTAAACGTTGTTTGATGCCGTTCCACTGTGTTTTGTTGCATAAATTGTTGTATAGACTTGAACGTTGTAACGTACACTATTGCAATAATAACGAATAAAAGTAATAGCTGATAAACGGTGGGCATGCTTAGTTTTTAATTGCAAGCATGTCGCCACCCGATTTAACGCCAATGGAAAAATTATTAGAAAGCATAGAAAATCAAATTAAAATTAAAGATGAACAGCTACGAAAAAACAATGAAATGCTTGAGCGGTACATAATGTTACTGGAAGAAAAAAATAAACGCATTGAAGAATTGTATCGCAGTTTGATGGAAATGACCGACCGCGTTGTGCAATATCCTGCAAAAAGCTACCAAACGCCTATGCTGTGCATGACGCGCGAGTTCAATTGCTTGCGCGCCATCACGGGTCAAAAAGTACACGTCAATAAAATGAAACGCGATCTTACTACCGCCGCCGAAATAATCATCGATTCGGTACGGCCCAACCCTCAGGTGGACTTTAACAACATTGTCAATTACGTGGAATCAGAGTTTAAAGAGAAAATGCGCCTTCGCAACAAGCGTAATTTAATATTTGAAACTGAAGATGACGCCATTAAAGTGGCCGCCATGTGTAAATCATTGTTAAGCAAAAAAGGCAAAACTTGCCATTCTGCGCGTATATAAACGCATGGAATCGTTTGTTCAGCAGTTATCATGTCGCTAACGGCCAACGTGTTGTACGTGTCTAATACACCACAGTGCGCTGCCAGTTTGAAAAAATACGCTGTTGCTGAACAAGTATTTTGCTCTACTGGAGATTCATTGGCTTTAGTGTTGACTTACGACATTATTAGCGATGAATACTTAGAAGTGTTGCAAACAATGGACTGCGACTGTATCGGCTTTTTGTCTCTGAAAATGCAAAAAATTGTCAAAGCATACAATAAATATTTGGAAAAGTAAAAATGGAAGAGAAGCAGTCATTTCTGTCGTGGCAAACAAACAACAAGAACAACGAAATAACAAACAGAACAGTAACGCCATACTCTTTGTACGAAGCAGCAAAACGCGCTTTAATCAACAGCAAAGTATTTGAAACTCGCCCTCATTGCATTTTAAAACTATTACCGGCATCGCTGAAACTAAACGTGTGTTATGCATTTTTAGATGCAATTCCGCTCAAAACACGTTGTAATAATTGCAAATCATTTTGTTTCGACCACCATACTGCGTATGGTGACAATAAATTTTTTTGTAATAAATGTTGTAACAATAATTGTTTTTGCAATGTGTGCTTTTTTAGTGTATGTTATTGTGACATTTGTGAAACTCAATGTATAAATTGTGGATTTAAAACTTTAATTTGTATGGGTAAAGCGCGACGAATGTTGGGTGCGGATATTACATTATTTCATGTTTCAAAATTTGCTCAAATTGAAGCATTGTATTTGCCAAACACTATAAATATAACTAATTTTTTGCAACGCAATCATGTAATTGAAAAGGTTAATTTGTGTACTTTAGATTGTTTAGTTATTGTGATGTACAGAAAACCAAATCGTGATAACAATATTACAGTGTTAGAACGATCCACATACAAAAATGCATATGTTCTGAAACAAAAAATTGTTACAATTGGTGATATGTACAACAAATATTATATGGAATAATAAACATTTGTGTAAAAAATGATTTTTATTTATCGTAAGCATGTATCTCCTATATCTTATTGTGGTTTTACTAATTATAGTAATCGCGTCAGCTATTGTTTACGTAAATTTAATTGACGTGCATCATGAAAACGTGCGTTATCCAATTGAAATGTTTGACACGAGCAACGTGCCGTTGATTGAGCCGCCAAATGAAATTGTTATAGAAGGCAACTCGCTTGAATGCCATCGAAATTTAACGCCTTGCACTACGCACGCGGACTGCAACGCGTGCCGCGAAGGGTTAGCTAATTGCCAATTGTTCGATGAAAACACTGTGGTGCAAATGCGTGATTCCGACGGCAATGAACACGCCGTAACAATTAAATCCGGCGAATCGTATTGCTTTGCGCTGGACCGCGAACGAGCACGATCGTGCAACCCGCGCACGGGCGTGTGGTTGTTGGCCGAAACAAAGACCGGCTTTGCGCTGCTGTGCAGTTGTTTGCGGCCCGGTCTTGTAACGCAATTAAACATGTATGAGGATTGTAACGTGCCAGTGGGTTGCGCGCCACACGGACGCGTCGCCGACATTAACAGCGGCGACATTCGTTGTGTGTGCGACGACGGGTACGTCAGCGATTACGACGCCAACACCGAAACCCCGTTTTGCAGGCCGCGCATTGTTCGTGACGTATTGTTTGACGAAACCTTTTTTTCGCGCGCACCGTGCGCTGCCGGTCAAGTACGTTTAGACGATCCCGGCCTAAATGATTATTACCGACGTTATTTTAGGCTTGACGACATTTGCGTGATAGATCCTTGTTCTGTGGATCCAATTAGCGGACGCCGTACTTCGGGCCGTTTGTTTCATCACACAACTGCGGACGGTGTCGAGATTAATGGTTGCAATTGCCCTGCGGCCGACGGGTTGTTGCCCGTGTTTAACCGCCACGGCGTAAACTCTGGCATGGTCGGTCATAGTGATCGCGATGCACCCAATGCGTGTTTACAACCGTTTAACGTGCACATGATCTCGTTGCCACAAATTGACTACAAATTCTTTTGGGGCCGACCCGATGCAAACGAAGTGGCGGACGCGGACGTGGTCGTGCAAGCGACCCCTGTTCAGCTAAGCGACGAGCGCTACGCCGTCATGCTGTACCCGCTGCTAACGCCGCATCCTGACACGACTACAATCACGTTAGCAAACACCGGTGTGTTAAAAATTTCCGTTTCTTATGATACTATGTTAAAAAACGCGCAGTTGCCCGCGTCAATGTTCACGTTGTTCAAAAATAAAGAGCGTAGTACGTCGCAGCCAGATTGTTTTTTTCCTGGTCAGGGTCGATGCATCGTTTCCAACCCGGATGCGTGCATTCGCCGACACGGTAATGCGCAAGTTTGGACGGCAGAAACGTTTAGTAATTCGTGGTGCGTGTTGACGCGAGACGGGGCCAATATAAAAATTTGGAGCCGCGCCGGTCGTTACCCTCGCGGCACCGCGCCCGCTGCGCTGCGTTTGCGCGGGTTTTTCCTAACCAATGATCGTGATCGAAACCGTGCGTGTTGTTGGTACGGGCGACATGACTAGCGGTACCCAAATAGACGCGTTGACGCAAGTATTGGAAACATATTCAAATTATTCGTTGTAAGACATGTACGGATCATATACAATTTTTATTGTAGTGTTGCCTATAAACACATACATTTTCGGCACTGTTTAAATATTTGGTCTGACCTCGCTTTTCAAGTAGCAATATATTTGTAAAGCGAGTTCGCGAAGCACATGAGTCACCGAGCATTGGCCTCGCTTTTCAAGTAGCATTATATTTGTAAAGCAGGTTCAGAGCACATGAGTCACCGAGCATTGGCCTCGCTTTTCAAGTAGCATTATATTTGTAAAGCAGGTTCAGAGCACATGAGTCACCGAGCATTGGCCTCGCTTTTCGAGTAGCATTATATTTGTAAAGCAAGTTCAGAGCACATGAGTCACCGAGCATTGGCCTCGCTTTTCGAGTAGCATTATATTTGTAAAGCAAGTTCAGAGCACATGAGTCACCGAGCATCGACCTCGCTTTTCAAATAGCATTATATTTGTAAAGCAGGTTTAAAGCACATGAGTCACCGAGTATCGACCTCGCTTTTCAAATAGCATTATATTTGTAAAGCAGGTTTAAAGCACATGAGTCACCGAGCATCGACCTCGCTTTTCAAGTAGCATTGTATTTGTAAAGCGAGTTCAGAGCATGACATTAGACATTTATAAGGAAAATGAGCATCGCCCAAGTGGTGGAAGCGTGCGAATTACATGCAAAATTTGTAAAATTGGGCTATTATTACAGAGCTCGCACATGTCTCGACATTGCATTAAACAATTTGAAACAACTTAAAAGTGTGACGACTATTCAACAAGTTGCACAGATGATTGACAACAAAGAAATGCAATGTTTGAAGCTTCAACAAGAGTTGAACACAAAAATTAAAAACAGAATTCTTGTAAAAATTACAGCATATCAAAACAAACCATTGTGATTGTGAACGCGTAAAATCAACTTTTAGTAAGCGTTTTAACACTAAGCTAATCATATAAATTAAACCGGTTTGCTGCTTTATTTTACAGTTGCTTGTTGTACAATATTAAAAACATACGCGCGTTGATCGCAATGGGATTGTTTAACCAGTTTTCTCAATATACAAGGCTGCCGGCCGCGCCGCAAATCTCGCTGGCCGTCATGTCATACGTGAACGTTACCCTGTGCGCGTACGGTGCCATTGTTGCGGCATACTTGTCTACGGCGACTTCATTTGTCGAATTGCAATTTTTGGAATACTGGGTGATGCTGTCGCTGCTTATCAACGGTTTAATAAACGTGACGCTGTTTTTACGCCAGTCCAAAACTGAAGCTCACGAAATTGTGTACGAGTTGAAAATGTTGCACGCCATGTACTTTAGCAGCGCGCTTGTAAACCTAGCCATAATAGACACCGCACAAAGCGCCGCCAGCGCGGTGTTAGTCAACAATTTGATACATTGTTTGGCACTGTTTCTACTTTTTGTAGAATTGACTGTGTTGCTTGGACACACGTTGGGTACCTATGCTAATTACCGCTACACTAAAGCGTGTTATTTGGTTGTGTTGTTGGTGACTGCCGCTGTTACAATTATTATATTAACAGCAGAAAATGTTAAAAGTTCGCCACTATGCAACGATTTACTGATGGCGTCTTTTTTGACTGCCGCATTCATGGTGATCGCCGTCGTGTGGGCGGTTCGCAAAGAAGCTGCCGGATCTGTATTGCAACGCGTGCAACTAACATCGTTGTACGACCCTCCGCCCTCTTTTACCAATGTAAAAATGGAAGACATGTTAAAAAATAAACAAATGGAGATTTAATTTGTTTTTATTTTATAATCCTATACATTGAACAAGTATAATACGAACACAAGGTTATAATATTATCATCTAAATACACATCGATTTCTACGTATGGGCATCGGTGCACATCGTCAACATTAATATCTATAATATTGCTTAGACTATTTAATTCATTTACGTGTTTAACATCTGAAACCCGCACTGTATTCGGTGAAATAACACGACCTTGTTCGTGTTCGTGTTTTAACAATTTTTGTATCAATGCAAACCACTCGAAATGACTGCATAAAAATTTTAAATTGTTCGGTGATGGCCAGTTTAATGCAGCAACACGAACATGTTTAGGTATACACTTGTTAAAAAACTCGCAACTTTTTTCCAAACACAACAACGCCATGTACGGCGTTAATGGATTCTCAAAATGTGCCAATAAATGTTTATCGTCTGGCAGGTGATAGTTGACAGGCGTTAAAGCCAAATAGTCCATCAATTTGTTTTTGTGTAGCAGTCTTTTTCGTGAACGCGGCGTTAGTCCCAAAACTTTTGCATGTACAACTGCAGGCAAATATTGCAATATCTCCTCCGCAATTTCAGGCGGTAAACGCTTCATTGTGCTTTGCAACAACTGACATTAGCTTGTGAACATACAGATTTATATAGCGTTTACAGTTCGTCTCTCATTTTGAATTGCGCGTTCATTGTGTTGAGCAGATCACCATTATCGGCGTCAATTTCCCATGCAAACAATCCACCCAACTTGTTTTGATCAACGTATCTGCTTTTAGCCAAAACGGAATCAACGCTGTCAAACGTGATAAGGTCGGCTTTATTTTTGTTAAAAACATATGATGCTTCGGCAACTTTGTCAAACTTGTACACGTACTCGTTTATATTTTCTTTTATTTGGCGATAGTCAACGACTCCATCTTCCCACGTGCCCGTAACCGGACCGTTAGCGACACCATCAAAATAGTTATCACCTTTGTAATCAGACACGCCTGTCCAGCCGCGCCCGTACATGGCGACACCAATAATTATTTTACTAGAATCAACACCTTGTTTTGTGAGCATTTGCACGGCATGATGCGTGGTGTACAACTCGTTCGGGTTCCATTGCGGGGCGTATAGTGTCGTTTGATAGCCCAAATCGGTATTTGACCAAGCTCCTTTAAAATCGTAAGTCATGACATATATTTTACTCAAAAACTTTTGTGCAGCGTCATAATCGACAAGTTCGATCTTGTCATAACCGGCACCGATTGCGCTTGTCAATTCGTACACTTTACCTGTTTGTGCTTGCAAATCATCCAACATGTCACGCAACTCTTTTAGCAAAACAATGTATGTAGCAGCGTCGCGTTTCGGATCGCCAATGGCCGGATTAGCGCCTTTACCGCCCGGAAATTCCCAATCAATATCTACACCGTCAAAAAATTTCCAAACTTGCAAAAATTCTTTAACCGAATCAACGAACACGTTTCTTCGTTTGACATCGTGCATAAAATAGAACGGGTCCGACAAAGTCCAGCCACCGATGGACGGTAAAACTTTTAAATGCGGGTTGGCCAACTTGGCGGCCATTATCTGACCAAAGTTGCCCTTGTAAGGCTCGTTCCAAGCGGATACACCTTTTTGTGGTTTTTGTATGGCTGCCCACGGATCGTGTATGGAAACTTTAAAATCATCGCGTCCTTTGCACGATCGTTGCAAATTTTCAAAACTACCAGGTATTGTTTTGAGGGCATCGTTTAATCCATCGCCTCCGCAAATGGGTATAAAACCGTACAACAGATGGGACAAATTTGGCAGCGGCACCTTGTCGATTGGAAAGTTGCGTCCGTACACGCCCCATTCAACAAAGTACGCGGCGACGGTCGCGTTATTGCGTCTACCAGGTTTGTTGTTTTCTCGCCAAACATATTCTAGCGGAGTCAAATGACCACCGTCAGTGTCAGCGACCCTAACAATTACAGAGTCGCTCACCGAACAACCATCCTCGTTACACAATTTAACGCGCATGTTAAAATGTCCGCTTTTGTTAACAATAACAGTGGCTTTTTTTGCGCCGGCATCGCCTTTCCACATTTGTTGTTGGTCAAACAGTACGTAAGCAATGTCGCCCAATTCGCCATTCCAAACGTTCCAGCTCACTTGCACGATGACACTATCTTGACGAGTGACCAGGTCATTGTATGAAGTTGCTTCGTGGTTAATTTTAACAAGAGCGTAATTTCGATCGGCCCAATCAATTACTGGCACGCCGGGCAGCGCGTATGAAACGGCCGCCAGCAGCCACAAAATGTATATGGAATTGCGCAACATATTAGGATTTCCTTATAAGTTGTTATTATTTTTTGTAAAAATGAGCAAATTTTTACTGTATTGGTTTGTGTACGGTGTCGTGTGCAGCGCAGCTTACGACATTTTAAAAGCGCCCAATTATTTTGAAGAATTTGTGCGGCAATACAACAAACAGTATGACAGCGAATATGAAAAACTACGCCGATATAAAATTTTCCAGCACAATTTAAACGATATTATTACTAAAAACCGCAACGACACGGCCGTGTACAAGATCAACAAGTTTTCGGATCTGTCTAAAGACGAAACTATTGCAAAGTACACAGGTTTGTCGTTGCCGTTGCACACTCAAAATTTTTGCGAAGTCGTGGTGCTCGACCGGCCGCCGGGCAAAGGCCCGCTAGAATTTGATTGGCGACGCTTTAACAAGATAACTAGCGTTAAAAACCAGGGCATGTGCGGCGCTTGTTGGGCGTTTGCAACTTTGGCCAGTTTGGAAAGTCAATTTGCCATTGCACATGATCGCTTAATAAATTTGTCCGAACAACAAATGATCGACTGCGATTCTGTTGATGTCGGTTGCGAAGGCGGTTTGCTTCACACAGCTTTTGAAGCTATTATTAGCATGGGTGGTGTGCAAATTGAAAACGATTACCCTTACGAATCCAGTAACAATTATTGTCGTATGGATCCTACCAAATTTGTAGTCGGAGTTAAACAATGCAATCGTTACATTACAATTTACGAAGAAAAACTAAAAGACGTGTTAAGATTAGCAGGCCCCATACCGGTAGCCATAGACGCGTCCGACATATTAAATTACGAACAAGGCATAATTAAGTATTGCGCCAACAACGGCCTCAACCATGCAGTGTTGCTGGTTGGCTATGGCGTGGAAAATAATGTGCCGTACTGGATTTTGAAAAACAGTTGGGGAACTGATTGGGGTGAACAAGGTTTCTTTAAAATACAACAAAATGTTAATGCTTGCGGCATTAAAAATGAACTGGCGTCTACAGCGGAAATAAATTAAACAATAATTAATAACAAAAATTTATTAAACAAAACCCTTTATTATTAATACAATGCCATTATTTTTAAAATTTAAAACCAAATTAATACAATGCCAACACCTTAAAGTTTAATACAATGCCAACACGAAATTATACATGCCAAAATAATACAAAATCAGAATACAATGTTAATACAAAAATAATACAATGTTAGTACAAGAATAATACAATGTTACATTAATAATGACGGGTGCGACTGCGCACCATGCAAAACAAAAATATAATAACACCGCATACAAGGAAAAAGTTGAGACCGTGACCGACCATAAACGAAAATAAAGTGCTGGTCAACTCGCCTTCAGCCATGTTTGTGATGTCTTTGAGGCTAGTAGTTTGTCCGCCAAACTTGGTATTTTCCATAGTACTAATCAAGTTGCTTTTTTGCTGAGCAATAAATGACCATCCGCTAGCATCTTTCCAGCTTTCATGATACGAAGTGTTACCGATAGTGGGAATCCAAAACTCAATATCGTCGTCAATGGCCAATTCTTGATAGTTATTAAAATCAATGCACTGTGACGAATCTGTGTTGGAAACCCAACGACCCTCTTTGTATATGCTGTTATTATAGCAGTTGCTAGTGTGTTTAGGTGGATTAGTGCATGGCATTAACAAAAATGTGTCGTCAGACAAAAATGTTGATTGCACCGAATTACCCATAAGGTTGCCAATAAGCCGTTCATCAATTTTGGCCAATGATTTTACAAGATCGTGTATAACATTGTTCATATTATTAATGTGCTCGTGTAACAATTCAATGTTCATACGCAACATATCATTTTCGTATATTAGCTCTTCTTGCAAGTGCATCAAATCACCCTTGGTAGCTGGGGCGCCTTCGTCGTGTTTGGCGGGCGCGTCGTGACGCCATTTGTTGGGACGCTGTTTTACGACGTGCTCGGACTTGCGCTTGATACACTTGTTAAATTTGCAATACCATACATTTTTACTAAGGTCATAAATGTCACCTTCAAGCAAACAATGTTCGCGCGTAACAGTGTCAACGTCCGATTTGTCATCTTTTACAAGCAAACAAGCGGCGTTTTGAGTGCGGCGACTAAACTTACTTTTTTCCTTTAGAATCATGCTGACGCCGTCACGATGCAAGACTTCGTTTTCGGTCACATTAATAACTGCACCATTGATGTCCAAAATGTGAACTCTGCAATCGTCGGAATCGTTGTCGCATTCAAGGCGCGTGTACATCTTGGCAGTTGACACGCCGCAGCGCCACGACCGATTGCAAGTGTGATGCGCAAAATGGTTGTTGTTTTGGCGTTTTACAAGCTCTTTACCGCGCACCCAAACGCCGCGACCGGAAAAATCGCGTAAACAATCATTGCTGTCGCTGCCCCAACGGTCAATAAGGTCCTCGCCCACTTCGCATTCTTTGCGTATGCCCCACATCAGCAAATCTTCTTTACTCACGTTTAATGTAACCATACTTTCCAAGATACTTGTGTTGGGATCCAGTGAGCCGCCGTTGTAAGCGTACGCTTGATAGTACCCTTTGTAGCCAATAATTACGTTTTCGTCCAAGTCCGTTTCGACAATACTAATTTCAATGTCTTTTTTTAATGTTTCTTTAGGTGGCGTAATTGGCAAATTTTTAATCTTGTACGGTCCTGACTTCATTTGAGCATTGCAGTGCTCGGCACCTCGCGAAAATTGCACCAGCAACAACACACACAAACTGATTCTATACATTTTGTACAACACTTGTAATATCACTGGACTAGGCACTGGTAAGCTTGTAGTTACTGTAGCAGAGCACAGGTAAGACTGATTTACAAGTTTGTTACAGGCCTTTATATACCCATGTTTATCAGCGCTGTATCTTGATCATGGTTTAATCACATACAATCAATTAATCTCTAGATACTTGTTATCTTATATGTAAAGTATATTGCATATATTATTTTAATATTAAAAAATTAATTACATTATCTCGTACCTATAACAGATAAAAAGATAATACAGTTACTATGCAGATAAGGAATTACTATGCAGATAAAAAGATAATACAATTACTATGCAGATAAAAGATAATACAAACTATGCAGATAAAAAGATAATACAATTACTATGCAGATAAAAAGATAATACAATTACTATGCAGATAAAAAGATAATACAATTACTATGCAGATAAAAAGATAATACAGTTACTATGCAGATAAAAAGATAATACAGTTACTATGCAGATAAAAAGATAATACAGTTACTATGCAAATAAAAGAATTAAACGGTTACTATGCAGATTGTTAGTATCGTAACACGTATCATTATACGTATGTGTTATTTAGGTGATTAGCTATCTACCTAATAAACATAGGTGGTAAGTTGACTGATAATATTAATAGTTATAAGCCGGTTGCCTTTTAAATTTACGTAAACAATATAAAAGTAATCCAACAGGTAATACTATAACAAAAAAAGCAACAAAAATATATGTCAATACATTATAAAATTTGCTCCACCATTGTAAATTAGATTTAACTTGTACACAAAAATTTTTAATTTTTAATTTTACAAATGTTTGAAAATCAACATTTTCAATCAAATCTTTGACATACGTAATGTTTTTAGCGGTGTATGTAAAATGTTCTTTATAATCGTAACGGTGTAAACAAAAATCGTACTTTTCATTTTTGTTGTATATTGATATGTAATTATAATAACGATTTTGATATAAAAGTATTTCGTATGTTGCCGTGTTACAATTTTTTATTTGCACAATGTAACTACAACGCACCGCCGCAAACATAATGACAAGCACAAACGTACTCGTAAGATTCATGACTCATTAAAAATTTTAACGTGCTTTACACAATCGATCGTGCTCGAAAAACAAAATCACCCAATGACGTAATAAACACGCGTGTTAAATTAAGTAACAATGAACAACAATTCGGAAACGTTGGACGACGGTCGCACGTTCACGTACGCGCCTGACAATAATTTAGAAGTAATTATAATAACAAATTCGCCTAACGACTACGACGGCTATTTAGAATTAAATGGTGCTGCTAAACTGTTAGCGCCCTTTTTACACAAGAGCGCCGCTGCTTTGTGGACAAACGCGGCTCCGTCCCATAAGTTGATCAGGAACAACAAAAACTACTTGCACGTGTTTGGTCTGTTTAAATATTTGCAAAACTATAATTTACACGTAAAATCACACCATCCGGTTGAATATTATACTATAAAATCTATTATTTGTGACCTTTTAATGGGCGCGCAAAGCAAAATATTCGACCCATTGTGTGAAATTAAAACACAACTTTGTGCTATACAAGAAAGCCTCAACGAAGCAATTATAACACTGAATAACCATGCTGCTAACCCGGCGCCGGTCGGGGAATCGCGCGAACTTATCGAATCGTTGCACGCCGACTACAGCAACAAACTGACGTTTGCTACTGACACAATTTTAGACAACGTAAAAAGCATTAAAGACTTGGTGTGTCTAAATAAATAAGGTAAACTAATTATGAATTTTTGGGCTACATTTAGCGTATGCTTGGTGGGGTACCTTGTGTACTCTGGCCATTTGAACAGCGAATTGCAAGAGGTCAAATCTATATTAATTGTGGCGTTTGAAGCAGCTGAAAAACAATACAATGGAATGGTCGAAGAAGTAGAATCATTAAAAACCGACACGTTTGTAATGCTGTCAAGTTTGCAAAATAACACGATTCGTACGTGGGATGCTATAGCTAGAAATGGCAAAAAAATTTCAAACCTAGACGAAAAAATAAACGGTTTATTAGCAAGGCACGCACCGACCCCGGCTTAACACTATAAGTAATTATCAAAAAATTTACGCTGCATCTACAATATCGTCCAATATGTCGTCCTGTATGACACCTAACAATAACGTCATGTTTGACGACGCGTCGGTATTATGGATCGATGCCGATTATATTTTTCAAAACTCAAAGATGCCAGTGTCGACATTTCAACAACTGTTGTTTTCTATTCCGTCAAAACATCGTAAAATGATCAATGACATTGGTAACCCGCCATCGTGCTCGTTTCCGCCCAACAACACTACGGTCAAGTACATGGTAAACATTTATGGTGCAGCGGTGCTAGCGCTGCGCTGTCCATCGCTTTTTTCCGACCAGTTGCTGACCACGTTTGTGGCTAACAACTACATGAGCTACTGCAGCCGGCAACGACCGTGCCCGCAACCGCCGCCCGTACCGCAGTTTGATTGTGCGCAAAGACAGATTATGGACGCGTTGGAAAAGCTGGGCCATCAAAACGAACTGCTAATAACTGGCGTTAATCAAATTTCGCTCAACCAGTCCAATCAATTTTTAGAGTTGTCCAACATGTTAAACGCTTTGCGTTCGCAAACCGCGCAAATTTTAACCAATTTAGAAAATGCACGGGACGCGATTATAAATCGTATCAACGCGCTGGTAGACGAAATCAAAGATGCTTTACCTGATCAATCCGAGCAATTGCAAGAATTAGCCGACAAGTTGTCGGATGCCATCAATGCAGTTGCGCAAACATTGCGCAACGAAATGAATAACACAAATTCTATTCTAACCAATTTAGCGTCTAGCATTACCAACATCAACAGCACGCTCAATAATTTGTTAGCTGCGATCGAAGGCATTACGGGAGGAGAAGGTGGTGGATTGGAAGAAGCAGATCGTCAAAATTTAAACTCAATTTTAAATTTGGTTACCGAAATAAGAAACATTTTAATGGGTACTCGCAAATAAAATGCCTAGCAACAAACAAAAACCAAAGGTGCCGCCGCGCGCAAAGTTAGAAAAAAACAAACAGTTTAAAGCAACGCAGCAAGTTCATGAAAAAATTGAAAAGTTTAGTCGTAACATAAAAAAAACTCTAAAACCAGCGCAGCTCGCCGCGTTCGTAAACATTAATTTTGACCTGCCGACAGTTGACACGTCGGTACAAAACGCATACGACCATCGCAAACCTTCCATATTTAATGATACAAACGTGCGATCGTTTTTAGAAAAGAACACGTTTGTTGTGGTGTTTGCTCACCCTACATACAATATAGAATATAATTCAGTTGGCAAAAATGGTGTCATAATTAAATGTGCTAATATTAATAAAAAGCTGCTGTTTGAAGATGAAAACAAAAAGTTATTAAACGTTTTGCCCACAAGCACGGCATTTCGCGTGCAGATAAACAATGAAAACCCTATGCACGTAGAAAGAGTTACGTATAACGACAATAAATTGGAAATACAATTAAAAATGTCAACACAATTGCTGAACAAACTATTGCCTATGTTAAAATGTGTAATCTATTTTAACATTTTGACAACAAACCAAACGCCATGGAACGTGCCGGATGAGTTGTTTAACACGTTTGTTAATTTAAAATTGCGCACGCCAAATTATACTTTGTAAATTGCTGCGAGTAACAATGCACGCTTTTTTGACTACGGAGCAACGCTTAGTGTACGACAAATACAAATTAGCTGCGTACGCGCGCTCCATCAATTTAACGCGCAAGCAGTTAGATCAATGGCGCGATTCTAAAATCATCGTTCCGGATCCCGTGTCCCGAGAAGAAACTTTGCGCGTTGAGGCGGCTACGCGCGGTCAAAGCAAAAATGACTTGTGGTTTTGTTTGCGTTCCGATCGCAGCACCGCGTCACGTTCATCAAACAGCACGGGATCGAACGGTATAGGGCGCGCTGCGCTTGCTTTTGCTTTTGGCAACGCGCAAGAAGACGTGGTCAAAACTACCAACGCGGAATTATTTGTGCAACTTGAAAGTTTGGCTGAGCAACGAGTTGGATGCGCGGTGATTAAGACGGTGCTAAATTGCGGTATGTTTCTTAGCGCGTTTGGTTTAAATTCTGCGTCGCCAGACGCCTATTTTGCCATGGCTGACGGTACGTGGGTGCCCGTGGAAATCAAATGCCCACTAAACTACCGTGACACGACCGTGGACCAGATGCGTTTGGAATTGGGCAACGCTAACCGTAAATATCGCGTTAAACACACGGCGCTGTTGGTTAACAAAATGGGACCTCCTGAATTTGAAGTGGTCAAAACACACGATCACTACAGGCAAATGCAGCGCCAAATGTACGTGTTAAGAAACGCGCCCGTGTGTTTTTACATTGTGCGATTTAAAAACAATTTGGTCTCAGTGTCGGTGCCGCGCGACGAAAACTTTTGCCGCAAAGAAGCGAACACGGAAGCAGCAGCGTTTGTTAGTTTTGCATTGGCAAACGCTAATCGCGCGCAATTCAAACGTGCAGATAATCGGCGCGCATCGTTTAACGCAACCGACCATTGTTACGACGCCGCACAGGTGAACGCGTTAGTGCTTCGCGGGTTATATTTGTCGTACGGTCAATTAAAATGCGCTTATTGCGAAGACTTTACGTTGGATAGTAAAGCAACGTTCGAGATGGCCGTCACGCGGACGCACATATCGTGCGATTTTGCATCGTTACAAATGGACGAGTTTGACAACAAGGCGTTTTTTGATTTTGCTAAACGTTACGCCACTTTAATAAACCAATACGAAAACGCGCGTGCGCTTGCCCATTTTGGATACTACGCAGGTGCAGACGGCTTAAAAACATTTTGTTGTGGCGTGCGCGGTACTGTAGAATCACAGCATCATGTGTCTACATGTTCATATTATATAGGTATAATAAAGAAAATGCAAATGTAATTGTGGTTTAATTGGCTACGTTGTAGTATATAAAAGGGCTGGCTGTCGACAAAAGGTATTCACAAACGTTTTAGTAGCAACATGGTTAACACCGTTGTACAAGAGCAGAAATATTTGAAAATGGACACCGAAATCACATTTGAAAAAGAAACTGGCATTTTGCGAATGGGCAATAAAGAATTGTTTGTGCATGTATTTAAGCCCGGTCAAGAGGTGTTCGACGAAACGCTCAATAAATATCACCAATTTCCTGGAGTAGCTACAGACGTCATATTTCCATCAATACAACTCAACAAATCGGAATTGACCGTGTTTACCACCAGCGGTTCGTATACGGGCATACCAAACGCCAAATGTTTTAATTTTCACGTGTGTAACAAACGGTTTGTGTTTGGAGTTTTGCCTGCGCTCAAAGTGCCCGCCGACGTTGGTGAACATTTTAGTATTGGCGCACCTATAACATGTAACAACAAATTGGTGTCTGTGGTGACGGCTCTGCACAAGCAACTTGACGGCAGCTACTTGGTGCCGGTGACTGGAGTGCGCGAAACTTCGCTTGTGTCTGGACACGCGCATGTGCGCAACGGCGTGCGCACTGAACGCTGGCTTGCTGATCGAGCCATCTACGGAACAATGCAGTTACCGTACAATCAAATTAAAGCATACGCCATGGCGCAGGTGGCGCCGCCCGCTGATGCGCTAGATTCGTGCGTGCTGTTTTACAACAATTCAGAAGTGCGCATTACTTTTAACAAGGGCAATTTTGAATTGCATCATTGGCGTGTGCCAGGTCCTATGTGCGGTTTTTAATAAGCACTATTATTAAACTATTATTATATTAACAAATAAACTATAATATCACAATGTCCAAGCCCAGCGTTTTAACTCAGATTCTGGAGGCTGTCAAAGCCGTTGACGATAAACTTGTCGCCCTGCAAACTCAAGTCGACCAATTAACAGAAGATTCCAAAACTCTTGAAGCGATTACAGACCAGCTCGGCGAGCTGGACAATAAAGTTACTGACATACAATCCATGTTAAACGTTGACGATTTGCCGGTACCGCCGGTACCACAACTTTTGTCTGGTCACGATGCGGAAGCTCGTCGTAACCGCAAGTAATTGAGCTAGAATAGCATGTCGATTGTTTTAAAATATTCGTAAGGCTCTTTAATTAAAAAATAAAATGCAATCATTAAAAAAATTACAAAGTAAACAAAAAATGTAAGTTCTTTGTACATTATAAAAGCTGCAATTGTTATTCCTGTATTTGTAAAAAATAAACCTGCTATAAATTTATTCAGTGAGTTATTATTTTCATTCATCGACAATAATGTGTTTTGCCTAAAGGTGTATTGCATGAATTCTAAATGTGTGTACAGCGAGCTGCTGGCCAATGTTTGGCCAACCAAAGTAGCTTCGTCAAAATCCTCAATCAAGTTGCTGTCGTCAAAATACAACATTTGACCGTCCGAATTTACTTCTAATGCTGCCACGTAATCTAATAAATGAAACAATGATTGAAATGTGGCTTCATCATCTGTTTCAACAATGTCAGAAAAAAACTCTGGCAAAAATTCTACAATTTCTCTAGAACTATTACTGTCCAACGTTTCAAAATAGGCTGTGAGAAACGTACGCGATAAATCGTCAGGAAATTCACGCGGAAACATGTTGTTGTAGCCGAAAGGATCCCACAACGCTAAAACTAAATCCGCCAAAGTAAATAAAATGAGCACAATTCCTACCACAGAACTGGCCTTTATAGCTATGCGCGTCAACGCTTTCGCTGCCGTAGTTAATGTTTTAATAGCAATTCTGTTTATTGAATGCACAATGGCCGCTTTGTACGTTTCGCCCAACAAACGCACGGTGACGCGTTGCGTTGTAGTTACAAGCATACGTTTGAGAGCCGGAATGACTGCTGTATTAATTTTTTTTAACATTGTTTTGAATGCGGTAAGTAGCATGTCGAAACCAATGTCTGGGGCAATGCCAAACACCAATGAGTACTCTTCTAAAAACGAAGCAATTATTGCTTCTAACTCTTCATCTGTAACAGATTCATTTAACACGCGATTTTTGATTACTGTTCGTGGCGCCGTGCGCGCGTTGTACGTTATGGGCGTTTTGGTAAAACCTGTTTCAGCCGTGTACGACAACTGCATCAACACGCCGTTCTCAACCATGCCTAAATCTTGCAAAGTGGGTGTTTGATTAAAAAGTTTTTCAAATTCTAAATCTACGGCTGGATCGCGCACGCTACGCCATTGCGCTAACACGGCGTTGGAGTCTGCGACAGGTCGCGGCGGGAGGATCGGTGAAGGCGCTGTATAATCGTAATCGCGTAGTTCGGAAAAAATGTTATTGGCCATCATTTTAAACGTGACATACAACGTGTCGCCCAACACAAAACCAATCATTGTTTCCCACCATCGAAACGAGCAACCGCCGTTAACCAAGTCTCGTCCAAAGCGACGACAATACGCCTCATTAAACTCGCCTTTAAAACGTTCGGGAAACAATGGATCGGGATCGGGTTGCACGTTAAATGCGGGCACATCGTCTACTCCCATAATGGTATGCTCTTCGGTGCGCAAATATGGGCTGTTAAAATACATTTTGGATGTGGAATCAACCATTATGCATTGGTTGGCGGGCGTGTACGTGAATTCGGCCGATTGCACTTCGTTTTCGGCACCTTCACGCATCGCAGCTGCGCGATCGAGATGATAGCATGCTGGTTGCGCGTATGCCACGCTTGTTTCAGAAGTTTGCGTGTACATAAACGGCGTTTGATTTGATACAACGCCCGTTTCGTGAAACGGAAAACAGCTCATGCTGTCACAGCCGCGTCGGCTAAACGCCAACTTGATTGCTAGAGCGCGGTCGCGCAAAAGCGGTGGCACGTAATAATCATCTTCGCTGGACGCGGGTCGCAACGTGTAATCGATCAAGATATGTGGTAGCCTTGTGCGCCAGCGTTCAATAAATTCTAACCGGTGCATGTGTGATGCGTAACGACTTGCGTTGGTAAGATCTACGGCCGTTAAAACTGCCATGTTTGCTTACTACACACAACTATTTGACTTAAATCATTTTTGCAAATTGCTCGAGTGACTCCATTTTTAAACTTGCTTTACAAATATAATGCTACTTGAAAAGCGAGGCCAATGCTCGGTGACTCATGTGCTTCGCGAACTAGCTTTACAAATATAATGCTATTTGAAAAGCGAGGTCGATGCTCGGTGACTCATGTGCTCTGAACTTGCTTTACAAATATAATGCTACTCGAAAAGCGAGGCCAATGCTCGGTGACTCATGTGCTTTGCGAACTAGCTTTACAAATTCACATGTATTTGTAAAGCGAGGCCAATGCTCGGTGACTCATGTGCTTCGCGAACTAGCTTTACAAATTCACATGATTTGTAAAGCGAGGCCAATGCTTGGTGACTCATGTCATTTTGAACTTGTTTTACAAATATAATGCTACTTAAAAAGCGAGGCCAATGCTTGGTGACTCATGTGCTTTGAACTTGTTTTACAAATATAATGCTACTCGAAAAGCGAGGCCAATGCAAAGCGAAGTCAATGTTTAGATGTTACGAAATAAAATAGTCAACTAACTGATTAATATATTTATTTTAAAAACCATTTTGTACAATATTTAGAAACATAATTTTATTATACAATATACAATATAAAACCAACACCACTTTGTTAATACAATTATTAAAACCAACACCATTATACAATTTTGCCCGACATTGTGTTTACTCTAAATAATCATCGCAACGTTTCTTGCAAATGCTCTTGTGCATTTTTAAATCGTAATACCTGATGAGTTCGCCGTGCGAAGCGTTAGTTTGTACAGCTTCGTGGTGAAAGTACAAATTGTCATATTTGCCTTTGAACTTGTAGCGATCCGTAAAGCCACACTTGCTGCAGTTAAGGACCGGGTTGTTGTAGAACGTTTTGGCCGATTTGCACGCAGTGCAATGCCCAGATTTGATTGGGCGCAGCGGAAACGTAATAACGCCCGTCACAAATTCTTGAATCTCGTACCCATACATTTCGGCAAACAAAGTTCCGTGGATTGAATCAAAACTGTTGTCATCGATTGCGCTCAAAACGCTGCTAGGGTCGCTCACTGTGAAACAATCAACATCGTCTGCTGTTGTGGGGGTTTGGAACACATTACGGTACCGGCTAATTCTAACGTTGTAATTTACCTCTTTTAGCACCAAGTTGCCGGTTGTTTTCAAAGAGATGTACATAATGTGCTCGTTGGGACGTTTGAAGTCTTGCAACAGCTGTTGCACAGTTTTGAAGGGGCCTTCGTGCTTGACAATTTCTATGTCGGTACGGTGAAATTCTTCAGTTTCAAACTCAAACGGAAATATGTACTGGTAAAAGAAGCCAGCTTTATACAATATCTTGATGTGCATAGAGTTAATGTTAGGATAAATTTCGTGGGAATTAAGCGGATCGGCAATTTCGTATGCGCAATCGCAACACGCGAAATCAAAACTGCCGGGAACATTGGGCATAGCCGAAGGCTCTTCATAAGCTTCATCGCCCTCAGAAGGCGGACGTTGTGACTGACGCACTATCACATACAAAAACCACGGGCGCGTGTTTTCTTTGAATTTGTACCGGCAAACTGTGCATTCGGACAATTGCACATGTTCCAAATTATCTTTAGTCTTGAGTCGCGACCCTTGAGTTAGCATTTCTTTGCTGTTTATGTAACCCGACACATAGTTTGTAGCAAAACGCAAGGTGGCCTTCATGGCTTCACGTTCATTTTCGCTCAGAAAATGCGGACGCAAATCGAAGATTTTGTCCGATTTAAGATTGTCATTAATCGCCGGCTCGTTATCAAACTTAAAACCGAACTCAGGCGATACATGACCGGCGGCGCGTATGTTTAAATTGTTGTGGCCGCGCTTAATTTGCTTCGCAATTGCAGCGTGAATTTGCTCAGCTTTATTTACCGTGGTGGCAGCTGGGCGTCGTGCGTTGGATGTTGTGCCGGAAGTGCTCGCAACGGATTTTTGGCGAGACATAACCGATTGAGGGCTGCCGCTGCGCTGCTTGCCGTCGAAAATATTATTTTCCCTGAACCAATTCATGTTGCTCTAACACGATACTGAACTTGTTTGCTATTGCTCGCGCTTATAAACCTAAATTGTATCTATTGTTATCTAATAACATACGTGATTGTGTCATTATCATAGATAATAACAAGCCTAATTGATAAAAGGCTTAATTTTTTAATTAATCTAATTTTGATAAAACTCATTACAATTATCTATAGATAAAAATATTTGTACCTAAATTATTTACAATTTTATGTAGCTAATAAAATATAACCTACTTTATTTTTAACTGATAAAAATTTATTGTTCAAGTTATCTGAAGCTGATAAAAATTATCGTTCAAGTAAAGCTGATAAAATGCCAGCTATATAATTTATCTCTAGTTGATAAGGTAATCTTATTTGCCGCACGGTTTAAATGACCTCGTTTACAAGATAAGTTTGTTTTGGCGTAACGCAACATGATAAAAAGTGGCTATTGGCAAAACGTTTTAGAAAATTGTGGCCGCAGTGATTTAACTGAAGCTAACAAAATGGATTTTAATTTTGTGTTCGCTCACATGTACTGTGCTGATATTTTAGTGGATTCTAAAGTGCATCGCGATGTGCGGGGTGCAGCGTTTGTTTTACTTGATGACAAACATTTTGAATTGTACAAACGCCGCATAGAAAACAATTTTTTTCGTTATTACGATCCGTGCGACGACATGGCGTTTCCTAAACATTTACTTAACAACGACGTATGTTGTCATCATTTCATAAACGATGCCGTATGTGTGGTTGAATGTGTAAAAAGCGTGGAAAAGGCAAGCGTTGGAGTCGACATTATTGTATTATTGCCATATTTAAAACAATTGCAATTAATTTTGAAAATGTTAAACGACGCGTTTGTTTGTTGTGAAAAAAGTCTTGGCAGGTTACAAATGTACGTAAACGAACTGCTGTCGCATTGCTTGTTGTGCGCGGAAAAAATTGAAGCAGCTTCCCGCACGTTGCAAGTTATGAGCCTGTTTGTTAACACGGGCACACTATACGAATGTAATTTGTGTAAAGAAATCTCTACGGACAAACGATTTTTAAAACCTAAAGAATGTTGTCAATACTCTATTTGTAACGCATGTTGCGTGACATTATGGAAAACGGCAAGCACTCACGCTAAATGCCCGGCGTGCAACACGTCGTTTAAATCATAATAAGTGTGTACGATGAGCGCCGACAATCTGATTACGCTGGCTCAAGATCAGTTCAAATACCTGTTTTTGGGCAGCTATTTTGATTTGAAAGATTTAAACTATGTGCCAGCGGAAGCTAAAGCGTTTATTACCAATTACGTAGATTGTAATTTTCGTGTACTCGACGATGTTACGCTGCAAAACTATATTAATTACCTAAAAAGCATTCAATTGCGCCACATGGTGTCAGGACTACTCACACCTGACGTGTACAAGTTTATAAAACCGCAGTTTAGTTTTGTGTGCAATCGTTCCGCCGTAGACATTCTTGAATTTGATTCGCGTATGTTTATCAAGTCTGGCACGCCCGTATACGCGACCAATTTTTTTACTTCTAATCCTCGCAAAATGACTTCGTTTATTTACAGCGAGTTTGTTAAAGTGTACAAAAATCGGCTATTTGCCAACACAAACAGTCACGGTTGCGTATTGGCAGGCGCCGCAGGTTTCTTGTTTGAAGACGCGTACGTTGACTGGAGCGGTGTGCGTATGTGCGCCGCGCCTAGGTTGGACAATAATCGCCACCCGCATCGCTTGTACCTGTTGGGTGACGAAATGGCTGCGCATTTTGTTAACAACAATATTTTACCGCCACATCCCAACAACGCATCCAGATTAAATAATTCAATGTTTATGCTCAAAAATTTTTACAAAGGACTGCCTTTATACAGGTTGCAATATCAGGTGGTTAACAGCATGAAATTTACTACGCGCAAACCTAACATAGTATTTGACGAAATAAACAAAGAATTGAATGGTAATTCGCCGTTTGTTAAATTAATTCAACGCGATTACATTTACGATGCCCAATTTCCTACCGATTTGCTAGAGGTGTTAAACGAGTACATGACCAAAAGTTCCATTATGAAGTTTATCACCAAGTTTGCAATTGAGGATCACGCGTCCAATAACGACACGTTGCGCGAAATTGTGTTTGACCGCTATTCGGTGGATTGCTATCGCAAATTGTTCATTAAAATGGAACTAACAAACGTTTTTCCCGCCATGTACGACAACGAGTCGGCGTATCTGTTTATTAGTAAAGAATTGTTGCAATTGTCCGGCACGGTAAACGCTTTTTACGCGCCCAAATTGCGAATTTTAAGCATTTTGTCTGTAAACCGGTTGTTTGGAGCCACGGAAACATTGGATTATCACCCCAACTTGTTAATGTACAGACAAAGTTCGCCGCCGGTGCGATTGGCGGGCGACGTATATGTTGTTGATAAGAACAAAAAAATATTTTTGGTTAAACACACGTTTTCAAACACGGTGCCTGCATATCTTTTAATAAGAGGTGATTACGAAAGTGTGTCTGAGCTAAAATCTTTGCGCGACCTCAATCCTTGGGTGCAAAACACGCTTCTTCAACTGCTTATCGTTGACGGACCCATCGCCGCCGCAGAAAACAGGCCAAATTACAGGCGATTAACATGATTTACACCGACCCCGCCACTGGCGCAACCACGAGCACCGACGCGTCCGGCAACAGCTACCTGAACAAGTTGACACCCAACACGTTTCTAATCATTTTAGCTGTAGTAGTGATAGTAGCTTTACTAATTATTTTTATTCAATCTAGCAGCAACGGTAACAACAGCAGTTCGGGCGGCGCCAACCCGCAAATGGGATTTGTTAATCCGCTCAACGCGACGATGCGCGCCAACCCGTTCGTAGCTACCCCTCAACGCTTGTAAAATAAGAGCAAAACATGAAGCGAATTAAATGCAACAAAGTACGCACTGTCACTGAAATAGTGAATAGCGATGCCAAACTTCCAAAAACGTACGATTTGGCGGAGTTTGATTTAAAAAATTTGTCTAGTCTTGAAAGTTTTGAAACGACCAAAATCAAGTTAGTACTCAGCAAGTATATGGCCATGTTGAATACGTTGGAAATGACCCAATCTTTGCTAGAAGTTTTTCGCAACAAATCGGACACGCGTCAAATTGTAGCCGTGATACTGGCCACGATGGGGTTTGTGCATAATCGTTTCAACCCACTAGTTACACATTTTAACAATAAAATGGAATTTGTAATGACGGAAACGGCCGAAACCAGCATTCCCGGCGAACCTATTCTGTTTACAGAAAACGATGGCGTGTTGCTGTGCGCCGTCGATAGGCCGTCAATAGTCAAAATGTTAAGCCGCGAATTTGACGTGGACGCAAGTGTGGATTGCAAAGTACCCGATTACGGGTTGCGCATTGCTAAAACGCTGGCTGTGTCCAATAAGCGCACAAGGCGCAGAAGCGACAGTGACGATTATGAGTTTATTCAACGATCCAAAACATTTGACGAGTACAACAGGCGGGTTGACGCGGTGCTCTCCGATTTTACCATAACTGAAACTGAAGCTACACAATATTTAACTTTGCTACTAATTGTTGAACATGCGTATTTGCATTATTTTATTTTTAAAAATTATGGGGTTGTAGAGTATTCTAAATCGCTGTTGGACCATTCGCTGTTTGTTAACAAACTACGTTCGTCGATGAGCACCAAAGCATTTAATTTACTGTTAAGCAAATTCCGATTCACTATCGAGGACTTTGATAAAATTAACAACGGCAACGGCAGTCGATTTACTGTGTATAATTTTAATAAATAAACGTAATGCTACTGTTAGTTTTGTTTTTAATTCTCCTAAAAGTGCTAATTTTTAAACGGCTCAACCAAATGCATGTTGATTCACACCATAGCAAAATATGCCCGTCAGGCTATTTCGGTCTCAATTCGGACCCGTTTGATTGCAACGCGTACTATATGTGCCCTCACAGATTGCGCATGTATTGCGACCCCAATCATGAATTTGATTTAGATTCAGCTAGCTGCGTACCCATCGTTTACAACCCTTGCGGCCAAGGTTGCACAGCGCGTTTGTACCGCAATTTGCTATTGTAATAAAACACACATTATACAACTTTATATTTTTTATTAAACCTTTTTGTCAAACTGTACGGCGCTATCGTTAATTGGTAAATCGACACAAAACAATTTAATCATATTAACATCCCTGTTGTTGGCGCGGCATCGTTGTAAGCTGTTAACAAAGGCAGCGGATACATTGCCGCTCAAATTAATAATTTCTTTAGGATAAAATTGATCGGGTCCTGTATTGTTATGCACGCGCAGACCCGTGATGTGTCGCGTGCGCTTCGCTTCTGCGGACTTACGCACGCTTAACAAATGCCACACTTGTATAGCGCCGCGTGCAATACGAACAATCATAAAACCCAACGGCGCGGTGTATTTGTTGTGAACAAATAACTCGCGAAATAAACATGGCGCGCGTACGCAGCTCACCATATAGGCGTCTTTTCGCGCAACGCCAATGGCTACGTGCATGCTAATCGGCCGGCCATTTTCGTATCCGCTCACCAAACGTGTTTTATTGGGCGATAACGCTTCCCCCACTTTAAATAAATAAACGATAACGCTGTTGGTGGCATGTGGCAAATAAAATGTGACGTCGTTATCTTGTTCACCATCCGGTTGGTATAAATAGACGTTCATGTTGTTTAAAGTTTCAGTTGCAAGTTGGCTGCGGTGCGCGCAACGTGTTGTTCAATGATGCCTAAACAAATGGCTGATCTACACCGTTCTTTGTACACTACTCCGGGAACTCCGATTCGCGCGCTGTTCAACACTGCGACTGAATTGCCGGACAACATGGACGCGGACACTATGGACAACAACTGGGATCTCGATATTACCCCCGCCAACTTTGAAACGCCTAGTTTGGAAAATGAAGAGTTAGTCAACCTTTTAGAGAACGAGTCAAACAACTTGGCACGCGATGTTATGTCGCAATACTTGATATTTAATAATAATAATACTCAAAACGCCATGATGGAACCGGAGGTGACGTTGTCGGAGCCGAGCACTAGCGGGACAAAACGTAAAGGCGCACCCGATTCGGACAATGACATGGAAGATGCTTGTAAAGGTAAAAAAATTGTAAACAAAAGCAAGATTCGCCCACGTTACAAGAAAGCTACCATTCAGGACAAAACTACGTTGCAAGAGGAACAACGCTACACGACAGAAATTTGCACCGTAGCGCCCGCCAATGAGATTGCGCATTATTTTTCACAAGACTTTTCTACATACTTGAACAGCGTTGATTGCCAAGTGACGGCTAATCGGTTTTCGGATCACATTTCCGAAACTGGTTACTATGTGTTTGTTGTAAAAAAGTCTGAAGTGAGGGCATTTGAAGTTGTATTTGCTAAATTTGTGACTAATGTTACAAACGAATATCAAAACAATTATCACACAGTGGACAATCGCGTGTTTGTAGTTTCGCTCAACAACGTCAAGTTTATGGTGTCATACAATTTAGTGCGCGACGAAGGAATTGACATTCCGCCCTACGTGAACCTTTGCAACGACGAGCAAGCGGCCCGTACGCCTTTTGATTGTTACTTTGAGCCGGTCAAAGGTATGTTCCAGACTACGTTGATAAATCATTTTCATTTAGACATGTACTATTCACAAACAACATTTGTGACTTTGATGCAAGCAATGGGCGAAAACAAAACGGGCCTACTGTTTAACAGACTGTTTCAAATGTATGAAGATCGGTCTTTGTTTACGTTGCCCATAATGTTGACCCGCAAAGAACCAGTTGTTGAAAATACGCCACTGAGCAGAAACTATGCGTCATCGTACGTGTCACAAATTTTGAAATACTCTAAAAACATACAATACCCCAACAACGAGCCCAACCAAAATATCATTGACAGATTAGAAGAGATTGTAACGCAAAAGTCATCGCTCACGTACAAGTACAGCAGTGTGGCCAATTTGTTATTCAACAAATATAATATGAGAGATAACAATGCAGACATGTTAAAGAAAGTGAAAAAAGAAGACGGCAACAGGTTGCTGGTGGAGCAGTACATGTCTTTAAACGAAAACGACCTAAACAGTCACAACTTTATTGTTTTATCGTTTGGCAACAACGACGAAAGGCTGACTATTGCCAAAAAAAACATGGAATTTTATTGGATTGCAGGCGAGCTAAAAGACATCCACGTTGAAAATCTCATCAAAAAATACACTAAAAATGTTCATCACGTGTTTAGAATTATCAAAGTTAACAGGCGCGAAAGCACTACTTGGCACAACAATTTGCTCAAAATGTTAGCTTTACTTTTACAAAATTTAATTACAATAGACGCCGCCAAGCAGTACTCTGAAAAACATGACAGTAAATTTAGCTATAAGATGTTATAAAACAATATATATTTTTTACCAAATAATTTTTTTTTATTTATGCTCGTGTAGTAGGTGTTTGCATGACTATAACTGGTGGTGGTTGTGGCATTGCAACTGCACTACCGCTAGACCCACTTTTAAATATGTATCTATATATTAAAAATATAATTAGTCCCAAAAATAAAACAGCGCCTATGAGCCAAATTAAAGGCATAAGCTTGTTGCTCACGCTGTCGCTAGAATTGGAAGATTTGCCAATAAGACCGTCGTCGCCGAGTAGATGGTCTAAACCTAAATCGCCAATCAAATCTCCTAAATTGTAGGGTTCAATGCACATTAACGTTTGTCCCGGTAACAAGTCACTAATGTCTACAAATTGATGCGAGTCGGGATCGGCAGCGGGGTCGCTTTCACGACAAACTGTCTGTTCAATTTCGTAGTTAAACCCAGCGCAGATGCTTTGCAGCTGTGCAGAATTGCTAATGAGAGGATCGTTGGCGCAAACGGCCACGTCTGCTTGATTCATGTTAGGGTCGCGTTGGCAAGTGCGGTGTAACAAAAGACAAGTATCCGCGTTATCGCCACCGCTGGAACCGCGCACGTAATAACTGCCTCCCGTGTTATTAAGCGCGCGTATAATGTCTTGTACAAGTGTAGCAGCGCTAAACGTCAAGTATGCTCCGCCGGCTAGCAACACAGCTACGCCAGCCGTTTTAGCTCCTTGCAAATAGGTATTAAGACGCGGGTTTTGCTGTAACGCGCGATCGACACCGTCGGTGGAGCGCACGTTTGTTTCGGGAAAGTTTTGTTTGACTGCGTCGCCGCGTGTTTTTTTAACGTGAAAACTAGCATCGGGGACATTGTCAGCGCGTCGCAGCTGTGTTAATGAATTAATTTGGGGGTCGCTAATGCCCTGGAACACGTTGCGTATTCGCGGCACATCGTTACTGCGCGTAATGCGATTGATATCTCCTGCGCTAACAAACTGGTTGTTTGACAAATTATATCCCGGTTCGTAACGGCCGTTGCCTAAGTTTCGCGTGCTGGGCACGTTGAGCACGTTAGTAAATCCAGCGGGCGTTGTTGTTAACAATCGCGCGTTATCGGTCGCAAATGTGGCCGGATTGGGATACACTTTGTTAACCCTTCGTAGGTTTGAAAAAAATGTGGTCATGTTTGCGGCTTATCATTAGCAGCACAAAATTATATAAAAATTAAACTTGTTTTACAAATACACTTGAATTCGAAAAGCGAGTTCAATGCTCGAATGAGTCATTTGCTTTGAACTTGTTTTACAAGTACACTTGTATTTGAAAAGCGAGGTCAACGCTCAATTTGCTTTAAACTTGTTTTACAAATACGAATGTACATGAAAAATCATTGGTTTTAATAAAGTACACTAAAGAGTAAATCATTTGATGTTGCTTTACAAATACATCCTAACTCAAAAAACGAGTTGCTCGGGTGAGTCATTTGCTTTAAACTTGTTTTACAAATACGAATGTACATGAAAAGCAAGTTGACGTTAGGTTTAAACGGGAATAAATATAATGGGACATAAAATTAATATTCAAATAAATTATTTGCTGTGAACTTGTTTTACATATTTACTTGCACTCGAAAAACAAGGTCAATGCTTGGGTGATTTATTTAAATATTTTTATTTGAAATTGATGTTTGAATGAGTCATTTGTTCTAAACTTGCTTTTCGAATATACTTGTACTCGAAAAGCAAGTTTAATGTTTGAATGTGTCATTTGCTTTACAACTACACCTAAACTTAAAAAACAAGTCAATGTTAGGGCGAATAATACAATCAAATTATTTTATTAATTTATTTATTAATTAGTATTACTAGTAAAAGCGGTACATTTTTCCATAAAATAAGAATGGCTTTGCGCAAATTTTTCCATTTTTAATTTGGTGTCGGCAACTTGTTCGTCCAGCTGGGTTTGCAGATCGTTTGTTTGCTTACGCCAATTTTCACTTGTTATACATTCTTGCTTCAGTTCAAAACTTTTTATTTCTAAATGTTGTTTGAGCAATTGGTTATCGCTCTTCACCATATTAATCTCGTGCTGCGCGCGCGTTGTGGAAGCGCGCAATTTTGCCAACTCGGCTTCTAATTTGAGCACTTTTAATTCAGCTTGAAGATTTTGAATATTTATAGTGCTAGCATCCATGTTATTTTCGCGTAACTGGTCCCAATGCGTTTTGATAGCTTGAGTGTCGCGCACTGTCTCGACTGCTTTAAGATGTACGAAACCTCGGTGATTATATACGCGACACACAGGTGTTGTTCTATTACAAATGCTACATTTGTACATTGACTTATCAAAAATAATGTTCGTGTAGCATTTAAAACACACTGCGTGATTGCATTCACTTGAAGTTACAAAACTTGAATTGCGATTTTCAGTGTCCCCAAAGGTCCACGAACATATATGGCAAAAAACTGCCATGTCAACTTCCACTGCCGGCGCTTCTTGCGGCTCATCTTCAAACTCATCCAACACAACAAAATCAGGAGAATGCACGGGTGAATAATTTATGGTGTTGTCGTTGTTGTCGGTAATGATTAAATCTTGAGTGGACGACCTGCGGGGTGCCGGCATAGGGTAAACGGGCGCTGGTTCGGCTGGTGAATATCCAGGGCTGCGGCGCTGCACCGGCGTCGTGTTGTCAGGTGACGACGAGAAGCTTAGGCGTCGACCGCGAATATTGCTGGTGTGACGGCGACGGCGCACAGGGGTATTAACGTTCATTTGGCGGCTCATGGTACTGCTTGCTCACGGTATTGCTTGCTCACAAGGCTGTGATCAACTGTGTTTTCCAGATCATCGCAGGCTGTATATATAGGCTTGATAAGGCAAAGAGTAGGGCGTTACAAATTGATTAAATGATTACGTCACAAACACACTCACACGTAAATATGTAATTTTTTGCACTACAAAAAAATTCAATGTGTAGTAGTGTATTAGGAGCGTATAGAACAGTGTAGACTATTCAAGTTAAATAGTCTACGATTCGTAGTTTTTGTACTGTGTATAGGGTCTCAGAAAAAAATGAACTTTTTTGCAGTGCAAAAAGGTTCAGTATTGCTTTACAGTAACTAATCATATCTATACTTTATCATCTTTATATTACGTCACATGTATTCCTATCTATCCCCTCCATTACCTATGTGTTGCCTATCAAACAGTATAAATATCAGTGTTTACAAACTTGTAAGCACAGTTGGCTTCAGTAGCTTCAGTGAACAGTAACTATTTGCTTGTAACCAGTGAATATCAAGTGTTTATAATGTCTTCAGACAATGTTGTGTTGGCACATTTAATGAGTTTGTTTGAAACAACACCTGCCGAACAGATTTCTACCCAATCAGCAGCGTCCGAACTATCATCTGATACATCGGACACTGAGTCACAAGAAATTTTACCCAGATATAGGCGAGGCGCAGACGCACGTCAAGCGAGAAATGGAAGACGAGCGAGAAATGGAAGGTTAGTTACATCTATTTTTGATATCGTGTATATTAATGTAATGTAGCCGCTTCGGTATAAATATTTGCAATCACGATCTCGAAAGCACAGTTTGTTTATAGCCAGCCTGTTTACCAAACATTATCTTTCAGATACAATCCGTACCAACGCCGCACGCAGCAAGAAATGCTGGCTGCTTTCAACGAGCTGCCAGTGGCGCCGTTGGCGGCCACTTGCGCTGTGTGCATGGAAACGTACACAATGCAAACTGATAATTTTACCGAGTTTATGATGCCCACCAACTGCACACATCTGTTTTGCTACAAATGTGTCATAAACATGTACGCTTCAGCGATGAATATACCGCGCGCCTCCATCGACTGTCCCGTTTGTAAAACCACCGTGACCACGTGGCAGTCATTTTTTCCAAACACCGTGGTGAGTTGCAAATTTACCAAACGGACGACGTACCGCGTACCTCCCGCGCAGCAATTCACTGACGCTTTGAAGATTATGCGCGAGCGTTACGCAGCTACGGCCGATGACATCGAGACCGCTAACCCTGAGGTAGCCGCTTTAAAGGAGCAGGTAAAGAATGCAAGAAACGAGAATAAGCATTTGCAGGAACAAGTAAAAAGGGCACGGTCCAACATTGACATTGCAAATAACACGTCGCGTTATACAATGAATGATTTGAAGGCGAAATTAGATCGCCAAAGAGACCAACATAATTATGAGTTGAATTGCATGCAAAGGGAGTTAGACAGCGTTAAAAATGAAAAACGCGAACTTGAACAAACTGTGCAGCGTATCCAAGCTGAGATGGCGGCTCAACCCCCAGTAGCTCAACCCTCAGTAACATCGGGATCCGCGGTGATGGTTGGCGTTGATTTCAACGAAAACGCTCGCCAGAACACAAACCCGCACGAGCGTTTCCGCTCGCTTGTGTACTCCACCGTGTCCGAATTGTTGCTTGAAAGTCGCATTCAGAGTCTTCAAAATTATGTATTTGGCTCGTCTTGTGTCCCCTGCGAGGTGAACATCGAAGTGAACATGCCTTTTGATGGGTAATTGAGTTTTATTGTATAAAGTTGTGTATTAAATATAAACTTATGTATCAAAAATAAATAACGGTTAAAGGTTTATATAATAATCAATAAATTGTATACAAAATATAAAACAATTTATAATAAATGTTTTAAAGGTGTAAGGTTTAATAAATTTTTTAAGGTGGAGGGTTTGCTTTTAAAGGTTTTTGATTGTATATAATAAGTATGAGTGTTGATAATAAACAGGTTGTTTTAACTGACCACAAAGAGTTTTTTATTGTACACCCTTTATCCGATAATGAATCACAACAAATTCCCGATGATGATCTTGAAAAATGTTTGAGTGTGAAGCCTCATATAAAATTTGTACTCAACTTCCCGACCATTGAAATTAATGACGCACCCGAAACGACCCAAACTGCTTGTACAGTACAAATATAAACAGGTAAATTTAACAATTTTTATTTATTAAAAAACGATGTTTTATAATATGATTAAAAGAAGTAAATCTAAAATCTATATTAAATCTAGTTAAACAAAATACAAAATCGCGCGCGTCCATATTGCGTACATCCTTCAACATGTTAATGTCATTGTATTGTTGGCGTCTTTTCATACTAGACAAATTAAGTTCTTCATCAACACTTTCTTCAAATGGATGTTTGCCGCCAGTCAGCAACTTGTACGTCAACACACCCACAGCGTACCAGTCAAAAGAGCGCGCGTAATTTTGCCGCCGAATTTTTTCCGGACTAAAATACTCCAACGTGCCATCGTGCACGCCAGGCAAATGTTCGCGTTTGCACAAACCGTAATCGCACAAATAAACGCGGTCCCGCGCTTTAAAGTATAAGACGTTCTCCAGCTTGATATCGTTGTGTATGTAACCGGTCGCGTTGTGTAGATCATTAAGCGCGTTGCACATTTGACGTACTAAATTTGCCACTAACACGCTACTAAGTGCGCCATCCATTTGTATTGTTTCAAACAAATCAAGGCATTGTACGTAATCCATCACAATAACGTGCGCGTTTAAAGAGCTGTAACTAAAATACATGTTAATAAAATTGGGGTGATCTTGCATCAAATCGTGCACGTTAACTTCATCGGCGCTAAAATTGTGCGCCTCTATAGTTTTGCGCAAGTAACGCTTGCTTGTCGGTCGATGGTACAACACGTCGATTTTGCCAAATCGTCCATTGATTAACTTTGGCGCGACGACGGTGCACTCGTCGGTAAACTTGACTAGCGATTTTAAAGTTGCGTCCATTATTATGGACCGTCAATATCAATCGGTAAAGTCTTATTTAATTAAAAATGCAAACAACGCGTTCGACGCCAATGCTTTTTTAACACTAATTGCTGGACCCGAAGCGCATAACGTGAAACAAAACTTGATCGGTGGCACGGTGCGATTAAACAGAACGGCGGTTTTGGACTTGCTCAAATTAGCTGAAAATATTTACAATGACACAGCGTATATGCATGTTGATACTGTAGATAATTTGCGACATTACACAACGCTTATGCGCATGCGCCAAATGTTGATAAGCGTTACAGATCAACACGTTAGACTTACGTTAGCTAACATTGTGAGTCGCGTTGAGCATTTGTTGCGTTATGAAATTGTAAACGACGTGGAAATAACAACTTTGAGTGGCGATTTTTACGAAGAATATTCAAAATATGCTGCTAGACAGTACGCATTATCGATACAAATGCCTCCGCCACCGCCTGTAATAACACCGCTGCCGCCACCGCCATTGACGCCGCATCAGGTGCCTCCGCCTCCGCCACCGCCATTGACGCCGCTTCAAGGGTTGCTACCAGTACGTGATGTTGAAGCCACACCGTCGCCGCCAAGTACGTTGTCGAAATCTACAACTTTAGACGAATTTGAATATTTTAGTAATGCTAGTATGATACAATTGCCTGTAACGCCGATCAAACCTTTAATACCTGTAAAACCGGAACATTTGAAATTTAAACCAAAAACTATAATTTCAGAATTGCCGGACATGCCTGCAACAAACAATTTGGATGATCAAAAGTTACCAGCACCACCCCCGCCACCGCCAATACCACCATCACCACCTTTGTTACCAAGCAACGATTTACCACCACCACCGCCCCCACCTTTGTTACCAAGCGGTAACGTTCCGCCACCTCCACCAATTGAAGGCATGCTTGATGATATGCTAATAAACGCGATAATTGCAGGAAATAACAAAAGTGAAAAAGTTAATACGGATGCGCGTGGTGATATGTTAAATTTGATAAAAAAAGGCGTTACATTAAAACCAAGCAAAACAAACAAAAGTGACAAAAAAGTTGACGATCGTGCCGATTTATTG